ATAGCGGGAAAACTTCAGAATATTTAGTAAATGAGATTGTTGATTTAGATAGCGCTTTAAATCAAGCAGCTAACGATAACGAAGAATCTCAGAATTCTGATAGCGACGAGGACGGAGAAGAAGAAATGAAGGAATCAATGAAGATCAATACTCTTAATAAGAGTAAATTAAGTATAGAGGAGCAAAAGAAAATTTTAAAGACCCTTGCAACTAATCATTCTTTCGCTAGTGCACCGAAAGGAGAGCACGGAGAAATAGATATGGGCTTAGACGGATTTCATGGTTATAATTTAACAATGAACGAAGCTGTTAAGAAAATACAATCTCAATATAAGAATGGACAATTAGTTAAAGCCCCAGGAGATGATAAAATGGCTAAAGGTAAAGATGCAAACAAGAAGAATCTAGCAACTGCACCAGGAAGCTCTAAAATGGTTAAAGGAAAAGAGCAAGGAAAAAACCTTTTAAGAGATGCTCCAGGTAAAGAAGGTGATGTAGATTTTGATGGTGAAGATGCTGCAGGAAATAAATACGAAATTGGCTATAATATAGCAGAGGGTAAAACCACAGGTACTAATTATGCTAAAACACCAAATGGAGGTTCTAAAGTTAATCAAACTAGCGGAACTACTAAAAATAAAACATTAGCTCACTCTCCAGAAAACGGAAAGCAAGCTTCACAAACAAAGGGAACAACAGCTAATAATTTATCGCACGCACCTAAGAGCGGGAAGCACGCGGGAGAAACAAACAGACCTACTTTGATGAATTCTTTAATTTCTGCTCCGGATCACGGAAAGAAAGCAAAAGAAACAAATAGCGTAGTTTCTGGAATTGCTAAGAGACAAGGTTTAGTTTCTGCCCCAGGTAAAGATGGAAATGTAGATTTTAAAGCTTCTAAAGATCTTGGATACAACCTAGCAGAATCTGAGGATTTAAAAAAAAAGTAACTGCAACTAGACATTTCTACTTTGCACCCAAAGCGGAAGATCAGAATAAACCAGGTAAAAAATTCGTAGATCCAACAGCAGGTAAATTAAGTAAAGCCCCTACAGGAAAGGATAAATTACCAGGAAGCGAAGATGATTCTGAACCAGAAGAATCAAAATAAACATACTAAATAATAGATAAGAGAATGCAAGATTCGTTTTTGCATTCTCTTTTTTATTGAAATATTAATCCGATTTTATACTAGAATATAATAGTATTAATTAAACAAACCCCTCTCCTAATGGCCAAAGATTATGTAAAAAACAGTGACTTAATGATAGCAGTTGTCGAGTCAAAAAAGAACGGAAGATTAACCCCGGATACAATAGATATGTTTACCCTTATGATACACGGTATATCTAAAAAAATGGCATATAAAGATGTAGAGGATAAAGAAGATTGTATGGCTTTTGCCATGGAGGATCTTTGTAAATATTGGGATAGATTTGATCCAAGTAAATCAAATAACCCCTTTGCATACTTCACACAAATAGCTAAGAACGGCTTTGCTAAAGGCTGGAAAAAGCTTCACCCACCTAAAAGCCCAAAGACTATACCTTTTAGCCATATCACTGGTGATGATAACACTTATAATATCTAATAAATTATGACTGATATTAAAAAGGTAAAACCTAACGGCGAATATAAATCTGGATTATATGCTCCTATGAACCCAGATAAGTATATTGGCGATATCCATAATATAATCTACAGATCTTCATGGGAATATAGGTTCTGTACCTATTGTGACACTAATGAATCTATATTAAAGTGGTCATCTGAGCCAATGGCAATAGATTATTACAACCCGCTAGATAAGAAGGATCACAAATATAATGTTGATTTCTACATAAAGGTTTTAAGTGAGGATGGGGAAGAGAAAGAGTGGATAATAGAGATAAAACCAGAAAGACAAACACAGAAGCCCATATACGAAGGAAATATGACCCTAACTAAGTTAAAATCGTATAACAGAAATATGCAAATTTGGATAACAAATCAGGCTAAATTCAAAGCTGCAAAAGAGTGGGCAGAAAGGAGAGGCTTTAAATTTGGAGTTATCGATGAGAATTTTTTATTTAAAAGCAGATGAAAAAATATTCAGAGTCAGTTTTAGAGTATAAAAATAGTTTTAAAAACACTCAAGATCTAGTTTCTAATACTGATAAACTATTCGAGGATAAGTATTTCGGAGATGAGAAAGCTAACAAAAAGTTTTTCCCGCCCTTTATCCCTGGTCAGATCTATTCATTTTATTACGCTACCGATTCAAAGGTAAATGAAAAAAGAAAATTCATCAATAGAAATCCTATAGTTCTTTGCTTAGATTCATATAAAAGTAAAAAAGACGGAATCATTTTAAAAGGTATTGATCTCATAACAGTTCCGCCTTTACGTAAAATAGAGATCATTTCAAAGGTTTTTGATAACTTCAATAATATTATAACCAAAAACTATGATGCGTACTCTAAAGGTGGAAATATAGAACCACTTCCTTTAAATACAAGCTTCCTAGAAAGATTTATGGCAGGAACAGGGTATAATGGATCAGTTTTTGGATTTAAAGCTAATTTTATACAAAAAATTAAAATTGTTGATTTAGAAGACTGGTTTAAGCTTCCCTACCTTAGATTCTCTATGATAGAGGGCTTGCAAACGCAGGGGATATATAAAGAGTATGAATCGAAATTAATTTAAGATTAAGGACTAAAATAATTTAACAATTATAGATGGCTGGTTTTACAGACAATAGCGGACCTTCACAATCCCCGGTTATTCAAAGAATAAGGGATTCCCTAAAAAAGCTTAGCACCTTTGGGATGAAGTATGATGACATGGTTATCAGAAACTCTCAGGCGGTGGGTGCAACGGAGGCTTCTTTCCTTAATAAGAATAAGTCAAACGTTGAAGACGAAGGTATGTTATGGACCTTAGCTAAACAGGATATTTCAACAAAACAGTTTGTATCTTACTTTGATAAGGATTATAAAGGAAAAAGAGACTATCTTAGAAAATTCTCGCTTAATCCTGAGGTTGAATGGGTTTTAGATATTCTTTGTGACGAGTCAGTAACATATGATCCTTTTAATTATTTCGCATATCCTGATTTAATAGATTTGACAGATATTAATGAAAAATTAAAAGAGGATCTTTATGATTCATATAAAAGAATATATGAGATCTGGGGATTTAATGACGATATAACTGCATGGCAATATTTTAGACAATTCTTAATTGATGGATTTCTTGCTTTTGAGATAATTTACGATAACCAGGGTAAAGAGATTATAGGTTTTAAAGAGATCGATCCAATAACAATAGTTCCTAGTGTAGAGAAACAGCCTGATGGAACTTTTCTGAGCACATGGACACAATTTCCACAAGACCCTAGAAAAAGAAGAGTTCTTTATGATCCTCAGATTATTTACATATCCTATGCAAAGGGTAATTCGATCTCAAGAATAAGCTATATTGAAAGACTAATAAGACCGTATAATATTCTTAGAATTATAGAACACACTAGGGTTATTTGGTCTGTTATGAATTCTTCGTATAAGCTTAAAATGACAGTTCCTATAGGGACTAGATCTCAACAAAAAGGAATGCAGACATTAGGTGAGCTTATGAGTATTTATAAGGAAGATGTTCAATTCAACGATGATACAGGGGAGCTCTTAATGGATGGAAGACCGAGAATACAATTCTATAAGAATTATTTAATGCCCCAGAGCAGCACTGGAACACCAACCATTGAACCTATTACTATTGATGGACCAAATTTAAATGACACAACGCCTTTAAATTATTTCTATGATAAATTTTCTCAGGAGTCTAAAATACCAGCTTCTAGATTTCACGGTCCAGACGGTGGAAATACTTCTACATACGTCAATGCAGCGGAAGGCTTAGACAAGGAGGAAATAAGATTTTCCAAATTTATATCAAGGTTAAGATCAACTTTTCAGGAGGTTCTCATTAAGCCTCTTTGGATCCAGATGGTTAAGAAACATCCAAAGCTGGCTGACGATTTTGCATTTAAGAGTCAGCTAGGTCTTGAGTATTTTTCGGATAGCCCATTTAGAGTGAATCAAGAAATTGAAATGCTAGGGAAAAGAAAAGAATCAATTACCGCTATGTCTGCACTAATGGAAGATGCAGAAAAGCCTTATTTTTCTGTTTCTTTCCTTGTTGAAAATTTTCTAGGAATGTCACAGCAAGATATAGCAGCTAATAAAGAAGCGGTGGAAAGAAAAAAGAAAGAGAAAGAAGAAGAGGCAAAGAAAAAGAAAAAAGAGGAAGATAAAAAAGCAAAAAAAGAAGGAAAAGAAGGTGGGGAAGGTGAAGAGGGGGAAGCAGAAGCTGGAGCAGAAGCGGAAGAAGGTGGAGAAGCGGAAGCAGGAGCAGAGGACACCTCAGTAATATAAAAATAAAAAATGGCAGGATTTTTAGACGGATTTAAACCGAGTCAATCGGCTCTAGGAAACATTATTCGAAATCTCGGAAAGATCTCAAAGCTGGGAATGGAGTATGATGATATGGTGGTGAGAAATTCACAAGCCGTTGGTAAAACCGAATCTGCCTTCTTTAATCAATCTGGAACTGGATTTACTGAGAATGATGCTTTTTATTGGACTTTATCCTATCAAGATACTAGGGTTAGAAAATATATTGCTTATTATGATAAGGACTATCTTGAGAAAAGAAATTTTCTAAGAAAGTTTTCTTTGAATGGAGAAATTGAATTTATTCTTGACACGGTAACTGATGAGTGTATAAGTTATACCGAGCGTAATTTCTTTGCCTCGCCGTCTTTTGCAAATCTCGATGGTCTAAAAGATAAGATGAGAGATGAGATTACAAATAATTATAATAGACTTTATAACGTTTTTGGATTCCAAAACACTATACTTGCTTGGCAATTTTTCAAGCAGTTTCTAGTGGATGGATTTCTTGCTTTTGAGATAATTTACGATAACCAGGGTAAGGAGATTATAGGGTTTAAAGAATTAGATCCAACATCACTCCAACCTGCTGTGGAGAAGATAAGTGAAAGTGAATATAAACAGTTTTGGATTCAATATCCAAAAAACCCACAGATGACTAGGAAACTTACAAATGAGCAGATTATTTACATCTCTTATGCTAAGGGTAATTCGATTTCTAGAATAAGCTATCTTGAAAGATTAGTGAGATCCTATAATATTCTAAGAATAATGGAAAACTCTAGAGTTATCTGGAATGTTATGAACGCCTCATTTAGACTTAAATTCATTATACCTACCGGAAGTCAATCTCCACAGAAGGCAATGCAAACCCTTGGTCAATTAATGAATAACTATAAGGAGGATATTTCAATTAATGAGAATTCTGGAGAAATGACAGTTAACGGAAAACCTAAAATCCAATTTTACAAAAACTATCTTTTTCCTGAACAGAATGGTCAATCTCCAACTATCGAATCTTTAAATGCATCGGGTCCTGATTTTAACGTTATGGAAAACGTTCTCTATTTCTTTAACAAACTCAAGATGGATTCTAAGATTCCTTATGCTAGATTTGCTTCTAGAGGTGCAACCCCTGTTAACTATTCTGTAAGTATAGATGGGCTAGAAAGAGATGAAATTAGATTTGAAAAATTCTTAACTAGATTAAGATCAATTTTTCAGGAGATATTAGTTAAGCCGTTGTATATACAAATGTGTTTAAAGTATCCTGAACTTGCTAAAGATAAAAGTTTTAAAACAAATTTAGGATTGAAATATCATAGGGATAATCCTTTTAACGAGCAGGTTCAGATGGCTACATACCAGAAAAGAACTGAATTTATTACTGGGTTAGGAGAGCTTAAAACTAAAATGGGTGAGGCAGAGGTTCCTTATTTCGATAATGGATTTTTGATCGAAAGATTCTTAGGTCTTAACCCTGATCTTATTAGACTTAATGAAAAATATAAAAAGAAAGACGAGAAAGAAGCTGAGAAGATTGCTAAACAAGCTGAAGCTGCAGGGGAAGGCGCAGAAGGCGGAGATGATCTAGCCTCTATGGATGCGGGTGCAATATAATTTTTGATTTTATTTTTTAACTCCGGATTTCTTTCCTATATTTGCTAAAATTAATATAGATGATAAAAGAAATTCAAACACTAAAATCACTTGAGTCCTTAACTGGGGAAGGGTCTCAAAAGTCAAAACAAAACCTCATAAAGGATTCATTAAGTCCAGAAATGGAATATATCCTAGATATTTGTTTTAATCCATTCGTTACTACAAAACTTCACAAACTTAATTTTAAGGAATCACCAAATTCAAAAAATCCTAATCTCTGGGAAGATTTTAAGTCTTTAGTAGAAGATTTAAAAAAAGCACCAGCAGCTAATGATTCTTTAAGAAATAGAGCTCAGCAAATAATTTCATGTAGACTTTCTGATGATGATAAAGAGGATATCGAACTTAGAAAATATCTGATGAAAGTTTTAACTAAGAGAATGAATATTGGGATTGGTGCTAAGCTTATTAATAAAGCGGTAGGAAAGGAATTAATTCCAGATCCATCACTTATGCTTGCTACTGATGACCACTCAACTATAGAAAAATGGGGGAAGATATACTGCGAAGAAAAGTATGATGGCGTAAGAGTGATAGCTTTGTATAAAAATGGTGAAATTTCTTATTTCACTAGAGCATTTAACGAATTAGATTCGTCTTGCTTTCCTACAATAACCGAAGATCTAAAAAAGAGTATACAAAGTAGCGATCTAAAGGGCGATTGGTTTTTTGATGGTGAATTAACAGATCTTAATAGAAAATCTGTCAGTGGTAAAGTTACACAAATACTTAAGGGAACAGTAGACTCTAAAATTGAAGGTGGAATGCTTTTCAATGTTTTTGATTTTGAAGAAGCTATAACGCTAGAAAATGGACACGGTGTTTTAGATTATATTACACGTAGACACACTTTAGAAAATGTTATTAAACATCTTCCAGAAGCTTCCAAGGTTAAGCTTGCCCAACTATGGGAACTTAATGACGCTTCGGAGGTTACTTCAATTTATAAAGAGATAGTCAAATTAGGAGGGGAAGGAGTAATATGTAAAGACAATGGGGTTTATGAATGTAAGAGATCTAAGTCATGGGTTAAATTTAAAGAGGTTAGCGACTGCGATCTTGAGATTACTGGATGGTACCCTGGAGAGGGAAAGAGAGAGGGTTATATTGGTGGATTTATTTGTACAGATTCCACCAAAACATTAAACGTTAAAATAGGTTCAGGGTTTACTGATTCTGATCTTAAATCACTTAGTTCTGATCCCGACTCATTAATAGGTAAGATTGCAGCTGTTCAATACAATGTAGCAATAACTGATAAACACGGCAACAGATCGTTATTTTTACCTAGATTTATAGAGATAAGAAACGATAAGGATTCTGCAGATGATCTTTCTAAAATTTTCTAGAAACAACCTTTAAAATACAAACTAAGAAAAACATGATACAAGAATTACTGACTGAAAAATTAAGACCTAAGGAGTTAAGGCATATGATACTTCCTTCTAGGATTTCTAAACTTTTTGAGAGTGGACTAAATCACAATGTTCTTTTAAGCGGATCTCCTGGATGTGGGAAGACAACTTTGGCTAAGATCCTAGCTTCTCCATATCCTCACCTTTTTATAAATGTTTCTGACGAAAGCTCGGTTGAAACTATTAGAGTAAAGATTAATGACTTTTGTTCTACTGTTTCTGTTCTGGATGGCAAGTCCTCTAAGAAGGTTGTGATTTTAGACGAGTTTGACGGGGCTTCGGATCAATTCTATAAAGCACTAAGGGGTACAATAGAAAAGTTCGCTAGCAACGCTAGATTCATCGCTACGTGCAATTACATTAACAAGGTTCCTGATGCAATACAAAGCAGATTTGAAGTTGTTGATTTTAATCCGGTTTCGCCAGAGGAGGACGAAGCTTTAAAGGATGAATGGAACAGAAGAGTAAGGATGATTCTTGGTAAATTGAATATTGAGATTGATGATTTATCTTTAAATGAGTTTCAGAAATCATATTATCCTGATTTTAGATCAAGTTTAAATAAGATACAAACGTGGATGATAGAGGGTGTAAAAACCATAGACATCCACAAAATAAAAGAGCTTGGCTGGACCTATGAATCACTTTATAATTTAATAGTTTCCTCTAAGGACCCAATTAAAAATTATCAGGAAATAGCTGGTGAATATCAGGGTAAAGTTGATGAGGTTATGTCAGCCCTAGGAGATGAGTTTATTAATTGGATTATAAACAATAAGCCAGATTTAAAAAAGATAATTCCTGGAGTTATTGTTTTAGTTGCGGAACACCAGGCTCAAAGAACATTAGTAATTGATCCTATTGTATCTTTACTTTCTTTAATTTTCCAAATCCAAAAAATGATAGATTAGAGATGGCAATAAAAAATAGCAAAATTATATTAGTCGGAAGAGGTGGATCGGGTAAAGATTACATGAGAAAAAAATTTGAATCCAAGGGATTTAAATATTGTGTTTCTTATACCAGTAGACCAAAAAGATTAGGGGAGAAGCAAGGTGTTGATTATTATTTTGTTGATGATGATTTTTTTCAAAATAATGTCCATAAGTTTTACGAGATCCATGATTTTAATGGATGGAAATACGGTAGAACTATAGATGATTTTGAAAAATCAAGTCTTTTAATAATGACCCCCAGTGGAATTAAAAACATAAAGCCAGAGCACCGTAAAAGGTGCTTGATTATTTATATAGATCCAGACAGGGAAATTTTAAAATACCGTCTGGAATCAAGGAATGATGTAGATTCTGCAGAGAGAAGATTATTAGCGGACGATGAGGATTTTTCAGGATTTATGGACTATGACGTTAGAATAAAAAACGAAGACTTTTAAATTTAAATTATGGTTAATATACTAATAGACGGAAATTACATAATGCACAAAACTTTTGGTATTTTTGCTGGATATGGAAAGGATATAGATCCAGGAAAAATATTAGCTGATAAAAAAGATCAATCTGCTTTTGTTAGAAAAATTGCTACGGATCTTTGCTCGTCGCTAAGAATGCTCCCGAGCGGGGGTAGACTTATTTTTACTAGCGATAGTAGAAGTTGGAGGAAGGAGGTTGAAATAGAAAATGGAGGTTATAAATCAGGAAGGGTAAAAGATGAAAATGTTGATTGGAGTATTTTCTTCGAGCTTCTTAATTCTTTTGGACATCATCTTGAGAAGATGGGATTTATATTTTCAAAGGTGGAAGGAGCGGAAGGTGATGACCTTCTTTTATTTTGGTCTAGAAAATTTAACCAGGAAGGCGAAAATTGTATTATCGTAACAGGAGATAGAGATCTGCATCAGCTAGCAAGATCAGAAGATGGTGTTTGGACAGCAGTCTGGAATAATAATTCAAAAAATAATTTATTTACTGTTCCTTTAGGGTGGAATGTTAACCTATCCCAAAAATCTCAAGAGATAAGTGTATTTAATATGGAGTTAACAATATCTCCAGAGAAGGATAAATTGGAAGAGTTTATTAAAAAAGTTAACGTTTCGGAAATAGACAGTAAACCCTTTCTATTTAAAAAAATATTAACAGGCGATAGTGGAGATAGTGTTCCAAGTGTTTGGGAATTTATTTCTAACGGTAAAGTTAATAGATTCACCGAAAAAAAATCAGATGACGTTTATTCTCTCTTTTTAAATAGCGAGTGGAAAGATTTAAGTGTTTCTGATCTTCTTGTTAATGATGATTTTTTATCATGGATAAGTAGCTTGATTCTGAAAATATCTAAGGGCATTGATAGCACTGAGAATAGGGTAAAGGTTAGGAGTAATTTTTTAAGAAATTATAAATTAATGTGGCTAGATCCTGAGGTTATACCTGATTCAGTTAATAAAGCTTGCTATAGTGAAATAGAAAGAGGAATTTCTTTAGGAAAGAGAAGTGTTACCTTAGATAGAATAAAAATACTAGAAGGGACTGAATGGGTTACCCCTGGATACCAACCTAAAGGTTTTGATCCATTTGAAAATTTTTTAAAATAAAAGAGCATGCAACTTTTTGATATTGTAAAATTGCTATTTTCTAGCAACAAGAAAGACTGGGATTCTATAGGTAAAAATGATAAGACTAGAAACTTTTTCATGATCAATAGGATTATGTCAATTCAGTTCCCTGTTCAATCTAATCAGTTTAATAAGTTAAAGGTAACACCTGGTCCTGTTGTAAATTGGTGGCATGACACATTATCTCACAGATTTAAAAAACCACCATCAGAGTGGATATATGCAAAGACCAAAAAGAAAGAATCTGAAAAATCTGAGGCTTTTAAGGATCTAAACGAAATAGAGGATTTTATAAGAAACAAATATAATGTTTCTAAAAAAGACCTGGCTGATTTGAAAATATTTTATCCCGATAGGTATTTTACCTGGGTGAAGGACATTTCAGAGCAGATAGGTCTACAAAAATAAGATATATACTATATGGAAAAGAGAAGCTCAAAAATGATAGACAAGGTTATCTCTAGTTTAGACTGGGATTCCATATTAGAAGTTAGTAAATGCTTTAAGATGGGGGTTGGTGAAGGCACCACTGCTATCCCGGGGGTTAAAAGAAAGATATTTGGAGACGGTTTAAACAAATCTGATTTAAAAGCAGAACTTAAATCCCTATTAAAACATGTTATTCAGAATGGATTACCAGAGCTTTATTACGGAGCTTGGATGATATACTGGGTTGATTCACAATGGGTTAATCAAAAATATGGAGATATTGAAATAGAAATGGATGAGGATGGGGGAGAAATCAAGATAGAATTGGACGTAGCATCAACTCTAGAAGTTGTATATTCGCCACAAAGGGTTTGTGTTATTTCTGATGAAACGAAGGAGGAGGTCATTAATGAGGATTCTGATATGAAAAGATTGGAGTCTATGCTTAAGAAAGCATTAGATTCGGAGAAGTATGAATTGGCAACTATGATAAGAGATGTTATAAAGTTACAAAAAGAGGAGCCCACCGAAGATAAATAGATCGATGAAACATATTAAAACAATTAACGAGTATTTTGACGCGGGTGTTTTTGGAGACACTTATGGATACGGTGGTGCTAATGGCATACTTAAAATAAACTATAAGCCCTTCAGCGATCTCTCTGTTTCTGTTGGGCAAGATCCAGATATAGAAACAACAGTTAAAGGAGCAGAATTTCAAATAGGTGATGTTGTTATTGCACAGCCATTAGAATCTAAAAAGAAAGTGATTGGTGTTATAGTTAGATCCTTTAGAAATACTGACGGTAAAGAATACAGATATTTCGTACAGGTTTACAATAAGGGAAAGAAAACCGAGAGAGTTATAGAGGTCAAATCTGATGCAATTCAATTTGCAGAGGGTGGTGATCACGGTAATATTGAGAGTAAATCTAAGGTTAAGTTTAACCAAATCCCAGATAAAGCTTACAATTCTAAAACTGTTTACAACGCATCAGAACTTGGCTTAGAGACTACCGGGGGATAATTGGAACTAATTATATCCTTTTTGCTAAGAATTAAAAAGGATAATGTTATTTGGTAAAACATCACCGGAGATTTCATATCTAGGATTGCCAAGTGAATTTGGCAATAAGAAGATTAATATAGAATCTTATTCAGATTTAATCACAACGATAATAAGTGTTTGTAGCTACAATCTTTCTTTAGATATTAAGGTTATTTGCCTTGATGTATCAGAATTCACATTTCTCCCTAATTTTTTTAATGATGCGATAGAGGAGGAGTCTCCAATAATATCTAAAATTATAGACGAGGCTAATAGAATAATCTCAAAAAATAATTTAAGAATTTGCTTCTATGTGGGCAAGGATTATTTTTTAGGAAGCCAACTTGATGAAGCTTATCGGAATTCAATTAAGATGGTAAATTCCATTTCAAACGTACTTGATATTATTGGGGTAAATTACCCATCAATAATGTTGAGGATTGGGTCAGCATACGGGAATAGAAAAAATACAATGGATGAATTCTGTAAAAGAATATCCCTTTTAGATAAAGATGTAGTTTCTAAAATATCCGTTATGAATGACGATAAACCCAGTTTATTTTCCACGACTGATCTTTTATCGGGGGTTTATTATAAATGTGGCGTCCCTATATGTTTTAGAATTCTCCCTCATCAGTTTAACGACGGCGGACTGTCAATAAGAGAGGCTCTTTTTCTTTCTTGCTCTACGTGGAATCTTGAAAGGAAGCCATTAATCTTTTATTCTGAATCTTCTGAAACGGATAAATCTGGATTATCCCTAACAAGTAAACCTTCTGATCTTTTATCAAAGAGAATCCCAACCTTTGGTCTTGATATTGATATTGTGATAGTCTCAGACATAAAGGAAGATGTTTGTCTTAAGTATAGAATGGATTATAAATCATTGCCACCTGTAGTTATTAATAAAATAAATCAAAAATAATTTTTAATTTAAACCCCAAATTTATGTTCAGCCAGGATTTCATTGAAAAGTTACTTTATATTGATGTTGAAACTGTTCCTTCTTATGGATCTCTAGAAGAACTTGAGAGAGAAAACGAAAGACTGTATAAGCTATGGTTAAAAAGGGATTCTTATTACAGGAGCGCACATGATGAATTAAAAAATTCAACACTAGAAGAAGTTTACAATAATAAAGCTGGATTAGAACCAGAATTTTCAAAAATAGTTTGTGTTTCTTTTGGCTCCTTTGATACAGCAAATGGCGGGGAAAAAAGATTCGTTTCTTTCTATGGTGAGGATGAAAAAGACATATTAGCTAAATCAGCTAAGGTTTTAAGCAATGCTTCCTTGAAGAGTTGGAAGCTGTGTGGGCACAACATAAAAGGATTTGATATCCCCTGTATCGGTAAAAGACTGATTTATAATAGAATTGATTTACCCTCAAATATAAAAATTTGGGATAAGAAGCCATGGGAAATGCCTTTTATTGACACCTCTGATATTTTTGCTTTTGGTAGCTGGGTTCAGCAAAAATACCTTAGCCTAGATCTTTTGTCGTGCTCATTGGGGATATCCTCTCCGAAAGAAAATCTTGACGGATCACAGGTTAGAGATTATTATTGGAACAAGAAGGATTATGAGTCAATAAAGGAATACTGTCAATCTGACGTTGATACGGTTATGAAAATTATGTTAGCCCTAGTTTAATTAAAGGGGTTTACCTCTAGAATATAAACTTAAAAGACTTTCTTTTGATATATAAAGGAAAGTCTTTTTTATTGCCCCAAATTTTACAATACGATCAATATCATAAAGTCAATGAGGCTAAAATAGGTCCTTTCTATAATGATGAGCTAAATCCAACATTTTGGACTAAGAAGACCGATAAGTCAGGGAAGGTTACTTGGCAGATGGATCAGAGGGTAAGAAGAAAGCTCCTTAGAATATCAAACGATTTCTTTGAAAAATTCGAGGACATACTAAAGCAGAAGGATATAATAGATATCCAGTTAACTGGATCTATCTCAAATTATAACTATACCCCACTATCCGACTTAGATGTTCATGTAATTGTAAATTTAGAAGACATAGACGAGGATAACCCAAAAATAGTTAAAGCTGCTGTTGACGGAATTAGATTCATTTGGAACCTTAGACACAATATAAAGATCCGTGGATATGATGTGGAGATGTACGTTCAGGATTCAAGTCTAATCCACGATTCTTCTGGTCTTTTTTCTCTTCTAAATAATGAATGGATAAAGACCCCAGTTTTTGACCCGCCAGAAGTTGATGAAGCGGATGTTAATAAAAAGACTGAATCTATAGCTTATGAGATTGATCAGATCCACACAAAATTAACTGTGAGCACTTTACCTTCGGATGCTAAGAAACTTTATAAAAGAGCAATAAAGCTCAAAGAGAAGATTCAAAAAATGAGAAAGGAATCTCTAAGAAAAGACGGGGAGTTCTCTATAGGAAATTTGTCCTTTAAGAAGCTTAGAAATGAAGGATATATAGAAAAGATTATAGATACGATCTCAGAGGCTTATAATAAAATTTACTCAGAAAAATAGTTTTTTTAAATGCTAGCAATATATTCTTCAAAAGCGAATTACGAAAAGGGAAATCCTTTACCCCTAGTTGTTGTACCAACTCAAATAGAAGGTGCCGAAAAGATGAACTTTTCAGATTTTCAATGGTGGTGTTATTCTGACGATTTTCAAAAATGGTTAGCTAAAAATCCAAGAGATTGGAAAGCGGAGTCTTTGGATTTATCAGATTATGAAGAGCTCTTAGAATCAAATAACCCATCCGATAGAAAAACACTAAGTTTTTCAGAGTATTCTAAATCTAATAGAATATTTGAAGAGGGTGAAGTCCAACCGGCTGACGACAATACCATTAAAACTGCAACTAAATTACATTACGCTTATAACAGTTTATTGTCAAAGGGAAGAATTAGAGACACCCTGAACTTTTCATCTTCAGGACAGGATATTGCAGTTTTTGCAGTTCTTAAAAATGAGAAAGGTGAAATCCTAGACGAGGCTCTTACCGCATATAGAATGAGTCCTAAAAATATCTCAGGCTCAAATCTTTCTCTTGTAGATGTTACCGAAACACTTCCAGGTGGCCCAGTTTCAGAAAACGATACTGCAGAGTCAATATACAAAAAAATTGTGGAGAATGCAGCAACGGTTGCTGCGTGGGGAGCGATCAGCCTGTTAATATTTGGGGCAGTAAAAGGATTCGTTCTACCTGGTGCTGCGTTTGTAGCTCAGGGTATATTTTATCGTTGGAGGATGAAAAGATTAATTAAGCCAGTAGTCCAAAAGCTTGACAATGTTGCTGATATAGTTAAAACAACAAAGAATGCCGCCGAGGTAGCGAAGGATGCAGAGAAAGTTGCTAAAGCGGGTAAATTCTCAAGCAAGGTTAAAAGTCTCTGGGGAGGTGCTAGGGATATTGCACTTCTAAAAAATACAAGAGAAGCTATAAGTAGCGGGAGGGGAGCTGTTGAGTGGGGTAAATATATAGGTCAGGTCTCTAGAGTTGAAAAACTTAAAAATTTCTTTACAGGAGCTAAATGGGCTTTTAAGGTAGGATCTGAAAGTGCTCGTGCTGCAAGATATGCTCTTTCAGCATCAGAGGTTGTTGGGGGTGTTGAGAAAACTGTAGGTTTGGTATCAGCAGGGGGAGCAAGTATGGCTTGCGGAATTGGTGAGGTCCTATTAGGTCTTGATGTTATTGCATCAACTTGGGTCTGGCTGGCGAACAATCAAGCCCCAAGATACAATGAGGTTAAGTCTACCCCTGGGATGCATAACACTTTCATCCCAAGTCAAATTGATATAGGTAATCCAATAACTATTTGTTACAGCCAAGGTACAGCTAGTGGATGGAAGATTTTACTTGATGTGTTTTTAAACACAGAGAAAAGAACCACGATGGAGATGGTAAAAATAAAGGAGGGTAGCGACGGATCTCTTTTTATAGTAACACAAATCCACTCTGAATCCTGGACAAAACAGCTAGCTCAACATGATGCACTCCTCCTGGCATTCCCTAAATCAACCAATGTTAAGCATGGTTTTTTCGATAACGATGATCTTAAACCTCAGGGAGCTTTTTTTGATGGAATTATATCAGGAGCACAATCCCCTTCTCTTTTCTATGGATATTGTGGATGGCAGGAGCTTATGTCAGCTTACTCTTCTGCCGAGGATATGATACTTAAAGCGGATCCTGATGCACCAGAAGAATTCTCTTTTAATTTTAAGGATCTGGATGGCAATGTCATGAACGTGACAGGTAAAAAAGTTAGTTCAGATACGCTTTCTAAATTAACACAGGAGCAACTTAAAGTGGTATTTGGTATAGCTGAAGTTGGCGGGGGAGACATGAAAAATGAAAGCCTTTACACTGAAAAAATAAATCAGGTTTTTGAAGGTAAAGGAATATTGAAGTTTAACGATTTCCATGATAAAGTCAAGGGGATCCTAGAAAATGAGAATGAAGATTCTGGTGATGTTATAGAGCTAACACCCGAACAAAAAAGTAGTCCTGCTATTGTTGCAGTTTACAATATAACAAACAAGGAGTATGCAAATCCAGATCTAAGAGGAAAGAAGGGGTACGGACTAGGATTATTTGAACATTTTTTTATAGGCGGTGAATCATATAGACTTCGTGACGGAAGTGAAGTGGAGATCTCGATAAACACTGACGAGCGTCTTGATGACTGTAGAGTTGGTATCTATGAATATAGACAGGAAGATGATTCAAACAAGCAAGACCAAAATTCTGATAAGGGACCTGAAGAAAAATCTGTTGATCCTACCAAAGATACTACCAAAGATATTACCAAAGATATTACTAAAGATACTACCAAAGATATTACTAAAGTGGAGAATCCGAAGAAAGCACCAGATTATGTAGGGGAGCCAGTAAAGGCCAACATAAGGGACATTTCTATCAAGACAACAAAGGATGACACCACTATAGTTGACAACCCTGTTCCAAATGGGGTTAGTATTATCGATAGATTTTTAACTAATCAGGAAAAGAACATTTTAGGTATATCCAATTGGAAATATATAACTTCTGCCAAGGAGATATATGATAGCGCAGGAAATGTTGTAGAGGTTAAACTCAGAAATGGTTATGCTGATTTTTTGGATAAAAAGGTGAGATTTAAATCAAAGGACGGTGAATCTTTCAAAATAGCCAAAAAATTCATAGAAGAAGTTAAAGATAGAATAAAAATTGGGTAAAATATCAGAAAAATCAAATCAACGATTGATATATAATAAATAGAGAAAAATTCTTAATAATATGCCGAGATTGAAAGATAATTTATTAACTGAGCAAATGGTGTTTATCCTGGATAAGCAGGATTTTGTTCTCGAGTCAAAGAAGTCTTCTGATAATGAATATCTTTTAGAGGGTATTGCAGCGGTTTTTGGTAAAGAAAACAACAACCACAGAATATACGAGGAAAAAGAGTATCTTCCCCATCTTGAGTATTTAAAAGAGAAGATAGATCAAAAAAGATTAGTTGGTGAATTGGATCATCCTGAAAAATTTGATGTTTCTCTTAAAAATATTTCTCACCTTGTTACAGATTTAATTCATAATAAGGGTGACAAAACTTTAAGAATTAAAGTTAAACTTTTAGATACCCCAGCAGGAGAAGTAGCAAAAAAAATTGTGGATGCAGGTATTCCTTTATCTATATCGTCTAGAGCAGCAGGTTCAGTTGGTAACGACAAAAAGGTTCAAATTAAAAAGATTTTCACATATGACCTAGTTGCTGATCCTGGATTTCAAAATGCACAGCTTGATAGAGTGTACGAGAGCGCAGGGTTTAGCTCAGAGGAATTTAAGAGTTTCCAGTCTAATAGCATAACTAATGATCTTGAGTGTATAAATGAATCTCTAGGTCTAGAAAATGAATCTTCATTAAAGATATATAAAGTTGATAATGAGGAATTTTACAATATCATAAACAAAACGGATAATAAAAATAAGAAAGCCCTTATGGAGAACAATGAATTTGTTACCGCAGACGAGCTAAATAAGTATTCAGTTTTCTTGAAAAAAGAAATGGATTCTATGAAGTCAGTCATTGCAGACTTAAAAGAACAAAAACAACCCACTAACGATTCTTACGAATTGGAAGAAAGAGTTGCTAAACTTGAAAAATATTCAGATTACCTAGCTGAAAATTTAGAAAACGCTATTAAGTATGGCGAATATTTGTCAGAGAATCTTGACAATAGCATCACTTATAGCAAATATTTAGCTGAGAATTTGGATAAGTCAATTTCATATTCTAGATACCTAGCTGAGAACGTTGACAAGTCAATTTCATATTCTAAGTATTTAGCTGAGAACGTTGATAAGTCAATCTCTTACACAGAATATGTTGCAGAAAGCGTAGATAATAATATCGAGTACTCTAAGTATTTAGCTGAGAAGTTGGATCAAAACATCCAATATTCTGAGTACTTAGCTGAGAATGTTGATAATAACATTTCTTATTCTGAGTATCTTGGAGAAAATCTAAATAAAGGTGTTGCTTATACTGAGTACCTAGCCGAAAAATTAAATGACGGCATTGAATATACTGAGTATGTTGCAGAAAATCTAAACAGAGGTATTGAATATACTGACTATTTAGCAGAAAATCTAAATAAGGGCATAGATTATTCTGAGTACTTAGCAGAAAAACTTAGTAGATCAATTTCTTACAGTGAGTATATTGCAGAATCAGTACAGAAGGGAAATCCTTACAGCAACCAAACTAACTTAAGAGAAAGCGTAGAATTTACAGTTGAATCAGATCTTAACGAATCTGGATTTGCAGGAAGCTACGATGATATCTCATCAAAAATCGACTCTCTAATTGAATCAGTTCAAACCAAAAAAACTGAGGAGAATATAAACGAAGCAGCTAATAGATTAGCTAAAAACGCCAACAAACAAAAGGCAGAACAAATGCTTAATGAATCAGAGGAGAACTTACATGAAACAGGTTTCAAATTTATTGATGAAATGCCTGAAGAGTATGCTCAGGTTTGGGAATCACTATCAGAAGGACACAAGCAATCAATTGTTGCTCAGTCTAACTTCTATAGATTAGATACCCCATACCAGATCAAAAATTTCTGGTCAACACGTCAACTTGGAACTAGCCCAGTAGGTCTTCAGAAGCTTCAAGAAAGCGAAGAGGTTTCAAACAACCAATCTCAAGCAGCTCAAGCTTACTCATCAGATTATATGAGTTACATAGCTTCTGCTTTAGAGAAAAAGTTTACAAACAGATAAAAACAAAAATAATAAACACAAATCATGAAATTGATTAACGAACAAGAAATCTATAGTACTTGGGCGCCTCTAATCGAGAGCAAAGCAGGTATTACAGATGAAAGCAAAAAAGGATGGCTGACTAAATATTGTCACTACCATTCATTAAACGAATCTGCTGGTGCTTACAACACTTTAGGTGTAGTAAACGGTATGGGTGCTGTACAAGCTCCTTTATTCCCAGGTGCTAGCTACGGTAACACTACTTTTGGTACGAGTGCTAATGCTAACTTCTACAACACTGGATATCAAGGTTCAGGCGATAAATTCCCTTCATTACTTCCTTTAGCTATTCAAGTAGCTGCGAAGACTGTTGGTTTTGATATCGTTCCTGTTATCCCAATGTCTGGTCCTACTGGTATCTTGTCTTACTTAGACTACGTATATGCTGGTGGTAAAATCTCTGGTGCTACTTCAGCTTCTGCTGGTGCAGATTTAGCTGATGCTCCTGCAATGATTAAATTTGCTGCTTACGGCGCTACTGGTACTGTAGGTGCTACATCAGGAACATTTAGCATTCCTTCTGCTGCAAACTCAAGCAGTATCACTTACGTAATTGGTACAGCTTCTGCATACATTAGTGCTGCATTTGTTGGTCTTTCAAGAATAGACGGAAGTCCAATCTTCAGTATCTTGGACATTACTAATGGATATAACGTTGCTAGTATAGTTCAAACTACAACTGCTGCTTACATTAAAGTTGTAGCTTCTCCTTATAGCGCTACTGCTGCTGCAACTGCTGCTGCTTCACTTACTGCTCCTCTTGCAACTGCAACTGTTGCAAGTACAGCTTCATTGGTTAAAGCTCTTGAAGATCATATCCAAGGTTTCTCTGGTGCTGGTTTCAACAATGACAATGCTTTACAAGGACCATATGTTGATGGTACTAAGACTTACAACCCAATGTTAAGAGCGGTTGGAGAATCTACATACTACAACTCAATGGGTCTTTCTACTTTCACTAAGTTCGTAGAAGCTGAGACTTTCCAAGTTGCTGCTTCTGTTACAACTGAGCAAATCCAAGATTTGAATAAGCAATTCGGTATCGATGTGATTTCAATGATTGAAAACGCTCTTGTTAACGAGGTTTCTCAAGCTATTAACAAGCACATCCTTTCTAGAGCATTCGCTTTAGGTTGGTCAAACCACGTACAATTCAACAACGTTGATGGACAAAACTTGAACTTGAACTTGTCTACTTCAGCTGCTGCTAACACAGCTGCTTACGTAGGTAAAGATGACTCTGGTGTTACCTTAGCAGTTCCTGGTCAAATCGCGACTAACAACTTTGAGAACCAATCAACTTTACAAAGAAGATTATTCTCTAGAATCCTTGCTGCTGCTAACGTAGTTGCTAACAGAGGTAGAAGAGGACCTGCTAACTTCATCGTTACTAACTCTCAAATCGCTTCTGCTTTGCAAGACATTAGCCAGTTCACATTCGCTCCATTCTCTAACACTTTGACTCAAAATAACGGTACATTATACCCTGTAGGTTCTCTTGCTGGTATGACTGTTTACGTAGATCAGAACATGAACTACGCCGATACTAGAATCCTAGTTGGTAGAAAAGGTGGTGATGACGAACCAGGTCTTAAGTTTATGCCTTACATGATGGCTGAATCAATTCAGACTATCTCTGAAGGTACAATGTCTCCTAAGATCGCAGTTAAATCTAGATACGCTCTAGTTGAAGCTGGTTTCTTACCTGAAACAATGTATATTACATTCTTCGTAAACATCCCATCAGGTGGTATAGTTTAATCATTAAACTAAACATACAAAAAACCCTAAGTTGCCTTAGGGTTTTTTATTTGCCCCATGCTTACATTTTCCTCTTTAACATTAAGATACCGAAACTGAAAAGGATATATACTAAGTAAAATTAGACTCGTGTAGTAATATGAAAAATATTCCATCATTTAACGAATTCAAAAAATATGATTCACTTTTAGAATCTGTTGATTCCGATTTAATAAGGGGGTTTTCTGAACTTGAAAGAGCAGACCCTTATTACACCGTAAACGAAGGTGCTTTAATGGATAGAATTAAAAATTCAGCTTCCAAGTTTTTTTTAGGTCCTTTATCTAGAACTGGGATGATCGATGATACTAGAAAAATACTAGTTGATCTTGAAATAGATGTGATTGAACAAAGAGCAAATCTTGAAAATGAGATTGATGATATTCAGGACCAGATAAGTTTACTGTCAAGATCTAACGATAGACAAAAAATGTTAGCGCTAACAAAAGACCGGGATTCCAAAATTAAAGAGCTAGAAACCTATTTAAAATCTCAAAAATTGAAGATTAAAAAATGTTTAGAACATATTTCTAAGCTGGTTGCAAACAGTCCTAGAAGAAAGGAGTATTACGAAGCAGGACGCGCGGAGGATGAAATAGCTATAGCTAAAAATGAATACAAAATAGCTAAGGAAAGATCAAGCTCTTCGGAGAATAAAAAATACGAGGAGAAAATACTAAAAGCTAAACGTGAAGCTGCAGAGAAGATTAAAGAGCTTGAAGATGATATTGAAGATAGTGCAGAGGAAGAAAAAAATATAAAACCTGTCGAAAGGGTTGATGCGCAAGAGGAGAAAAAGAAAATATCTTCTAAGAAATCATCTGATCTTATAAAGAGAAAAAATGAGCTAGCTAAAGAGATAATAGATATAAAGTCAGAGATGGAAACTGTACTAAAAGCTCTAGAAAAGAAGTTAAGCTCTAAAGGAAAAGCATCGGTTGGATTTGTTAATAATACAAAAATTCAACTTCTTGAATTAGCTTCAACTTTAGATTCTAAAACTAATCTTTTGAGTGCTTTTAAATCTTTAGGTAGTAATCCTGATGAAATAAAATCTAAGCTATCTGGTAGTGGATTTTCTAATATTATAGATATGATCAACTACTCAGTAATAGACGGACAAGATGCTAATACTGGAACTAAAAAAATTATAACTTCCCTGTTTGCTAAGAACCTAAAGGACGGAACTGGAGAAGTTGAAGTAGACAAGCTTAAAAATGCAATCAAAAAAATAACTAAATAATGTCTTTGTTGAAATTTAAAGATTGGAGTGCATTAAACGAGTCATCAATGACGGATCGTCTGAAGAATTGGATAAGCTCAGCTTTCGGAGGTCATATTCAAAAGATTGATACATTATTAGGCGAATATAAAACTGCTGAATTAAGATATGTTGACGAGTGGGACGAAGTTAAAACTGAAATAGATAAACTTTCATTACAGAGAGGACAAACTTCGAGTGATCCTGCAGAGATAAAAAGGATTGAGCGTATGATAGATCGTAATCAATCTATATTACCTGCAGCAACTAAAGCTCATAAGGCTAAAACTGACGAGATTTTTTTAAAGGTTAAAAGAATTATAGGTGAGAATAAAAGGCTTCAAGATTACTGGGAAGTAAATAAATCAAGAATAGATTCAGAAGTTTCTGAGGAGATGTACAGAAGAGCTAAGATGCTGGCTGATGAGGATTTATCGAAAGATTTATATTCTAAATACAAAAGGGCAATAGTCCAATCAAGAGAGAAGGACAAAGAGTTCAAAGAAGAATATGGAGATTTCTTATCAATGAGATCACCGGAAAGATCCCCTAGGATTTCTAGAGTTCCTATGGATTTTGACGAAATAGGAACCCCTGATGTTAGATTTGAAATGCTAACTAAACTATCTGTGGTTGAATTTGCAGAAGCCGTAAAGGGATTCCCTCGCGACGTTGCTAAGAAGTTAGTTTCTTTTCTTATTAATGAAAGAGATGATAAATATGTCGCTCTAGATATGGAAAGAGATCTTCTAAACACTGAGATTGATAAGAATCCTGACGATGTCGCTAAAAGAAATTATGCCGCCAAAAGGATAAAAGAAATTAGAGAAAAATACATGTCTGAGATCAGAGATCTTAGATCTAAAATAACAATAGCTAAAAGATATGCTTAACTTTGACCAATTTGTAGTAAACGAAGCTGATAGCACGCACACTAAAATTGAAAGAATCAGAACACAAATTTCTGAAACTTTTGATGCTATAAGTGATGCTAAAAAACTGAAAAAAGCTGGTGATGTTAATAGTGAGATCACTAGTTTAACTAAACAGTCTGAATTATATGCAAAGATTCCGAATTTAATGAAATCCCTTACAGATGCATTAAAATTAAAAAACACCACGCCGGGAGGAACTCCTGGAACTACTCCTAGATATTAAAAAACTAAGATATGATGAATAAAAACCCGTATATTTACAATCCAGTTGCGAAGAGTATTTTAGGATTTTATAATGAGAATCTTTTTGAGAACGAGAAAGTTGAACCTGTACTTTCTAAAATATGTGATCAGGCACTGAACATTTTTAAGATTTTAAATTTTGATTTAGCTAAAAAGAGAGATAGAAATCCCGATGTAATGAGGGATAAGCTTTCAGATTTAGCAAAATCTAAAACCGTAAAATCATTAACTGGAAAGCTATTAGATTATTCTAACGATGCGGACGTGAGTGATTCTAGATTTGCAGAGGTTAAAAGACTGTATATAGAAAGTCTAAGCAAATTCTTAGATGCTTTAAATAGAGCTTCTGAAATAGGTAAAGGAAAAACTGATTCATTTATTCTTAAGAAGTTTAAAATAGATCCAATGAAAATTCAAAACACCTTGGATTCTATTGCACAGCAAGCAGAGGAGGAAGAAGAAAAGATGTTAAGGGCAGAAGCAGAATCCCTTAATGAATCTATCTTTATAGGATATTCGGGGAGAGTTAAAAATCTAAAAAAGATTTTAGCTAATCTGATAACATCATCTGAGGGTAAGGATTCAAGTAGAGGCTATGCTAGAGACTGGAAAAGAACATTTATTGAATTAGACCAAAGAAGGCAGTCATTGGATTATAAAGGTGGAGGTGAGAAAAATAAAAAAATATTAGAGGATTTAGAAAAACAAGTTGAAAAGTTCCAAGATGAATTTAATAAATCCTTGGTAAATGCTTCAAATAAAGCTTTACAGAACTTGGAAGGCGAGGAAGAAGTTTACTCTTCTTATGTTGATGTTGCAGATTTAAATCGTCAGGCATTAGATAACCTAACAAGAGCTCAAACTCAATATTCTATTGCAATAAAAGATATAAAAGACGGACACGAAGCTAGAGAAAATGAGATCAGCAAATCTCTTTTTCCTATAAAGAGAGGAGATTCAGACACTGATCCTAGATTCAAAGATAGTGGTTTAATTTTTGCTATACAAACTGCATTATGCAACGGAATACCTTCAGCTGCAAGATTGATTAAATCTAAAAAGGGACTTAATGGTAAATTTGGTCCATCTACGCATGCAGTTGTTATGACCATCCAAAAAATGGCTGGTAACAAAAACACAAACGGTGAAATAGATAAAAGTCTATTAGATTCTTTTCTTTCTTCTGATTGGATTTCAAACAAGGATAAATTAGCAATAAGAGATGCTGTAGATAAGATTAAATCTCCAGTAAACGAATCAAGATCATACGGTAGAAGATATTCTAGATTGAACGAGGAGAAAATATTTATCAACAACTCAGAGTTCGAAAAAGAATTAGACAGCCAATATAAATCAATTGCAGGAGCTGGTGTTCAGGTATCCCAATTGGAAGACACTGAATCTGATAGTACAAAAACTACAGGTGTTGATTCTTTAGCAAAGAAGCTTAGAAGAAAATACAGTCTAAAAATAGAAAGTGACGATTTTATTAAGGGTGATGGAAGTCTCAAATCTTCATATACCCCTGATTTTATTGCTGCTTGGAGCAAAGCTGTAGATGGAGCAGTACCTGAGGGTGAGTTTTCTTATTTCTACACTTCAGGTGGTGTTTATAATATCAACATATCAACGTCTTCAATAAAGACACCTTGCAACTGGAAAAAATGGGCAGAGTCTAGAAAGCTAACAACTTTAGATGATGAGGATTGCTTGGACTTCATTACAAACTATATGAACGGGTGGAGAACATTTGGTTTAATTAGACCTGAATGGAGATACTCTGGTATAAAAGAATTTAACAAAAAAGCGGGAGAATCTCTAAAAGGTTCTAAGGCATATCAAACTGTTTATTCTGCTTCCGTTGAAAACAGTACAATCCCTTTTATAAGCTATAACTTATTAAAAGGAGCAATTGCACAGTCAATTAAATCTGTTCTTCAGTCTGATGAGAAATCTCCAGATTTAGACGATAAGGACTTCTCTATGCTAAATAATCTCTTGGTTATGCTTTCGAATTGTATAACTTTTGATGGTGATAAATTCGTAAGCTGCATAAAGTGGATCCATGATAATATTATGGGTGAATCAACCTGTAACAGATTAGTTAAGGATAGCATAGATTCATCTTTAAGCGATGTTGATTCAGGAGATATATTTTTACTTGGTTTTGAAGGTGCTAAAATAGTGGTATCCGATCGTAATTCTCTTATAGATAAGCTGAGCACAGAAGAGTCTAAAGATCCTTCTAAGTCACTATCTGGATTTTTATCCCTTATTAAACTGCCATCTAAAAAGTCTCCAGAAAATTCAGGGGTTAAAGAGATATTAGGAAAAACACTATATTATATAGCTTCAGATCTTTATCCTTCAATTGCGGCACATGTTAAAAGAATGAATTCAACTTCCTTTGAGGATGTTCCTCAGTTCTCCCCTTTTAAATGTGTAAATTCGGATAGCCTATAAATGATATATACAAATATAAATTAAACTATGAACAGTAATCTTTTTTCCTTTAACAACTATGCAGTTTTTAATACTGTGCAGAAAATACTAAAGAAGTCTTTTAATTTAAACGAGTCTAATGGAGGGTATGAAAAAATAAACGAGGATGATTTCTACCAATTAGATATGTTGGTTGAATCCTCAGATCTTTGCACACTTGATGTTGTTTGTATGAACGAGCCGGAAAACTTTTCTTCTGATTATGAAATATATGAATCATCAGCACCAGGTTGGCTAGTAAAAACAGTTAATGAACAAATTAACAAAATCAAGCCTGATGTAAAAAAAGCAATAGATGGTCTAAGTATAGATGGTGACAAGAAAAAAGAACCGATGCCACCAAAGACATTACAAACAATAAATAAAGTTGTTGATATGTACATAAAAGGTTTAAAGAAAGCCCTTGCAAAAGGACCTAAATCTTCGGAAGAACTTTACGATATTGCAAATAAAACTCCGGAGCATAAATATGTCGTTAATGTTTTGGTGAATACTTACGGTAAGGTTTTAAAAGATAATGAATCTAGAGCACAAAGTTCTCTTTTTAGCGAAGACAACAAACGCTCTAGTATGGGCATAGGTATCATTCAAACCGCTATAAAAGAGGTGGTTTTTAATATAAAAGAAACAGGAAATAAGAACGGTGAAAAGAATAATGTACCTAAGGCCGTAACTGATCCAAAGCCATGGTCATCTAGTGACATTCCGACAGCCTAAATAAAAAAATAAAAATAGAAAAATGAAAAACATCGTTGCATTTGAGAACTACGGTTCAGAAAAAGAAATCTCAGGATATTATAAAATAGATGAATCCGAGCTTTTAGAAAGCGTTAGTCATTTAGACTTCAATTCCCTAAACGAGCAGGAATTGGCAGATCTTGATAGATTGGCAGAAAATCACGGAATTTGTACATTTGACCTTATCTGTATGAGAGAGGGTATATCTGATGACTATGAATTTGATTTTGAAATGTTAGACGAATCTGATGAGTACAATATTAACGAGAAAGGTTGGTTGAAAAAAGCTTTTAATAAAGCAAAAGAAGTAGTAGCTAAGGTGAAAAGTATAGCTGGTCCTATTATATCAAAAGTGATTCCCGCTGATGCTAGTCCAAAACTTAAAGCTTTTCTTGGTAAATTCCAGGGTGGACTTGGAAAACTAGCTGCTAAATATCCTAATATAACAAAATTGATTTCTAAATCGGATTCAAACCCAGAAATGGGAAAGACTGCTGATGTAGTTCAGGCAAGTTTAGGTAAAGTTTTTAATGATGTAAAGAAGAATGGAGCAAAAGCGCTTTTCAGTGCTGATAATATGCAAACAATTAAAAACATAGCTCCTGCTTTTACCGCTGCGGTTGAAACCGCTAAATCTGTAAAGAAACAGATTCCTCCTTCAACAGTACCAGAGAATGCAGCAGACCTTGAGCCAGAAGACGACGAAAATGACGGATAATTATCCAATATAGAATATAACAAACATAAAGACTTATGAAAAATATATTGCCATTTAGCAGTTCTCAAGGATCTAACAAATCACCCCTTTTTGAGTCATGTAAGAGTTTTGATCTTGACAACCTAACCGTTGAACAGCTTCGTGCAATTGATGAGATGGTTCTTACAGAGGGTAAGGGTTACTTAGATTTAGTTGCAGAGAAGCTTGGATTTGATATGAATGACTTGAACGAGGATTTTGATATCCCTGAAGATATGTCTCTTTCTGAATTTTTAAAGGAGCACTTTGATGATTTCAGTGAAAGGGATTTCTTAAATTATCTTGCTGAAGATCTAGGTATAGATTCTGTTGAGAATTTAAGTGAGGAAGAGCTTAATGGATATTTAGCACTTAATGAAAAATTTTGGAAAAAACTAGGTGCGGGTCTTAAAAAGTTTGCACAAAAAGCAGTCAAGGTAATTAAAAAAGCCATGCCTATTATAATGATGGTTGCTTCTGTTGCATTAACTGCTTGTGGCGTTCCTGCAGGTTTAATGTATGCTCAAAAAATCATTAGCTTCGTTAGTAAAGGATCTAAAGCTTTGAAAGCATTAAATGGTGTTCAAAAAGCAGTAAAAGGAGTAAAAGCTCTTAAAAACGTAGCTAAGGTAACATCCAAGCTAAAGAAAGTTAAATCTGCTTTCAATAACCTAAAATCTGTTAAGAAAATAAATACTTTAGCAAATAAATCAAAAGCTTTTAAACAAGCATTAGATCTTGCAAAACAGGGTGCAAAGAAGGTAAAGGACGATCTTTTAAAAAGAGGTGCGGAAGCTCTAGAAAGCCCAGACAATCAGCAGATAGCTGGTACTTTGGCTGCAACATATCAAACTTCTACTACAAGTGCAGACGAACTAGAAAAAGTTGGTGATATTGAGGGAACGACAGAAACATTAGGTTAATTTAAAAATATTCAAAATACAAAAACCAGGAATAATCCTGGTTTTTTTTATGTCCGTGGAATTTTATTACATTTGTAGAATATAAAAAATAAAGACCAATGATCTATGTTTTTGAAGGTTCTCGAAATTCTGGTAAAACCTATCTCTCTACTGAGATCTCTAAGCTTGTTGGGATCCCAAGATTCCAGTTTGATTTTGGCAGCTATTTTAATCTCTTAGGGCTTTCCAGTAAGGACAACAGAGAGGCACATTCGTTTTCAATGGGTAAAGAACTCATGCTTATGCAAATGGCTAAGGATATAAATCTACCCGACTTCATACACGACCGCGGAATCCTAACTGTTTTAGCCTGGGGAATTTCTGAGAATAGAATATCAAAGTCTGATGCAGCTAAACAAATTCTTTATATTAAAAATTCAGGTTTAATGTCAGGAATTACCGTCCTTTATATAGATGGGGACAATCCAAATAAATCCGATAGAAATAAAGATCAATGGGACTATGCCGATAAATCATCAGCAGAAAGGAAAGCTTTCGAGTTTGTTATTTCTAAATTTAACGAAATAGGTATTGGAAACTTAAAGATCTTTAAAAATACTTTCGATACTAAAACTGTATCAGAACTTAAATCATTTTTTGAATCAGAATTTACCATTTAATTATGTGCGGAATACTGCTAACTACTAGGGCCAGCGAAATGCCCGAACTCTTAGATTCTATAGAACATAGAGGAATAGAAAAATCAATGGTTGATCTTGATGGTGTTACCCTATGCCACCATAGACTTCCCATCCAGACATTAGATGGTGATGAATGGGCACAGCCTCTAGAAATATCAGATGGAATATATTTGATGTTTAATGGTGAGATCTTTAATTATGATCAAACTAAATTTTCATCCGATACTGAGTATCTTTGTAATTTATTCTCTAGTTATAGAGGTGGAAGCGTGGAGTTCTTTAGTGCTATGTATATTCCTCATATTCAAACTTGGGATGGATTTTGGGCTATAATTATCTACAATTCTAAAACTGGTGATATTATCGCCTTTACCGATCCTCTTGGTAAGAAGTGCCTTTATAAAAATGAGCTTGGTGAGATTTGCTCAGAGATAAAAGGTCTATTTACAGGTCAAAGTGATCTTGACCAATCCTATATTAGTTCGGTTAGGAAATGGGGATATAATAAGGATGAAAGAACACCTTATCTAAACATTAAAAGACTTTTACCAAATAACATTTATTCCTACAATATAGCGTCTCCACTTTTTAACCACATTTTCCCTAAGTATTATAGAGCTTGGGAAACCCCAATTAAAAGCTTAATAGGAGCTGATTACGAGGCTCATATGGAATGGCTTTGGGATAAAATGATAGAGAGCGTAAAGTTCCGTCTGGTGTCTAAGAACTATCCAATATCGGTGTTAGTTTCTGGGGGTCTAGATTCTTCGATCATAGCAGCAATTCTTAAACAGCTTGAATCCAAGGTAACCTGGTTTTCTATAGAAAATGGGGAATCCCAGTATGTTAAAGCACTTAGTGAGCATTTAGAGACCCCGATTAACTTTTTAGACTACAATATGGATTCTAGCAAACTGGCAGATATTTATTGTGATTGGAACGAAGGACCTATAGATCTAGGATCTGTTATACCGCAATACCATTTATTTGAAGCAGTTAAGAAGGAAACAGGATATCGGATAGTTATTAGCGGGGACGGCTCTGATGAGCTCTTTGGCGGATATTCAAGAATCCACGAATACGACTCCCAGCAGTCTGACATTTTTGAAGAGCTTACCTATTACCACTTGCCTAGACTTGATAAAATGTCTATGGCACATACCCTGGAGTTAAGAAATCCATTCCTGAATCTAGAAATAGTTAGATTTGCCTTGCATTTACCTATAGAATGGAGGACAGATAAAAAAATACTTAAGGACACATTTGGTCCACTTTTACCCGAATCTATATTAAACAGGAAAAAAGAGGCACTTAAAAACCCTGAAATAAAAGAGGATAGAATTAAATATAGACAAAAAGCGGTTAATCTCTTTATAGAATCTATTAAATAAGAGGAATCCTAAACCTGTTTAGATATATATAAGAAAAATTTTTTTCAATGTCAAACATTAAAAAATTAAAAGAATTTCAGATAAATGAGGACTTCAACTTCGGTGGATTTTTCTCAAATCTGTTTTCTGTAATGGGAACTGGATTCAAAGACACAATCAGGACAAAAATAACTGCTGCTCTTTTAGAGAAATTGGGTCTTATGGAAGGATCCCTACTTTCTTCATTTGTTCAGAACTTCGTAACAGAAATTCCAATGGGTGATATCCCAAAAATACTTTCAGGGGATAATTTAAATTCAACTTATTGGGCTCCTAAACTTGCTGACTCTTTAAGAAGATTCGTAGAACAAAAAGGTATAGATACCGTAGCTGCTTCTATGGGGATTAAGACAACTGGTTTAGCTTTTACTTTTCTAAGAAATATGCTTTTAAGTAAGGAAGGACAGGATAAAATGGTTAAAGCATTCGAGGAGCTATTAGGAAGCGCTCATATCGGTAAAGAAGCTGTTGAAAATTTAAGCAGTAATGACAAAGAAAAACTTACCAATGCTCTTAGCCAAAGACTGGGACAATCATACACTTCAAGCCAGGTATCGCCATCAACAGGAGCATCAAGAGGTGATTCAGGTTCTTCAGATGGAATTTGGGGGGCTTTACAAAGAATATGGAATTCAGCAGCTGCAGCATAAATTAATTTTTTTAATATGAATTTACAAAACGTAGCCCAAAGGGAAATATTAAATTTTGATCAGTTTCTGAACAAGGTACATGACAATAAATACAAGCCACTTGCACCTTCTAACCAATCGCAAGGTGGGTTAATGAAATCAGGTCTTTCTACCATTAAAAGAGAGCCTGCATATGATCATGTTGGATATGCTAATGCTGTTTTTGCAAACACCTCAAACATAAATGTGCCTGGTGTAAGAATAGATAGAAATGAGCAAGGCATATTTAAAGATGCTACTAGTTTCGGTACCACCAGCATAATGCACACCACTGAATCCCTAGAATTTTCATCGGATTTAAAAAGATTGGAAGATTTTTAATATTGATATGCTATTAAAAAGAAAAGGCCTTTATAGGCCTTTTTTTATGTGGATTTTTTTGATAGTGTGTCTATGAATTTCTCCTTAGCTAATTTATAAATTTCGGATTCCTCCTCAAAATTCTCATATATTTCTATAACGTATAAATGTGGGAAATGCTCACCATTTATGCTAAACTCGTTCAGAATCTCGTGATATATGTACTCGTAATTAAGTGAAAAAAATGGGTTCCTAACGGGAGCTTTTTTTAAGATAAAGACCTCTTTATCGCCATCCTCTGTTTTCATTATTATTTGAGCTCTGAAAAAATAATTTAAGATCTTATCAGTTGCCATATTTCTGATTATGAGTATACCAGAGTCATCTTTTCTTATCGGCGGATCAAATTTTGATTGGATCTTGAATATTTTAATTTTAGATTCTTCCTCCTTTATCATCTCTAAACAGATTCCTGAGTACCCATAAAGGGTGTCCAAAGAGCTCTTTATGATTGATTCTATGTTCTTTAAATCTTCATCATTTAAATCCTTTTTTGTGAATTCTTCCATAAATTCATTATCCTCTCTTTTCAAAAGATCAGTAACGGATTTGCTAAATTTTTTAGTTTCTTTATAGTCATTCAAGGACTTTATTATCCTTGAGATCTCTTTTGTAATGGTAAAACAGTTGCTATGGTTTAGATCCTTACTTATTGCTTTCAAATAGTCCAATAGGATATACTCCTTGTGCTCTGGATCCAGTGGATCCTTCAAAAACCATATAGGGCTTAACTTTTTTTTCATCTCTGGACTTTTTTAAATCTAATGTATATATTTGTCGCTCATTAGAAGAGCTTAAAGATATATACAAGAAAAGTCTTTTTAATGTCTAGAATTTACGATTACGGAGCATTCACATATGCAAAAAAAGAGGGTCCTAGGGGTGAATATAGTTTCGGCACCGGGATAGAGTACATTGATATAGATATACACAATAGGCCTAAAGAATATCAGGATATCATAAACTCTAAGGCTTTTGTTGAATATTCAGTAAACTTAGATATCACAAAAAAAGGAATCTCTGATGTTACTTTCTCAATAAAAAATGTGGAACTTGAATTTAGTGTAGACGATCATCCAAATCCAACCAAAGATTTTGATATAGACCTTATACCTGGAAGAACTATAGATATTGGACAAATGCACGTTGAATATAAAGAATATAAAATTCCAACATATCCTTCTAAATTGGAAATTGATATGAACGCGTCTACCGATCCTAAAAAATTCGATGTTACTATCCATTTCGGGAGTGACACTAATTATTAATTACTAATGTCAGTTAAAAAATTTTTAGATTTTTTTCAACTAAAGGAATCAATAAGTTACGGTTTTAAACACGTAAAGGACTCTGATGATTCTTGTGTTATTTCTGTTACTGACATCACCAGCAATCCAGACTCTAAAAAAAATAGAGCGATACTGTTTAACAGTACAGGTGGGTCTGCTTTATTGAGTTACGTTAATAAAGCTGGTGAAGAGCTAGATTCGATAGAAATTCCTCTTAGTATAATTAAAACAAAGAAGGGTGAGAACGGCAAGGTCTCAAGGGTATCTATTAACAAATATAAAAATCTAGAGGATCATGATACCACGGAAGATCTTATAGATGATTTTATAGAGGGCTTTGCTAACTATTTAACGGTTAAGAACGGACAAAGAACAGAATCTACTAGATGTGATATTGAGATTCTTTTGGACCTACTTGGTATTCCCGACGATGTAGATACAATTAAAAGAAAAGATAGAGATTCATGGGAGGCGGTTTTAAAAAATAAATCTTTGGTGGATTTAAAGAAAAGAAATAAACATGATTTATTTGGATCTTTCAAGATTTACAAAACAAAGGATTCTACAATACCCTGCTTGCATATAGATAATAAAGGTGAAAGTAAAAAGACATCCTTTAATTTTGATGACGATCCATCCATGGGGATAGAGGAACCCATAGGTTTATCCGAATTAAAATCTAAAAACCCATATTATGATTATCTGATAAACAGATGCACAGGACGCGATACCAAAACGCACAAGGATGGATTTGTTAATTATTTTATAGAAACCCTAAAAAACAATCGTTCCAACAACCAGAATAAATCTTCAGATAATCCTATATACAGATCTGAAACTGATGATAGCATCAGGAGGATGAGAAAAGCTCTTTCTACATTTTTACCTAACGAGGAGATAGAGAGCATATATTTTAGGAATCAGAATTAATCATCGAAACAAAAAGGTCATCGAGTATTACAATTAAAGATGAGCTTTGATTTAGACTTCAACTTAGAATACGGGTCTTCAATAATCCTTAAAAAAAAGAAGGGCAATAAGGTTATTGAGTTTTCTAGACACAATGATAAAATACTAGATAATATAGTTGAAATGTGGAAGTATGATGGCAAGAAATCAAATAAGGGAAAATCAACATGGCTTATTCTTAAGGATTTGCCTGTTTTTTTAGAAACTTATATGAACACTGGTGAATATGAGTTTATGAACTCTGGAACAAATCACAATAAAAATAATAAAAAACAATAGATGGGGAACTTATTCAAGTCCCTATTTGGGACAATAAAAAAAAATAAAAAAATGGAATCTCCTCAGAAAACAATTAAAGAGTATCAAGATCAGTATTCACCTTATGATTTTGAGTGGATAAAGGGTGAAAACGTGCCTGCTGTAGAAAGATACAAGGGTATTTCAAATAATGGTGATTTCATTTTTATTGACTTCCAAAGTGGGAGAAAAATTAACATTGATCTAGTTGAAGAATACATGCTAATGTTTCCTGCTGCTCCTATAGTAAAAGAACAACCAATTCAACAAAGAGATATTATAAAAGAGTCTGCAGTTACCTCTATAGTTTACGAGGAGACTGGTGATCTCAATCCTGAATCTCCGATATATAAGTTGTTAAGAAAGCAGAAAAAGAATATGGTTGAGGTTTCGATTAAGATAAAATTGAATCTTCCTCCGAAGGATTTATACAATGTTCTTCTTTTATCTTTTGAAGAGGCAGAAAAGGAAATTATTGATTTTGTCTTAGATGGGATAGATATTAATAACATAAAAAAATCATTAGCTGATTCTGTTAAAAAATCTTATTATTCTGACTCCGGAAAAAAATCTAAGATTAATGAGGATTCAGAGAAAGAACAAAAAGAAGTAGAAGAATAAAATGCAAGAATCAATAAAAGAAAAAGTACTCTATACAGCTCCAAGATTTGATGTAATAGATAGAGATGGATATATTGGATTAAGACCTAAAGATGATTCTGTTATCATATTACCATATGTTACCGACGAAAACAATCTTCCTATATCAATAGGTGTACTCAGGGAAAGAAATAATTTTAGGGAAGGTGGATATTCTTTAACCGTAGTTTCTGGAAGGACTGATGATGATGATTCAGGATTTTTGGAAACAGCTAAAAGAGAGCTAAAGGAGGAAACTGGTTTTTCTGTTACTGAAAATGACAAATGGTTTTTTCTAGGAACAGTTACTGCTTCAAAGATGGTTGACACAGAGCATCCATGTTTTGCTGTTAATGTTACAGGAATTAAAAGAGGAACAGCTACTACAGACGGATCTGAGAATGAGAAGCAGTCTGAATTTTTATTTATTCCTTCTAATGATGTAGTTAAAACAAAAGACGTTTTTATACCTGCGCTATTTCTAAAACTGTTTAAGTATGTTGTCGGCATGGATATGTACAACAGGGACGACTCAGTTTTTGGTAGACCTAGAGGATTTACTGCTGAAATTTAATTTTGTAAAAATATGAGTGGACAAATTTCTAAGAAGGAACAAAGAAGAATATTAAAACAACTTGGAATCAATATTCCCCAAAAGAAAACCATCGATGACATTTCTAATAATATAGAGGAGGGAAAAAACAAGCATAGAATGTTTGTTCAGGAGATGAAGAATAGAGAGATTATGAAGAATGTCAATAGGGATGGGGTAAAATTGGAATTAGATTCTTTTAAAAATTGGAATCAAGAATCCCCAGAGTATACCAGTTTTAAATCATTTATGATAAAATCAAACTGGGATGAATTGAGCGAAACCGAAGAATAAAAATGCCCAAAAAGCAAATATTTAACATCTACTTATCTAAAAATTCTCCCAAAGAGTCTAGGAAAAAACCACGCATTAAAAAGCTGGACCCTTATATTGTAGACATCTCTAAAATAATAAGGGATCTTGGATACGAAATAGATAATCTAGCAACAGAATCAGAATTTATATTAAACTACACTATTCGTAAGAAAATTGTTCAGGGAATATATAGTACGAAGTGTGATAGCATGCTTATTTGCTATAAGAACATAACCCCTGAATTTGAAAGTAATTTGGAGAACTTCTTATCCGAATTACCAAAAGAGGAAGAGTATGCTATCCACCGACTATAAAAAATAGTGATGGATTAAATGATAGAAGATCTTCTCCGGGAACAGATACTCAAGACTGACTCCAATACTTTAATTTCCAAGTATAGCAATATTGGTGCGAATCCCATTAAGAGAGAGACCGCTAAGTCGCTATTCTATGAAGCAGGAAAGAGGAACCCTGCAAAATATGGTCAATTTCTTTTCTACTCTCTAGGAAGCTACGAGAATGATTTTAAAAACGCTTATTATAGATCAGAATCCGTTTCTTTTAATAAGTCAATTTCTTCTATAGCATCAAAGAACCCCTCTGCAGGAATGCTAGTTAAGGAAACGATGTCTAACGAGTCAGTTGCTTCGCAAAACACTGGAAACTTAAGTGGGATAGTTTCTTCAACTACATATATTGGTAATATTATAGGGGGACTTTCCGCACCCTATTACTGGAAGGATTTTCTTTATTGTAAATACTATGGATCTATTCCTAATAATTACATGATAACGTTAAGAAGATTCCCAACTCCAGTTTTGGACAATATGTCTATCCCTGCAGCATTAAAAGATAATGAGGCTTATATAACGGAGGGGGTCGGAAGACCTGTCGCCCAGGCAATAACTTGGTTTGGTGGAAATACTGGAAACTCCCTTTCGGGTATACTCAGTTTTACTACTGGATTAAAATGGCTTCCAGCAACACAAGAGGAGATAAAAAGGCAAGAGGCATTTTCTAAAGGTCTTTTTACTGGTGATCAGGGTATAGGCCCAATGTCATTTATAGGATCCACGTTAGATAAGATTAGTCCACAGGTAAAAAACATCTATGATGCGGGTAGAAGCATAGTTGAGGGTTTGACTATAGCTACTGATCCTAACGAAACAGTAACTAAAGCTAGACGAACAAGAGCACTTAGAGATAAATCTAAGGATTTAGGTGGTGTGATGAGTGAATATATTTGGACGTCAGTTGACGTAGTTACAACAACACAGGTAAGAGCCACTGGACTTCCTTTCACCTGGAATGATATCGTTTTGGTCTTTGATTATGATCTAACCTCCGTTGGTGAGGTAAACTCAAAAGCAGCTATGCTGGATATTTTAGCAAATCTTCTTTCAATAGGAACAAACTATGGAAATTTCTTAACCCCTGATATTCGATACCAAGCAGACACCCCCGCAATCGCATTCCCTGGAGGAGACAGAGGCCTTGAACTGTATTATTCGAATCCCATCAAATGGTTCACAGACTTTGGTAATAAACTTGCCGATGCTACAACAAAAACTTTAAACGATCCGGAATCAAATGCAGTCGACGATGTAAGAGCAAAACTTTCTAATCTTCTCCTCGAGGGTGGAAACGATCCAGCAAAATTTGTCGATCAAATAAAGCAATTCGAAAACACACTAGGTACTGCAGCTGGAAGATTGATAAAACTTTCGGTATCAGGGGAGCTTACTGACAATTATAGGGCGCCATTGTCTCTTTTAACTGGTGCACCAGTGGGAGAATGGCACGTAACTGTTGGTAATCCTTGTAACCCTATTGCTATGATTGGAAATCTTGTTTGCGATGGGGTTAAAATAGAATTTACTGAATCGCTTGGACCTGATGATTTTCCAACCGGAGTAAAGGCGACGTTTACGTTAAAGCATGGAAGGGAGAGGGAGAGAGGTGAGATAGAAAGTATCTTTAATAGAGGTGACGGTAAACTTTATCAATCTGTATTAAAGACCTCTGCTAATGCACAATCTTTTGCATCAACTGGAGATGTGAACGGAAACGTATTATCAGAAGCCACCAAGAATGCTTATTTGGACGGTCAAAGTTGGCAAAAAATTCCTCCGGGTGGGGGTTAATTAATTTAATTTTTTTTTATGGCTTTAGAGATAGACACGCTTGTTAGAAATAAATCGGTATTTAATCCATCATCTGGATTGACCCTTTGGAATTATGGAATTTGGGATTTAACTAAACCCTCTATTAGCTTTCAGGGGGTCGGTCCAGATTACAAGGCACTTGCAATAGTTACCGAATATTTCCAAATGAGACCCGATTTAATTGCTACCATTAAAATGGGTAATCAAAATCAGATGGGCACCTTGCTTAAATTTAATGCAATAAGTAATCCGTTCTCACTAAATCAGGGACAACTTTTGGCTGTTCCTGATAACAGAACAATTGATGATATGTTTAATGCTAGACAGATTTTAAATCAGAAAATGGTATCTAGCGACACAAACACTAATCCAAATCAGGGATTTAGAAAAAATCAGGAGCAAAAAAAGTTTGAAATTAGCGACGGAAGAAAGAAATTTTTGAACAGCCAGATTAAAAACAATCCACAGATGATGCTACCTCCTAACGTTGCACAGCCAGGTGAATCTCCAATCGATAAGAAAAATGGATACCTTGTATTAGCTCCTTCCGCAGGTGGAGGTGGATTCAATTTACCAAATAACTCTTAATCCTTAATTATGTCATTAGAGGATATCCAAATAGTAACTTTAGCTTTAAACAATATCAAATTGGATGAACAGGTCCAAGTAGATAGAAGAAAGAACCCAGACGATCTACAGAAAGAAAGAGATGATGGATTTGTAGTCGAAAAGAATATAGGTCTTTATGTTCCCTTTATAACCATTAATGGATATAGTGTTACTAAATATTTAAAAAAGTTTGATCTGAATCTAGATGGATTTTTGCCCATTGTAAAATTTACTTTCTATGCACTAGAAAGTGTTTTTATTTCTGTGAATTACCCAAAGGATGGTGATATAGCTTCTGTTTACATGAGATCACCTGGGGATTACTATAAACCATTTAGAATGGATTTTAGTATTCTCTCTGTGAATAGTGAGCCTTCAAGTGTGATGGACCCCAGCGGGAAAGATGCCGAAGGCAGAGGTAAAAATTTAAAATTCACCATTATGGGTGAATGTAGAATCCCTGGACTCTATACTAATCGAATTAAATCATTTAGAGACGTTACCTCTTCTGAATGCTTGCTCCAGGTTTCTCAGGATTTAAACTTAGGATTTTCCACAAATGACAGGACCTTAAATGACAAGATGACTTGGATATGTCCATCATATTCATATTATGATTTTATACAAGAGGTTTCTTTGCGTGCTTACAAGGACGACGAAAAAAGTTTTTTTGATTGCTGGATAGATTGCTATTATAATCTCAATTTTGTTAATCTTGGCTCACAGTTTGATTATGGTGATCCACCTCAGCAAATTGCAGTTTACCTCCCCGGATATGTTGGAGGAGGCTATCAAGCTAGTAATGAATATGCTGCAACCCCAGATCCTGGACCTGTTCAAGGGCCTTTAGTTTTAACTAATCTTAGTGGGTATGGAACAATTCCTTATTTTATAATTGGATATACCTTGACTTCTAGAAGTGGTCTTAACACTAATCAAATGGGATATGTTAATCAGATAGGATTTTATGATGAACACGCGAAAGAAAAAAATCTTTCTAACAAATACATAAAATATGATATAGAATCACAGACGCCAGAGAAGATTGGAATAGACGCTATTCTTCAGAAAGGTAGAGCTAGAGATAATTCTTATAAGGAGGAAAAGAGAATAGAATGGCTTGGTGTTTTAAATTCTAAAATTTCACCAAGTGATGGAGTACATCCTAATTTTATTCATGCGAAGTTTCAAAATCTAATCAACATAAATGATGCAACTAAAATGACATTAGTTGTTGAATTAGAAAACTATTTTCCTGGAATCTATAGGGGTCAAGTGGTTCCTGTTCAAATTTATGTTAGTGAAACTGGGCTCAGACAACAGAATGCTGGTAATCAGAGTAATAGAGAAACGAATGACATCCCCTCGCCGGTTCAGGATTTATTTCTTTCTGGTAATTATGTTGTTATTGGGGTGAGTGTTTATTGGAGTTATTCGGGTGGAAGAATGAGACAGTCTTTAACTTTGGCCAAGAGGGTTTGGAATGCAAATAGCTCAGGTGCCCTACCTAAAGCATTTCCAATATCTCCAACGAGGGATTTATTTTAATATAGGGATAAATATACTAAATTTTTTAAACGTCAAATGTCAGCAACAGATAAACAAAGGAGTCTCTTTTTAAAAGGGTTTAAACTTTCTAAACAGGGAAATTATGAGGACCCAACATACCTTGGGTTTAAAGTTGTTTTTGATTTTGGTGTTTTACCTGTTGATCCTGATGACGGTCTGCCTCCTAGTCCTCTTTTAAAAAAAGAAAACTATTTAACAGGAGCGGATCTTAGTAGTTTTGCTGCCAGAAATCCATTCAGCCAGCCAATGTACGAATTTAAAACACCAGGACCTGCTGGAGAAATCTCATTCTACTCAGCAAGCGGATATTTAGCTGACAGAGAGGATGGATTTAGAACAGGAGGAAAAAGATCGGATATGCTTCTTCAATTTCAGGAAACGCTGCGAGATCTTGTTGACAACTACCCTTGGTTTTTACAATCGATTACTGGGCTTGATGCCTTAGCTAAAGTTACCAGAGGTGGATTTCCTGACGATTCCGCTTCTAATTTTAATCCACAAAGAACTGCAGGAAAAGTCCTGGAATTTAAAACATTAGAATCTTTAAATCTAAGAATAACCGCATTAGCTACTCTATACAATCAAGCCACTTTTGATTATGATAATATGAGAGAGCTGGTACCTAGAAACCTCAGAAGATTTATGATGTATATCTTTGTTACGGAGATAAGAAATTTCTTTAAAACTTCTAGACTTATAGGGTCCTCTGCTACACTCAAAACAATAGACAACCTATCAACACTTCTTGGCAATGCAAAAAATCCAGGAACTTCTCTTGGAGCGGAGGAAGCTGCAGCAGGACAGAATCAACAGTATGGAGTAGGGGGAGGAACAAATCCAGCTAATCCATTTAACTCTTTTGTCGGAGGTATTTTAAATACAGCTGGAGTTAATAACGATTTAGCTGCCTTTAAAAATCAACAGGATCAGTCTGGGATCAAACCCGTTATTGTTTTTGAGTGTAGAAATTGCGAATTTGATTTCAGTGAAAGTACTCCAGTCCAAAATATAATGACACCAGGAACTATCTCCCCTGATATAGTGACACAGGGATTCAAAATACATGTTGGTCGTGTTAGAATGAGATCGCAGTTTCCTAATATTAGACTAGACGGAAATCCTTTAATACTTGGGGATAGCTGGGACGGATCAAGATCGTCTGTTCAACAAGCACCAAAAGCACCAAACCCCAAAACCGGACTACAAGGAATACTTGAACTTGGAAAGGATCTATTGACAAATTTTATAGGTAACTCTCTAAATGATTTGATCAACGAGGGGGTTTCATCCATTACTAGATCTCTATCTGGTGTAGATCGAACCATTTTAGGAAATGCCTATAATTTTAATACTGCTTTACTGAATGGAAATAATCTTTCTTTTAATAATGCTCAAAACTTCTTGCAGGGTCTAGGCGGTGGAAACTCAAGGTTGGCTGGACCACAAGGGGGAGGACTGGGTGGACCTCCTCAAAGAGCATACAATAGTCCAAGTGGTGATGAATATCCAACATCACCCGGTCAAGATCTCGGAGTTCCTCAAAGAGTTTACCCTACTGTCAGGGATGATGCTTATAGATCTTCTCCAGGGGCAGATCTAGGATTACCAACAAGAGCTTATCTATCACCAGGTGGAGATGAATATCCAACAGTTCCTGGTCAGGATCTGGGATCACCACAAAGGGTTTATGTAAAACCAACAGGGGATGCATATCCAAACTCACCTGGTTCAGATTTAGGCCTTCCAACAAGGGCATATCCATCACCTGGCGGTGACGAGTATCCAACAGTTCCTGGACAGGATCTTGGATCACCACAAAGAGTTTATGTAAAACCGACAGGTGATGTCTATTCAACTTCACCAGGATCAGATTTGGGCCTACCAACAAGAGCTTATCCATCTCCTGGTGGCGACGAGTATCCAACCGTTCCTGGGCAGGATCTTGGATCTCCCCAAAGGGTTTATCAAACCCCATCAGGCGACGTTTATTCAAACAGTCCAGGTAATGATCTGGGTGTTCCTAGCAGAATTTATGGATCCCCAGGTGGTGATGTATATCCAACAGTTCCAGGTAAAGATCTTGGAGCTCCTGAGAGAGTCTATCAAGATCCTCAAGGAGATGTTTATTCAAACAGTCCAGGAAGAGATCTAGGTCTTCCTGACAGGGCTTATCCTGAAGCTTCTGGTGATGCTTATACCGGAGTTCCTGGAGCTGATCTAGGGATTCCTGATAGGATTTATAACAATCCATCTGGTGATGTTTATTCAGCATCTCCAGGACAGGATCTAGGTGTTCCAGATAGAGTTTATCAAGTAGCATCAGGTGATTTATATCCAACATCACCAGGAGAAGATTTAGGTGTTCCTGATAGGGTTTATCAAACCCCTTCAGGAGATGTCTATTCCAATTCTCCTGGGAGTGAATTAGGTCTTCCTAATAGGATATACGAATCTCCAGGTAATCGAGATGCTTATCCGGAGGTACCTGGAGATTCTCTAGGTGTTCCCAATAGAATATACCCGACACCGTCGGGAGATGTTTATTCAAATTCGCCAGGTAGGGATCTTGGATTACCTAACAGAGAGTACAATTTACCTAATGGTGATGCTTATCAAACCGTTCCTGGCGATGATCTTGGAGTTCCTAATAGGGTTTATCCAAATCCTGCTGGTGATGTTTACCAAAATTCTCCTGGCCCTGATTTAGGACTTCCTGGTAGGGTTTATGCACCCACTGAGGGAGATGTATACTCTAAAGTTCCTGGAGAAGATCTGGGTGTCCCTGGTAGAGTTTATCCAACCACATCAGGCGATGTTTACTCAAAGTCACCAGGCGAAGATCTTGGACTTCCTAATAGAATTTATGGGTCATTGAATGAGGATATGTATTCTAAAGTTCCAGGGGAAGATCTAGGAGCTCCTGATAGAGTTTATCAAACTCCTTCTGGAGACGTCTATCCAAATAGCCCAGGGGAAGATCTAGGACTTCCGAATAGGGTTTACAAATCTCCAGAAGGCGATGCATACTATAAAGTTCCAGGAGAAGATCTAGGGGTTCCTGATAGAGTTTATCAAGCACCTTCTGGCGATGTTTATCCAAACAGCCCTGGAAGGGATTTGGGGGTTCCTAACAGACTATACGGTCAGCCTTCCGGGGATCTTTATACGAAGTCTCCAGGAGAAGATCTAGGGGTTCCTGATAGAGTTTATCAAGCACCTTCTGGCGATGTTTATCCAAACAGCCCTGGAAGGGATTTGGGGGTTCCTAATAGATTTTACGGATCTCCAAACGGTGATGCATATCCTAAAGTTATTGGTGATGATCTCGGGGTTCCTGATAGAGTTTATCAAGCACCTTCTGGCGATGTTTATCCAAACAGTCCAGGTAGTGATCTATCACTTCCAAATAGATTCTACGGATCTCCTGGAGGAGATGTATACCCTAAAGTTCCTGGCGACGATCTTGGTTCTCCTGAGAGAATTTATCCTAAGACTACTGGTGACTCCTATCCAAATAATCCAGGGAATGATCTAGGTGTTCCTAATAGATTATATAGCCAGCCCTCTGGAGACGTATACCCTAAAGTTCCTGGCGAAGATCTTGGGGTTCCTGATAGAATTTACCCAAGAACATCTGGAGATGTTTATTCAGATAGCCCGGGAAGAGATTTGGGCGTTCCGAATAGACTATATGGTGGACCAGAAGGCGATGCTTATCCTAAAAACCCAGGTGAAGATTTAGGTGTTCCTGATAGAGTTTACCCGACCACATCCGGTGATGTCTATCCGAACAGTCAAGGAAAGGCCCTTGGTTTGCCTAACAGATTTTACGAATCCCCTGATGGCGACGTCTATTCTAAAGTTCCAGGTGATGATCTTGGTGCTCCAAATAGAGTTTATCCAAGAACTCAGGGCGACGTTTATCCTGATAGTCAAGGAAAGGCTCTTGGGGTTCCTAACAGATTTTACGAATCACCTTTCGGAGACGAGTACTCTAAATCTCCTGGTAAGGATCTAGGAGTCCCTGGTAGAATTTATCCGAATATTTTCGGAGATGTGTATCCAAATTCTCCTGGGGATGATTTAGGACTACCCTCTAGAGCGTATCCTTCGTCTACTGGTGATGTTTATTCTAAAGTTCCTGGAAATGATCTTGGAGTTCCTGATAGAGTATATGGTAAAACTTCAGGAGATGTTTACCCAGAAAATCCAGGGAAAGACTTAGGACTACCATCTAGAACCTATACTCAATCAACAGGGGATGAGTATCCTAGAGTCACTGATAACAATACTGGATCGCCTCTTGAAAGTGTGTATTTCAGAACACCAGTTGACGTTTACCCAGAAACCCCCGGCAAAAATTTAGGAGTTCCAAATAGAGCATACCCTCCGTCTTCAGGAGACGAGTACCCTAAAGTTCCTGGAAATGATCTTGGAGTTCCTGATAGAGTATATCCAGGAACGCCAGGCGATATTTATCCAGAAACCCCAGGTAAAGATTTAGGAAACCCTGATAGGGTTTATAAATCACCATATGGAAATGAATATCCTAAATCCAATGTTGATGGTACAATATCTCCAGAAAAAGTATATGATAAAATCTCAGGTGACTTTTATCTAGAAACACCAGGTAAAGATTTAGGTGTTCCTAGTAGATTTTACGGATCTCCCGGTGGAGATGTATATCCTAAAGTTCCTGGCGATGATCTTGGAGTTCCTGATAGGGTATATCCTAAAACTTCTGGCGATGCTTATCCAAATAGAACAGAAAAGGATTTAGAGATCCCGAATAGATTTTATGAAACCCCCGGTATAGACTCATATCCTAAAGTTCCTGGTGATGATCTCGGTGTTCCTGATAGGGTATATTCTAAAACTTTTGGTGATGTTTATCCAGGATCACCAGGAAATGATCTATCGGTTCCTAATAGAGTTTATAAATCTCCAGAGGGTTATGAATATCCTAATGTTCCTGGTGATGCTCTTGGAGATCCTAATAGCGTATACCCTAAAACTTTTGGTGATGTTTACCCAGAAACCCCGGGTAAAAATTTAGGTGTTCCTAATAGAGTTTATAAATCTCCAGAGGGTGATGAATATCCTAATGTTCCTGGAGAAGATCTAGGATCTCCTGATAGGGTATATTCTAAAACAACTGGGGATGTTTATCAGGATAGCCCAGGAAAAGATCTAGGATTACCTTCCAGAGCTTATCCCGGAATAAATGAAAAAGTGTATCCTGAATCGAGAGGAGGAAATTCTGATCCTATTGAAAGCGTGTATTCCAGAACACCAGGAGACGTTTATACAAATATTCCAGGAAAAGATCTGGGATTACCTGATAGAGCTTATCCAGGAATAAACGAAAGGGCATACCCTAAAAATACAGAAGAAGGTTTTGATAAATTTAAAAGCGTGTATTCCAATATACAAAACTCAGATGTATATCCAACACATCCAGGGAAAGATCTCGGAAAAGAGAAGTCTAATTATGGGGCAGGTACAGATTTAAACCAGCAAGAAATTTTTGGTAGTATTTATAGAAATTCAAATCCAATAATGGATTCAAATACATCCAGTCTCGGAGCGGGAAGCTATGGTTCTACTTACAAGAATGAATACGACAGCAATTCACTAAATACCCCTGGTGTTTACGATCAAAAATTATATTCGGATCCAGCTAAGGGATTAGGATCTAATCCGGTATATTCACAGCAGAGACCTGATCTTGATATGGGCAACCCTTTAAATACTTTTAATAACGAGCCTCCAGGGACAGTGTATCCTCCAACGCCTTCTATCTCTTCATCCAGAGTAAGAGGTGATCTTGGAAGGGATTATCCGCCAGTATCTGGAGATTTTTTAATGGAACCCCCAATAAATTTAGGGAATCTAAAACCACCTGATAAATATAATATTAGCACAGGAGGACTTAATACTCCTAAATCTAAATTTGAATAAAAATGCCAAGTGAAAAAACATACCTGGGTTCAGTTGTAGATAACAAGGACCCGCTTTATGAGGGAAGAGCCAGAGTGAGAGTCTTCGGAGTTCTTGATGATATTCCTGTTGAAGATCTTCCTTGGGCAGAGCAAATCTCTGGTCTTTCTTTTGGTGGAAATGGCGGAGGGGGTAACCTTTCTATACCTAGAATTGGAGCTGTGGTTGGTGTACATTTTGAGGAGAATAATTATTATAAAATGAACTATCAATCGATTAAGGAGATCTCTGATGATCTTTTATCTGAGCTCAAAGATGATAATTCTTATGAGGGTACGCAATCACTTATATACGATTCTGAAGCTCGACCTGGTCCACTTAAAATGATCTATACACGTAGGAAGGGATTGGTATTTCAATTAGGGGAGGCAACAATACAACTAGATACTCAAAACGCAAAAGATGGATCTGAAAATCTTAGGATTGTTCTGAAAATGAACGACGATGAAATCCGCATGGAGAGGAAGAACGGAAAACAAACAGTTATTGTTAATAGCTCTAGCATAGAGCTTGGAGAAAATGCAATCGAGAGGTTAGTCCTTGGAGATTCTTTTATGAAGCTTTTTAATTCACACACTCATAAAACTGAAACTGGAGAAACTGAATCTCCTTCTCAAAAAATGGAAATAATTGCTCACCTTAGTAGAGTTTCCAAATCTAAATAATCTTATTTCACTTAAAGGAACTTAAGATTTGATATATACTATAACTAAATAATTTATCACTAAACCTTTAAAAACAAAACGAATGAGTTTTAATCTAGCAGAAGATTTCGATTGGACGCTACCAAACAAAAGAGCGGTTAATGCAAAAATTAAAGCCCCAGAGGGGTCAAGAGTTTATTCCCATGAAAAGTATGCTCAAGATTTGAGCAATTTATACTTTAGTGGGGTTTCTTATGAATTTGATAAAATAGGGAAAGACCTTAAAGATGGTGAGGTTTATCCATGTAAAATCACAAACATGAACGAGACTGAAGCATTGGCTCAGACTTCGGCAGGCCAGACGATTTATATAGACCTAAGAAAAGAGAGAAGAGATGCCGCTAAATTAAATTTAGAGGAGATAGACTTTCAAGTTGGAGCGGAATTTAAAGCTAGTGTTAGAAAAGTAGGAAGCAGCTATTTTGGCTCCGTTATTGATTTCTATATGCATAGTATCAGAGACGAATTCTTTGCACAAATCAAAGAAGGATCTCATGCATACAGAGCTAAAATAGAAAGTATAAATAAAGGTGGCTATATCGCAAGCATTTCAGGAATAAAATGTTTCCTTCCTGGATCATTAGCTGCGGCAAACAGAATTACAGATTTTGAGTCTTATATAGGAAAGGAACTTCCTGTTATGATCGAAGGTTATGTTGACGCAAAAGACATCTTTATTATCTCTTATAAGAAATACTTAAATAAGATCATGGATTCTAAAATACAGGAGCTTGATCTTACTAAAAAATATAAAGGATTCGTTACAGGAACCAGCGACTTTGGAGTATTCGTAGAATGGGAAGAAGTTTACACTGGTCTAATCCATAAAACTGAATTTGAAAATGATTCTAGAGTTACCTCGTTTATACCTGGTGATGAAATAGAATTCTATATCAAAGAGATAAAGGAAAATAACAGATTAACTCTAACTTTAGAAAAACCACTAGAGAAGAATGTAATCCTACAAGAGCTTGAGACAAAGATAAAAGACGGAGACTGCGAGTCATTTGAGGCTAGAATTAAGCACTTAAGAAAAAATGGAATTCTTGTTGAATTAATAGCTCTTGGTCTTATGGCACTAATACCTCAAGATAGAGTCGGTAAGAATAACAGAGGATTCAAACCTGGTGATTCCCTGACAGTTTCACTTTATGAAGTTGAGGTCAATGCAGGAAAAATATTTGCAGAACCAGTAAATGAGTAACGAAAGAACCCATTTTGATAAATTGTATGCACTCAGTTCCGCCGAAATTGGATTTGAATTTGAGTTCTATACAAATATGCTTAAGGGTAAAGCTTCCGAATCCCTAGGAAAACTTCTAAACAAAAAAGTTATAGTTTCAGAAAAGTATCACTCTAATATTTCTGTTAGCGGTAGTACTTTTAAACTCGAACCTGATTATTCTGGAGGTGGCAAAATGGTTGAATTTATAACCGGGCCACTTCCTTATAATGAGGCTATTCCTATAATGATCAAAACATTAAAGTGGATAGACGAAAACGGGTGGACCAACGATAGATGCGCTTTTCAGTTTTCAGTTAGCTTTGATAAATCTAGAAGGGATATTAAGGATAGAATGGAAACCTTAGATAGACTTAAATTTATTTTAGGTTTAGATGAAAACAAGATATACGACAAATTCGGAACAAGGATAAAAAATGTTTATGCTAAATCCATAAAGAGAATAGTTCCTAGAAATCGTTTCGCTATGTTAGAAAATATAACTAGCATAGATCCTAAGATGTACAAAATTCCTGATGACAAATACTACGGAGTAAATTTCACTAAACTTTCTAAAGGGTATCTTGAATTTAGATATCTTGGGAATCGCGATTATCAGAAGAAAATAAAGGAGATAAGAGAGGTTGTTGATTATGTCTTATTATATCTATATGATATTCTTAGCCGTAGAATAAACGGTTACACTAAAGATGATTTGGCTAAGTTACAGAATATGATGAAGGATTACACTAAGGTTGTTAAATCCTTTAATAATCCAAACTTCTTCTTTAAAAATTATCCTGACTTCCATATATTTATAGATCTTAAGGGATGGGAAGAAAATGTTACTACATATTTCCCGGTAATCAGAGATAAACTATTTGAACTTATTGTTGAGGGAAACGTAACCTCTGGTTTTTTCAATTATGACACAACCACGGGCAAATATCAACTTAAAGATTCCAGAAGCAGAGAAGCGGTTTTAATTGACGGAATGGATTTAATTCTTTGCGATATTAAAAATGGGATTTTGAAAAATTGCAACATTCATAATTGTGAGATAAAGAAATCCTCTTTAGAAGATTGTAACGTAGTTGGAGGATCTAAGATCTTCTCAAGCAAAGTTAAATCATCTATAGTAGAATTCACAAACGAATTAAAAGATTGTTTTATAGATTGCGAAAAAAAGAACATCAATTGTAAAATAATTGGTGGGGTTTTTAGAGCTGGAACCCTTGGTGAAAATTCTGAGGTTAGCAAAGAAACCTATAAAGTTAAAGGGTGGGATGAAATCAGAAACAATAGATTCGTAACCGATAGTAGGCTAAAAGATCTTAATGATCAGTTTGCTGTTTCGAGATTCGGAAATATGAATTACTAAAATAACCCTAAGAAAATGATATTAGATGGTTTAATTCAGGAAATAGAAGACGCGCTATCCTTTAGCTGTGCTCTCCCATATAACCTAAACAAACAAGAGGTTGAAAGAATTATAGGACGTGCTAAGTCATGGTTTAGAGACAATTACCAGTATGCTGTGGAGGATAGAGTTTTTATTCTTAAAAATGCAATATTTCAACATAAAGAATTTAGAGCAACCAGACAAATTAAATTGCCTGAGTCTATCGTGACTGTTTATGATGTAAGGGAAGTTGGAGGATCAGGAATTTCAGGAAATCCGGATAGAGATTTTAGCGACTCTAAACTTTTAGGATCTGAACTTTTACTTTCTCCTTTTGTTGGAGATAATCTAGTTTATAGAACGGTAATGTACTCCTATTTTGATTTATCTAGAGCTTACCTTCTAAATACTTTTGCATTTAAATGGAACAAGAACACAAAGAACTTAACCATCCTGGGTAGGGATCCATCAAGATCTGGTAAGGGTGGAACATCCGCTAATTCAAATGGACAGCTAGCTCAGGGATTTGGGGTAGGTGGGGTTGACGTAGCAGTTAGATGCTTTGTTGCTATAAATGACGAAGACCTTTTTAAAGATGAATTGTTTGTTAGATACTGTATAGCTAAATCTAAGATAGCGTTAGCTAATATGCTTTCCGTGTTTAACTATAATCTTCCTGGTGGAATACAAGTAAATTCTGGTGATATAAAAGCTACGGGTGAAGCGGAGCTTCAGGAGGTTATGGAAATGATTAATGGTGAGAATACACCTAGCTATTTCTTGCAGTGGAATTAAAGAATACCGAAAAAATATCCAAAGACCCCGGAATTTCCGGGGTTTTTTATTTGTTGTGGCTCTTATGAAATTGAGATATATAATATCAGTATTAGCATTTAAGTATGAAAGAACTTTACAATAGGGATCCACAAGACCCAAAATATAATCCATATCAGATAGAGACGACAGATCCTGTAGAGATTTGTACTGGCCAATTGAAGATGTTGCTTCTAACAAACAAAGGTGAAGTGTTAGGAGATCCTAGATTTGGACTAAATCTGGAGGATCTTATCTTTAATCTTAATGTATCAGAATCAGGTCTTAAGAATGAACTTGATACTTTTTTAACGACCTACATTCCTCTTTTTTCAACACTTGGCGGAAGTTACGATCTCAATTTTTTTCAAGGAACTCAAAGAGACGTAGCAACTTTAGATTTTATGCTCCCTTCTGATGGAGGATTAAGTCCAACAATAACTTTAAGAATAACATAATTTAGAAAATGAATATTTTTAAGAAAAATAACATCCTGATTAACGGACTCTTAACTGACACCTTTAATTTTCTACAGGATACTTATAACCAGACCGTAAATTTGTTCACAGTTGCTTCTGCATGGGGACAAATTTTGTTTGTCGTTCAGAATCTATCGCAAATGATATTATACTTTATCGAGGATTCTATTACGGAGCTAAATATAGAAAATGCTACAAGGGATTATTCAGTAAGAAGCTTGGCTAGAATTTCTGGATATGATCCGGGAAGATCGACATCGGCTCAGGGTGAAGTTTTTGTTTCCTGGAACACATTACAGTCTGATGTTGGAGGGGGATGTATCATTCTAAGTAACCACACACAAATAAGATGTCAAGAGAACGGTAGAACTTACTCGCTCGTTCTAGGAGCTCAGAAATTAACAATTCCGCTTACAGGAGGAACTAATCCAATTAGATGTAAAATAGTTCAGGGTGTATTTAATTCTTTTACAGTTACAGGAACAGGTCTTTCTCTACAGAGCTTTAGTATTCCTATACAATCCGCTTCATTTGTAGATCAATTTTATGTTGATGTTTATGTTAATGAGGAAAAATGGAAAAGATACGATTCTCTTTATGACATCCCTCTAAACAAAAAGGGATATCTCGTCAAGAGTGGAATTCAGGAAGGCATAGATATTTATTTCGGTAATTCTAATTTTGGAATGGTTCCCCAGAAGGGATCTAAAATAAGAATAGAATACCTTCAAAATGTAGGAACAGGAGGTAATGTTGCATCCACTAAAGATAATCCAATAAGTTATAAATTCAACCAAACAGGCACAGATCTTTTTGGTAAAGAAGTGGATCTTGGAAATTATTTAGATATTAAACAAAGTATAGATCCGATGTTTGGAACAAATCCAGACTCTACCAATTTAATAAGACTGGTTGCTCCTAAAGTTAGTAGATCGTTTGTTTTTGCAAATGCCCAAAATTATGAGATCTTTCTAGATAAACTTGGTATATTTTCTCAAATACAAGCATTCTCTACTTTTGACGACGATTACTTGGACGATGATAATGTTGTTTATCTTTATTTGATACCTAATATTACACTTAACATCTCGTCTAATCAAGATTATTTCAGTGTTCCTGTTGAAGATTTTCTATTAACAGAACCACAGAAAAAAATGATAGTTAAACTTATTCAGGATTCAGGATCTATGATAGCTACAACGGTAATACAAATAGTTGATCCTGTAATATCTAGATATGTTACGAATGTTGTTTTTACTATTTTTGAAGGGTATGATCCAGAATCAGTAAAGAAAGAAATTAGGAAAAGAATATCTACGTATATGCTAAATACGACAAGAAGGGATTATATTCCTAAATCCGATTTGATAGCTATAGTTGAATCTATAGATGGTGTCGATTCAGTCAATCTCTACTTTGTTGGTCAAAAGAACGAGGAGAATCAGTCAAAGATGAAGGATCTTACAAATATATCCGATCAACAAATGTCGCAGTTGTTAGGACTTAATGATTTCGGAGATATAGTTATAGGTAGAAATGAGCTTGTAGTTTTAAGAGGTGGTTGGACAGATAGAAACGGTATAACTTATACGGAGGGTATAGTAGAAGGAAAACCAGGACCATTAAATATGAGTGTATCTTCTACTACTAAGAAAGATTACAGAGCGGAATTAAATGCTAACACCAAGGCTCAAATTACAAAATCTTCTAACTAAGAATGGCAGAAAAAGAATACTCCCCGTTTTTCCCCGATCCCGATAAAGGGATAAACTATACTCAGGTAGGGATAAAGCCTCAGACATCATCATCAACTTTCTATAATTCTAGAGATATTTATGATACACAAGATCTGGCAGAATCTAGAGCCTATAATATAGGATGCTCTGGGTACAGATTAATTTTAGCAAATAGTAAAGAGTATAAATTTGCACCTTGTTCGGATAGTAAAGATTATCGCAAATTGATGAAAGAACTTCCTAAAATTCCAATGGAAAGGCATTGGTATGAATATGATCCAACCCAGAATATTTATGATATAAGGGATAGCGTAAATGATAACGTTCAGGAGGGATTTATCTATAAGGAACAGATTTTAAAAAGAACTCTTTCAAGTGTAATATACAAAGATCCCATTAAAGAGGGAATACTTCATTACTTTGATATGGTGATATATGGATTAGTAGAAAGTACAAAACAAATTAAAAACTTTTTTAACTACACAGTTAAAAAAAATAACAGAAGAGTATTTTAAGATATGTCTAATTTTTTTTATAGAAGGCTTAACTTTTTTAATAAACACGGGGATCCCCTGAATTTTGATTATGTTGGCCCGACTGGACCAACCCCACTTGACTCTAAATTCACTTTTAGAAGTTCTTCTGGATCTTCGAGTGTTGGTGAATTTGATGTGGATCTTCTTGATTCCGATCCAGCATCTTTAACATTTAATCTTAATGATTTAAATGGGTTTAATATATCTGATTGGGCTAAAGAGATTTTTGACTTTCTGTTAAAAGGAGCGGACGTTTATCTATATGGTAGAATTGCTGGACAACAAGAATTCAAAGGTAAAATATCATCAATTTCAACTAATGTTGGAACGTATACTGTTAACTTTTATCCTGGGCAAGTTTCAGGTCAGAAGACAATAAGTCAAGGATATCAAGTTTATTTTAAAACATCCTACGAGTACAGACCAGGCGGATATTTTAAGGGAAGCATTTATTTTGATCCAGTTTCTTCTGGACTCTATGAGAATGAGCAAATTTTTATTGTTCAAGAAATGTATAATCCTTTAGGATCTATTGAATATGGGTTACCGCATACTGGATTCACTGGAGGGACAGGTGGAACCGCCCAGGGAAAATGGAGAACGAGATGGTATAATGACAAATATGGTGAAACTGATGTATCTGAGATCATATTCACTTATAAAATAGAGGATAGGTTACCTGGCGGAGAAGGACAGCCAATAATAATAAATTATCCAAATGTAGTTTATCCGATAGATGCAATAGCTAGTGATGACTACTACTCTAATGTTGGTGGGTATATCGAGTCATCAAATATCACATCAGAATCATTATCGATAAATGTTGCCCTTAACTCTAGTGATCTTTATTCTGATATTTATGAGAGAAGACTTGTAGTAGAGGATATAACAGGACCTAGCCCAGTTAAGGTTTTAGAGGTGAATTTCTACGGTGAGATTGTAGGGGAAGACGAAAGATTTAACGTTCTTCTTAAAAATCTAGGACGAGCTTTTTACCAGTCAGATTCGATTATTCTTAGAGACCATGACCCGGAGGAACCAATGCCAAACTACCTTGAAATAAACCAGAAAAGGAAAGAGCTAATGGTGGCTGGTGAAAGCATATTCCCATATGCAGGTAGTTATAAAGGTCTAGTTAATGCCCTTAAGTTCTTTGGTTATCAAGATTTAAGAATAAAGGAGTATTGGCTTAATCTAGAATATGGTAAAACTCAAGTCACATCACCTCTTCAAAGTAATCAAGAGTTTCTAGATCAAATAAATGCAGATCAAGAAGCAAATGGATACAGTCAGAACTATAAAATATCTGATCTTATAAATAATGAGAACACTGGAAAGTATAAGTTAACACAAACGTATGGCCCGGATTCGGACGGAAACTATGTTCTTAATCTTTCCTCGCAGGATACACTACTTCCAAGTAAAACATATAAAAAAACTGCTTTATTTGGATTGTATTACGATCTCAACAAAGTGACAGGGAATGATTCAGATTATGGGTATCCTGAAGTTACTGACGCTTTTGCATTTACGCAGGAGGAAGTTCTGATAAAACTGTTTGCATTAAAAGAGAGGCTCAAAAGAGACTATCTCCCTCTAAATGCTAGAATAGTTGATATTACTGGAGAGGGAGTTTATTTTGACATTTATAATACCCGTGTTTGGACTGATACTATGGACAGATCAGAAATAAGTGCTGGGTTTGATTTTCAAATAAAAGCAAATCCTGATTTTGGATTTTTAGAGGATCTTAGAAATTTTTCAACTAGACCTTATTCTAATTCTATACAAGCTCCGTCCAATTATTACAATAAGTATGAAATAACAGCTAGCGTTGCTGGTGGCACCGGCAGTGCTTTATACTTTAAAGGAATTTCAGATTCACTTAATCTTACACCAAATCCAACTTTCTCGGTAACCTCTGGTAAATCCTATGAATTCTCTATAGGTACCACTGGATTTGATTTTTATATAACAACAGATCCAACTTTATCCTCTATTGTTGCTCCGACTGGTCTTACCGGAAATGGTGCTATATCAGGGGGATCGCCAATGACCTGGTATGTTAATCCTACCCAAACATCGCCTGTTTATTATTTTTCATCGAATAATAAATCTCTACTAAATGGACAGATCACAGTTTTACCTTCCACCATATCAGATCTTGGAAATACTGTAGATCCGCTTTCTTCGCAACAAAGATTTTCCCCATCACAGAACTCCTCGATGATTTCTGCAATCTCAAATTTTTATGATTTAAAGCAGCAGGGAAAAATAAAGGATCTTGGAGATGGTGCATACAATTACGATTACCCTGTTTACGTTGATCCTGTTACTGGTCTTCCATATCAGAATCCTATAGGAATGCCAGTAGTTTTAGAACTTATCCCTGATAGATGGACATGGGATGAATTGAATTTTACCTGGACCTCCGTTATACTTCCTATATTTTCAATAGGAACAAGAGTTAATGTAAAATCCCCAAATAGCTCTTATTACGGTCAGAATGGAACTGTAGTTGCGGTTGTTAGTTATCTTGATGAAACTTATAGCATTAAGCTGGATGGGGGTCCAACAGTAACATTTGACTCGTATTCCCTCTATGCAACATCACAAAAATATGGATTGCTAACCTGGACGAATATTGATTTCTCCAACATGGTGGAGATAGAGTGGATCGTAAATAAATCAACAACTCAGAGCGGAAGCCCATATAATTTTATTTTCAGAGGACCAATATCAGACTTCTACCGTTTATCGCATTTTGTTCCTTATACAGGAGAGTACAAAGTTACCTGCAATGTTATAGATGGATTTAATTTTAAAAATACAGTAATAAAAGATGGGGCAATAAAGGTTAGTCCAAAAACAATTAAAGTCGATGCTTGGACAAGATTCAGAGAAGTTGAAACGTATGACTGGAAAGACACTTACAAAGCATGGGAGGAATACAACTCAATTTGGGAATTCCCTGCCGAAGGATCCTCTATAGAGGTTCTTAAAAAATCAATTCCTGAAGAGATCCTTAATTTTTCAAATTATGGAAACAAGGCAGAAGAGGGACAGGATGTTTACGTAAAAATAAAAACACAGCCTTCATCTGCTTATAGCAATATTGTTATTACCCAGAATGTTTTGGGAATACTCGACATTTCTTCGTATCTAATAACTGGTATTCAGTATGGATTTGCTACGGTAACAACAGCATCCACACATAATTTAACTACTGGCGACGTAGTTTCTATCCAAAATTCAGTTCCACAGATAATGGGGAGATGGAATTGTATTGTTACATCGGACACAACATTTGAGATTCCTATAATTCTTGAACTTGGTTGGAGCTCTGTGTATACTGCTTCTTCTCCAACTAGACTTACCGTAGACGTTTCCGCCTCTTGGTACCCAAATCAAAAGATGACCTCAGCAGGGAAAATGTCTATTTATATAAACGATAGACTTATTGGATCCTCCGAGGCTGGTGATACACTTCACTCAACAGTAAACTCGATAGTTTCCTCCGTTAATTCATTAAGAACCTATCCTGACTATTTTGCATCCTGCGATAATCCGACAGCAGATCCGGCAACAATTAAAATTACAGCACCATCTGATCTGGGGGCAAACCAGAATGGATCAAAAGTATCATTATCTGTTTCTGGCTCGATAATTTTAAATTCCTATGATACTGGAATGACAGGTGGATTGAACGTTGATTCCAAATATGTTTACTGGCCAGAGTACTCACTGACCTTTCCCAATAAGAATCTTAAGTATTGGGGAACTAAAAGGATTAACTGGAATACGTTTGAAGATAACACGTGGGATAATGGATACGCTCACGGTTGGTATGATTTTGAATTTAATAATGATTGGTTAGGAGGGTACGAGCTTCATAATATAAGACCGGGTGATAATATATTATTAAGCACAGCTAATGAATCTTATCCATTTCCTACAGGAATAACTATACAGCAAGGGATTGCAGGTTTAAGTATCCAAGAATTAGCAGATCAGTTAAATTCGTCCTCCGACATGTACGTTTCTAATTTTTATTATAGACCAATTCCTACTGAATCAGGACCGCTCTCAACGGATACACCGCCTACAAATTTGAGCGTTAATAATTTTTCTATAACAAATTCTTCGTACCTTCCTCCTAGTAGTGTTCCTGGGGGTAGTCCTTTATTTAAAGTCTCTTTTGGCTCTACCGGAGGTACCACTAGTATGATAATTTAAAATATATAATTTAAGAAATCTGATTTAAAATGGCATACAATAAAGTTTATATAGTTCAAGGAGATTACATTTACTACTATGACACTACCCCAGGAACTGTGGTTACTAGAACGTGGAATCTGCCTGGGGGATCACCGTCAACTGGAAGTTCTCCAAACATTACGACAAGATATATTGTAAAGAACCCATCTGGATACGGAGCAGGATTGACAGCAACAGATTCTATTGGAGCAACCGATACAATTTTTATTCCCTCTTACGTTTCCGTTGTATCTGAAATTGAAAACCTCTCTATAATTACCCTTACAACAGCAGGTGCTCCTATAGGATCTCCTTCCAATGTTGTCGATATGAGTCAAAATGTAAAATTCCAGGCTACTGGCACAATCAGGAGTTCTGCTACAGGGTCTTATTATTATCAGTTTTTAATACCTGGAACTGGTGGAGCTGTGGGATTTACAGGAACATCTAAACAGAACATATCAGTAACAAAAAACATTTTCGACTGGGGAGATCTAACAGGCTCTGAATCTGGATCGACTTATTCGCCATATACTGCATCAGCTATTCTTACTGTAACGAGCCCGACAGGAAATCTTTATAGTGCATCAACCAGTGTCACGTACAACAAAAGTGGGATCACAGACTTTTTAAATCTAGCAGACTATCCAGCTGCAAATAGCACAACGCCACATAAGACGCAAAGATTTTTATCAGCTGTTGTTGATCCTTATGATTTTGTATCTACAACTAACGTTGGACTGGGCGGAAATGGTCCTATTATATGTGTAAATCTTCTTCAACCGGGCGGATCTGGTATGTCAAACCTATCCTTTCATTCTCAGGGAGAACCTATTTATTATTACAGTCCATTTTTCGAATTTAGTTATCCTGGTCTTACCCCAGGTATGCTTACCGGACAGACGATTTCTTCTGGGTCCATTCTAACTACTTTAGAGCCTTATAGTGGTTCTGGCTTGATCAAATTGACTATATACCAATGGAACAATAGCGATTTTGGTTATGATGCAACCGATTTATCAGTATCCCCTTTTAACATTTCAGGACTATCTAGATATTCTGTGGGAAATTACATGTACCCTGGTGATATTTATAGTAGTGTTTTGGGGTATAAGTTTTATTATGCGGATACTAACAATCAAATTCCGCTTGATCCCTATTATCGGGAAGATAACACCCCGAATACTAACAGATATTGGTCAAATTATGCAATAACCAATTACATAAATGATACAAGCTTTGCTTGTCTAACATCCAGAGGATATGAATCAACAACTACTCGTTTAACCCCTGCTGCTACTCTTTTGCTAAATGGTGGTGAGTCGCGACTCGATACAAGTGTTGGATACTACAGTAAACTACCATTCAGAATGGGCGGAGTTTTACCATCCGGAAAGTGGGCTCAGTCTGATATTATTTTAACTTTTACGTTTTATTTTAACAATTCTCGTAGCTTTACTCCCCAGACAGTAAGAGCAGTTACTATTACCATCGGGGCTTCAGGTGCTACTGGAAATTCTTATGATGGAAATTTAATGTATGCTAATAACAGACCGACGAATATGGGTGTACCTCCTCACGGAGTCACTGGTGGATTTGTTGATATTATTAATTCTAAGCTTGCCACTACAGCTCCAAATGGTTATGGTGTTACCGGAGGGATTAATCTTAAATATTATTTTGGAGCCACTGCTGCTCCGGAATACCAATGGAGAGAAACCGCTTATGCCTCAACTGTTAGTGCTGAGGAGCCTGCTTGTTGGTATGTTCAAGGCGTGAAATTTTCAATCTATGAGGATTATGTATTTAATACTAAAACGGGTAATCCTAACCCATATGGTGTGACCAATGGATTTTATCTTGTTAAAGTTCTTATTACTGATAACTCTGCTTCTTGGTTTCCTGGAACAACTGGGCCAAAATACACAGCCGTCGACTGGATGGGGCTAGGGCAAAGCACTATAGCAAATCCTTATCAATACACAGTGGGGGGAACTTCTGCCAGAAGAGGATGGTATTTCCCAGGATAATTTTCTAATTTAATATATAAAATCGAATGCCAACAGCAAATTTATACATAAATCAAATAGACGTAGATAACGAGTTCTATGTTTGGGGTTCTGGACAAGATATAAGAAGATTCAATGGGATGTCCTGGGAATATTACGGATACCAGAATTCTGCTGTCCCTCAACCAAATGGAAGCCCTTACTATTTAGACACCAGATGTCTTTCCATAGACAATGAAGAGACGCTATGGTGTGGAGTTGCACAAGGGGTGGAATCTGGATATAATCAGGTTGCTGTTTTCAACATTGACACCAACAATCCTGAAATTGGAAATTCTTGGAAATTTTCAGACTTAGGAACATTTGACGTTCAACAAGAGATCTCTCTCATATATGCTTGTCCTTTTGGTGATGATATCCTTGCTTTCTGCAGTCCATTAAACGGAACTGGTTTAACCGCTGCTGCATCAACATATAGTAGGATTCAGGGTTCTACAGGCGGAAGACTTTTTTATTATCTGAAGGAAATTGATAGATGGTATGAAGAAGTTGAAGGCTATATATGGCCTCATATTTATGATATTAAAACGAAGGGTGTAGATGGAAAAAGCTATCTCTATTATATTGGAACAAAAGAGGGTTTATATGTTTTTCCTCAAGGAAGTCTTTCTACAATCTCTTTAAACGATGGAACTAAAATTATAAAACAAGCCACTGTTTATAACACAAAAACATCAGGCATAATATCTGATACCGTATATTCACTTGACTTTGATGAAGATGGAAATCTCTGGATAGGTACGGATATAGGTTTATCTTATTTCAATGGGGTCTCTTTTTGGAACTATGGAACGACCGGTCCAGTAACATTAGTGAAAGCTAGAAAGAATGGTCACGTATTTTATTCTAAGGGAGATGGCGAGCTTAGCCAGGGTACTGGTATTTGGCATTTTAACGGCACTTCACACACTCAGTTTAATTCTTCTAATTCTTCCTTATCTAGCGACAATGTGCTTGGTATCGAGCTCGTAGGTGATAATATAGGTCAAAATTCTTTTGACGTAAGAGCCGGTTCTTTATGGGTTCTTGGCTATAACACGCTTGCATCGTTTGAATATGACGTTCCTCACGTTTATGCATCTTCTAAGTATTCAGGAGCCACAGGATGGAATTTCGTTTATTATAGCCCAACAGGAGGAGCATCACCTTCACCTATTCCAAAAGTTAACAAATACACTTGGACTTACCCAGAATGGAGGGTTTATCAAAATGATGAGCTTGAATATAAGCATCCTGGTTTAGATCCGAGAAATCTTTTTCTAACCACAAAGCTATCTGATATTGCAGATGGTCGTGCGGGAGAACAAGCCTATTGGAATAACTACCCAATCCCAACATATGATCAGGATTTACTTATCAATAAAATACAATCTCCAAAATGGATTACTCAGCTTAATCCTAATATCGGGAATGATTATGAATTTAAAATAACTTCATCAGCGACCCTTACGATAAATGGATCCAACAGACTGTATATAGGAGGAAAAATAGCTCAAAACAAATCAATTAATTTTGGATCATATAACGATGGGACTCCTTTAACTATTACCGGGACTAATGGATTTAATATAAATTCTACCGATACTGGCGTTTCTTATACTGGATTTGTAGTTTCGTATGATGATTGCGGATGTGTTAAATCAAGTATAACATTCAATGGAAGTAGTACTGAAGTAACATCAATAAAACCTTCCCCCGATGGAAATTCTATTGTTTTAGCAGGAACCTATAATCTGTTAATTGAGAATGGATCGTATGTTTATTCCGGCTTGGCTTCCGCTGTTACTGGATACTCTAATGGACCTAGCGGTGCTCCCTTGGGGATTACTAATTCAGGTTTAACAGGAGCAACCTCTGGAGCTTATCCCTGGATATATTCTGCAACAGGAGCAACTGGATCTAAATATACTAATGGTGCGGTTTCATCATTAACCTATAGATATTCACCCGGCAATTCTGCAACATCAGGGAATTGTGATTTCTTGATTCCGACCGGAGCAACAGCTGGGTCATTTGGAAGTGTGTCAACAATATTATTAAATGAAACACAGTATACCAGTGTGTCGGCTTATTCGTATTTAGATAACCTTCCATTCAGATATGCAATGACGATCGGAACAGCAGCTTCCCCTAGCTTATATGGATATTATTCTATATTGTCTGGATATAAGGAAATAATTGCAACAAAAACTCGTTTTGTTTTTCAAGTTTCTTTCCAGTCTGGATCGGGTTCAACATCAATTCCAACCACTTCAGACTTAGTTTTTAATGTCTATACATATTCCAATAAAACTTTTCCTTTAATACCTTCCCTTTCAAGTTTACTAAGCAATACCGTTTTATCAAGTAAACAAGCACCCGGTGTTTTTGTTGCGGAGGTTGAAAAAGATTTAGGAGAGATAACATCTTTTACTGGAATCACCGGCGGATATAATGAATCGATCAGAAAATCGTATAGAGTTATAAATTTCAGATCATTTCCAAGTACCTCTATTTGGTCTGGCTCCTATGATAGCTCAAGTGTTACCTGTGATGTTACTGATTACACCGTTAATGTTTTAATCCCCCATTACAATAAACTATCAACGCTAAAAAATCTATGGCTAAGAAATAATGATTCTTATAAAAGCCCTGAATATTTAACAGACCTGACATTCGATTGGAGATTTCTTTCTTGTTTAAGCCTAAACAGAGACGATTTTTCCATTAGATCAGGTATTAATTCAGCATCCAATCAGGACTTATTTTATAACGATCATACTCTTTCAATCTCTTCGTTAAATACCGGAAGTAGCTTAATAACTGGATATTTGCCATACATTATTCCGTATGTCCCACCTGCCTTTAATTTTGGCGGTACTGATTTAACAAGCTCTTCTGGATATGAATCACAGCCATATTATATTCTTGTTAGCTCAGAGGGGTTTGGTGTAACTGGTGGATTTATAGAAAATGGTCTAACCGCGGGAGCTACTGCAGAGATCTATTCCACTAAAACTGGAACTTCCTATTATATAACAACTGCTTTTGGTCCGACTGCATCTTATTTTGGAGCTAATGTTAATAGTTGGTCTGTTGGAACTGGGGGCAATCCTATAAAAAGAGCAATAACTGCACAAATAACAGAACAAGCTTCAGTGAGAAGAATATTTTCATTCGATCTTGGTGAGAGCTATAACGGTGCACCATTTTTAAAAGATGCGAGAATTCTTTCTAATGGTCAATATTTTATGAGTTATTCTAATTTCAATTCCACCAAAACTAAGTATGTAACAAATATAGTTAAAACGGACACTAAAGGAAATATATTAGATTCAAACAATTTTGGAACTAGATCTATAGACTTGATTTTTTCAACATCTAAGAGTTCTGATATTTATATGACATCTAGTTCATATGGGACAACTGGAGCAGGAACTGGTTTCATCTCCCCAATTTATCCAGCATACTTTACACTTAAATCTGAACAATATAAACCTGAACTTGGGATAAACCTTGGAAACATTATATCCCGCCCGGGCTCGGGAGCGTGGACCTGGTGCGACGTGCACTCGTCCAATAATCATCTAGAAATTCCTCTTATGTCTACTGTTGTTTTTAACAACTATTCTTCTGACATATATGGTAAGAAGAATAATGTTTGGATTCTTTCAGATTCGCTCACAGGTGAAGAAATACTTAATGTTAAATCTACTCCTTACTTTATATACACATTTACTAAGAGTGGATATTACCAAATATACAATCAGGTTGAGGATTCTTTTGGGAATGTTTACGAAGCATCACTACCTGGATTTATCCAAGTTATTGATCATAAAAACAAAAGACCTGATGACAATAATCCTAATTTTGTTGATTCAACTGATTATGGATACCCTGAACCTTCCTTCGTTAGTAGAGATTATGATGTGAGAAAATTAGAGGATGATCTTATGGTTCAAGAAAAAGAGATTCTCGAGAATAACAGAATTCAATTTGGTGTTGAAGTTGTTATTCCCGATAATCCTGATGCTACGTTCGATTCTGAACCTGCTTAGTCGTTTAAAACTTTAAGAATTTCTTCTACTATTGGATCTCTGTGATTTGTTTTAAGAGATATAACAGAAACACCTTCAACAAAACTTAGTTTTTTTGATAACCAGTCGAATCCGCTTAGCCTTTTGTCTTTTAGATCTATTTGTGAGTTATCACCAACAAAAACCATTTTAGCACCTACACAAAGCCTGGTTATAATTAGCTCTAATTGATTTTGAGTGATATTTTGAGATTCGTCTATAACTACACAACAATCAGAGAAATTTCTACCCCTCATAAAGCCAATAGGTATAACCTCTATATTTCCTTCTGAGATCTCTTTATCTATTTTTTCTTTATTGTACAGCATGTACATGTTGTCATAGATAGCAGCTGTGTATGGAGCTAATTTAGCGTCTTTGTCGCCTGGCAGAAATCCAATTTCCTCACCAGCGGTAACTGCAGGCCTGGTAAGTATTATTTTTTTAACATCTTTTTTAAAGAGTAGATCCAAAGCTATCTGAGCTGCTAGTAGTGATTTACCGCTACCTGCTTGACCCTTTAGAAAGGATACTTTTGATTGCAATATCTTCTCCTTAGCCGCTTTTTGTTCCTCATTTAAGGTGATATTAAACCTTATTGAATTTTTTGGCTTTTTTGGCTGGTTTTGCATAGGTGACATTATTTTTTTTAGATTTGTTGACGGATCTCTCTTTTTATAAGAGGAATAAAAAATATATCCTTTTTATTGGAATAATTCCAAAGGTTTGCAGTTAAATTAAAGTCAGTGATCTCATTGTCTGAGATCTTATCTCTTTGTATTATCATATTTAGGAGTTGTCTGAGATATTGATATATATTCGGATTAAAAAGAAATAAAACAAAAAAATGGCAACAGTAAACACCACAGAAATTTTAGGATCAGATTCCATCTCCGGATCAAGGATAACCATTAATTCTAATTTTTTAATTTTGCAAAATTGGATCAATGGATACGTATCTGTTTTCGGAGTAGATAGCGTTAATGGAATACTCGATCTAACCAACGCCTCAACAGGAAAGGTTTCAGCTAAAATAGGGGCATTTAGCTCTTTATCAATCCCAGCATCAGGAACTGTGACCGCCTCTGTCGATTCTGCGGGACAGGCATCTTTTTCCTCTGTAAGCTCAACATCTCTCACCGCTTCTGGTAATGTTACCCTCAGCGGAAGTCTTTCAGTAACTTCTGCAGCTACTATGACAGTAGGAGCAACTGCAAGTTTTAACGGTAGTCTTTCTGCTAATGGTGCATTTTATTTAGGCGTACAAGGTCACGTTATTAGCAGTAATACCACTGTTCGTACAGGTCTAACAGCAGGCTCAGCTTTCCAGGTAAACACTGCAAATATTGGCGGCGGAGGTTATGTAACCTCTGTGAATTCCCCGTATACAATAACTGGATTGGAAGATGTTATTTATGCTAATTGTCAGGGTCCAACTGGATTCCACCTAAAGGTTGTTGGTGGTACGGGTGCAACTGCAGCAAGCATAGCTCAGGGAACAAGAATCACTATAGTTAATACTAGTGCTGCTGCTGGTTATATTTGGACAGGTGCTACAGGAACTTCCTCTACATACTATACTGGATTTAATAACGTCTCTACCCATGGAGGATTCTCAACAAGCGGAATAACAGTAACTGCAAGTAAAGCTTATAGATCATCTATTCAACTTCAATGGGAACCAAGAATAGCAGCAGATCAAACAACTCAAAAAGGATCTTGGGTAGTTTTAGGAGCAACAAACATGACAGTTTAATCGAAGGAAAAATAAAATAATTTAATGGCAAAAACACCTTTTATAAGACCTCTCCAAGTTCAAGGAGGAACCTTCTATTCTTTTTCTTCTTCCGCCGAGGATTTATCTTTTACTTTTAACAACTCGGCAAATAAGTTTAAGTTCTCTAAATTTGCACTTCTTAATATACCAAATATAGATAACACCTATAAGGGGCAGTCAAATAAAATTAGATTAAATGCACCCGATAGTGCTTTTATTGATTATGTTACTAATGCCAAAAAAATAATTACCGGAGATCCTAATGTTGATTTCTCTCAAAGCTTCCAAAGTTACTGTTTAAACTTAGAGTCAACCGTTACTGGAAATTCTGGATATGATCCCTCACTAAAAAGTAATATTTCAGAGAGAGTCTTTTTTAAATGGCTAAAAGAAATAGGAGCTATTAGATATAGACCTGCAACTTCCGATGAAGTATCTGCTTCATTAGATCAAAGTACCGTTACAATAACTAACGGACTTCCAGTTACTCAAAAAAGATATGCAGAGGGTGATACAACTGTTGGTACGACAGGATCCTATGGAATTACAGGGGCTAATTATAGCAAAGTTGTTCAGTATATAGGAAATCTGGATATAGTAAATAGTGTAAAAAACTCTTCTAATACATATTCAGAGGTTTACGTTTATATTCCAACTAAAGATGGTAATACCCCAACAGTTTTATTTAAGAATGTTGTTGATAAAAATTACTATTCAAACTATCAATGGACAAATTCTCCTAACAATCCTTTAGATGTTGAGTATCTTTACGGAAGATCCTATAGTGATATTAATCCTAGCGGTCTTACAACTCTTTCAATATTCGATGATGACGTTTTAGGAGCACCAACATCAACTTTTTTTTACACTGGAACCAATGGCTCAACACAAACTGGAAATTGGTATACCCCGAGAGACACACCAAACACGTATTTTAGTGATCTAATTTTTACCGATGCATCTAATGACATATTAACTAAAACCTACAATGGAGCTAGTGGATCTTACGTTAGATCAAGATTAGATTCAATAGGAATAGACTTCGACCCTAATTCATACCAACAGATTTTAGAGAATCCTAGTATTAGCACTCTTGAAGAATTTAACGCTACCCCAATTGCTAACGATTTTGAGTTTAATTGCGTGCTTGTTTATTACGATGTTTATGATCCAGCTAATATAACAGATAGCGCAACGAATCTTTTCGGTGTTCTTTTCTTGGATGATGTTAACAGTACAGGGGGTGAAATTTATATACCTAGACTTAAAAAATATAAACCAAATCCTGTAACTAAGCTTAACGGTAACTCTTATGGATTTAAAATAAACCTCAGATTTGATACTGACGTTAGCCAAACTGGGGTTGAACAATCTATAAATGATTATTCGCCATTCTCGTTGTCCATGTTTATGGATGCTATGAATGTTTTGCAGGAGGCAAGTTCCACTTTAAATAATTCATCATACGATTTTGTTCAGCTAAGCAACAGAGTCACGAATATTGAGAATATTACACTGAGCTCTTCTACAGCTTTAAATCTCGATAGAAGAATATCAGATCTAGAGCAAACCCTTGCTTCTAATCAGGCTTTATTTAGAAACACTAGCTCTATAATGCAGCTTATTAATCAAAATTACGATCTCGTAAGATCCATTTTGAATAATCAGACTAACGTTCAGATCTCTTATGATCTTGACTTGATCAAGCAGGGATCGGGTATTATAGTTGATAGAAGCGTTAAAAATGAATTGACCCTATATAATGCCAATCAGGATTTCACAATAGGCTCTAATAAATCTAAAGGTACCTTTGTCCCTGGGTCCTCTAATATAATCGATCTCTTACCATTTTCTAATTATTTTAAATACGTTAATAACAGTCAGGTTTTAACCCTTGCTAGCGATTTAACTATCAGAATTAATGACGGAGGTTTAAATCAATGGAAAACTGGTCAAAGATTTAGAATTTCTTTTGGTGATAAAATATATCCTGGAGATTTTATAATTAGAATATTGACTAATGCTTTAGGAAATTATCCTTTATCAAATCCTTCTGGTGTACAATATTCAACTTCTATAATAACATTAAAAGATTCTGATTTTTCTCTCTTTTCATATTTACCAGTAATAGAGATAGTTTGTATAGATGGAGACAATCTCACTTTCCAGGTTGATCTTTTAGGAAAAAGTTTAACAAATAATTAATAATTAAGAAATGGCAGGTACACAAAATTCAGTAAGTTCATTAATAGCTCAGTTTTTAAGACTGCAGAAGAATTCATTGGAGATATTAAACGGTTTAAACGAAGCCGCAGTTTCCACTAATGCTACTGTATCTATAGAAGTTTTGGATGAAAACGGTTTACCAAAAAATGCAAACATACCTTCGTATGGATATCTAAGAGGTGAAATCCAAAGACTTGATAATAACATAAAAGCCCTTGCAGGCCTAGGTGATAATTCTGCAACAATCAGAAATCCTGACGGAACATATTCGCAAGTTTATAAAACTGAAACACTTAAAGATCCTGTAGCTCTTTCAAATCTGCCAGTACCTAAAACATTCTACGTAAAGGATAATTGGTTCTTTGAAAGTTTTCTAAGTCCTCTTCTTTATATAAATGTTAATGTAACTGATAAAATCCCAGATTCAGAGGATCGAGTTCAGATTAAAAGAATAATTGCCAACACTGACACGGTAACTAAACAAAGTTACTTTGATAAAAATCTAAGTGGAAGAAACGATCTTTCACATGATCAATTTATAAATTATCTATCAGATGCTGGTATTGATTATTTTGTAGATGAAGATATTATCCAGTTGCCTTTAAGATCAATTAGATTTTTTGGAAATTTTAGTGTTATCTCTTATTATGATGATGTCATAACAATGACAGATAAGAACGGTAAAACATTTAAAGAAACAAGAAGAAATTATAAGCTTAATACACTTAAATATACCGATTCACTTTCCGGAGTTAATGACGGTAGATATCTAGACGTTAATGATAAAATATCAACACCGGGGGGAACACTTTATTTAATAACATCAGTTAACAAGGATCAATCTTCAATACAAGCTAAACGAATTTCAGGGTATGATCCAATAGCTCTTGGGGCAAATACCCTTTCTATTTCTTCAACCGATTTCGGACCAAGATATATTCAGGTTAATATTGGGTATAACGAAAGACAAGGGATTTTCTTTAAAACAATAGATGATAATTTTAATATAGTTGGATCTAATTGGTCATCCGGTATTGTTTTCTGGAGTAATAATCTGGAGACAAAAGATTCTAACGGAAACGTAGTTTCACTGGAGAGCTATTATCTGTCAGATGTTTCGGATCTGGGTAAAATATTTTTGGGAATGTCTAAGGAGAAAAAAATCCCTGCGGTTCAAGGGCTTCTCCCCGATACGCCCCAAGTTTCTTCTGATAACTTTAAGGTTGTTCAAATCAATAAACAGGTTACTGACTCGACATCAGTAAAAACAATAAACGAAAAGCTACAGGCTAAGTCCACTTTAAAAAGCGAGATATCATCTTTAGATGATTCGATTAATAAAGTTAGACTACAATTAAATACAGGAATCGGTACTTCTAATCAGTCATCTTCTCAATTAAATACCCAGAACAATGAAATTAATGCAATTCTTGGAGCAAATCTAACACAATCCCAAAACAGACAGGTTACTAATCCTATTGGGGTTAATGTTAATTCTTTGAGAGCAAGTTTAAATAATTTGATAGAGGAGAGAAGTAAAAAAGTTCAGCTTTATTCTTCTATTGTAGCTGACGTGAATTCTCTTACTACGGACGTTCCTCAGCTGTTAGAAACACCAAAGTACAGGGTTAGAGGATTTTGGCCAATCCCTTTACCTAGATATAGCTCTCAGACAGGAAATCAGGAGGTGATTCAATTTTCTGTTAGGTATAGATATTTAAGCGATTCAGGTTCAGCTCAGCCTTCTGAGACGATAGAATATATGGACACTGACGGTACGCTAAAAACCGGCACTTTTTCGAACTGGATTGAATACAAAACCGACATTAGAAAAAAAGAGTATTTAACCTCTAAGGGGGTGTATGTTTGGTCTCCAGAAATAACAGCAGATGGGAATGCGCAAAATATAAATCAATTAGATCTTCCTATTACGAAAGGAGAAAGGCTGGAAATTCAGATTGCTTCAGTCTCTGAAGCTGGCTGGCCAGATAATCCTTTAGTGTCAGATTATTCTACTTCTGTTATAATATCTTTCCCTGATAATCTATCAGTTTCCGGGGTTTCTGATATAGTAAAGGTGAATAATCAAGATGCTGCAGTCGTTAAAATGCAATCTGATCTTGATGCACAGGGTCTTCCGATTCACCTTTCCCAACAGTTTACTTCCGGAGATAAAACATATTTTCATGATACTAGTGGAATAGCTAGTGGATTTTTTACAAGTAATGGTGTGGTGATAAATCTTTTTGAAAAGCTTACTGATCTGCAAAATCAAATAAATCTAATTAAGTCTAATATAAGTAATGCTAGAGGTGTTCTTGAAGTTTATATAGTTGATTCATCAGGCAATAAGCTTAAAGTTTCTAAAGGATCTTCGATTAAGCTAAATGCTGGATTTACAAGTGACTTTTTTACCTCACCTTTAAATTATGACGCTGGAAAGATTGCTTCCATTACTTATTCTATTCAGCTATACAATTCACAGGCATCCCCGGTTGAGCTAGGATCATCTATTCCTGGTGGGCTTGATACTAGAGCTCCTCTAACAGTCGAGAATAACTATCCGTCGGGATATGATACCAATCTTAGATACAGTGATGCTCCTATTTCTTTAACATCTGTAACACAGTCTGCTCTTGTTGCTGACGGAAGATCTAATACGTTTTTTAGACAACAGCCACCCTATGCATCGGCAAGTTCTTATTCGCAATTTATTTATCAAAGGTATAAAAGTGTTGGATTTGATCAGATCCTTCTTAATAATTCATCCGCACCACAGAATCTTTCTACGTATTTTAGTAATACCTATTTTACAAGTTATCTCTATGATGCTATAACTCAGACAAATTTTGGGGTAACAGATAGATATCCGCAAAACGGAACTATAATGACCCCTTACGATCCTCGAAATATTGACCCAACCATATCTGGTGCAACGTCATCTAATATTTGGTCTGGTTATTTTTCAGATACCAGTGGCGGATCACCTTTAGGGGGAGGAGCAATTTCAGAGTTTTGTATAGATGTAAGACATCCATATTTAATAGAGGTTGGAAACCAGAATACTTATAACGGGGATTATCCTACCTTGGTAAAGCCTTATGCAGATCCAACACAAGCAATATCATATGCTCCTTTTAGACACACTCAATGTTTTTGGGGAGACACTTCATTAAATTACTATTGGGTTCAGAGCTCATACAGATCCCCTGGTGTGTTTCCCACTGATGATCAAACTCCAAGGGCTGATAACATGTATTCAGATAAGCTAGGGTTTACCTCAAACGATGAATACTTAATAGGTAAATATTCGTGCGGTGCTTATTTATTCTTGGCTCCGTCTTTAGCAAATAAAATACAGGTTCCTGGAAACACAAGTCTTTCTTCTACTAATCTTTTTGATGGTGATTCTAATGCGATAAACATTCCTCTTGTTTTTCAATTCAGAACAGTGGATAAGGCTGGATATATTGGCGGATGGAGAAAAACAGGTAACATCACAAATATAACCTATACTAAAAAAATAGGTATAGATGTAAAAGTACTGAACGAGGATCCATTTTCTTTTGATGTACAAGTAACTGGATCATATAAAAACGACACTCTAGTTTCCCCTAATTTTAGTAGTGGGAGAGTGTAAATTAGGTAATAGATAAAATCAAAGGATAATATGTCCCAATCTAAACTTTTTGATTATAATACATCATTCTCAGTAATTAGAACTAATCCTAAAATTTCTGGAAATTTTAAAATTACTGTTGATTCTTCCGGAGGTGTTTGGTTTAATTCTATGAATGCTAATCAAACATTAAGTTCATCACGTTTTAAGAGATTTAATATAACAGGTGATAATAGTTACTCCGTTGATCTATTTAATTATTTTGATAAGGGTACACTTTCTAATAGCATAGTTTTTGATGTTGCTAAATTTACCGACGGTGATAAAAGATCTGCTGAGAATTTTTCAGGACAATATGATTTTTTCTATTCTAGTGGAGCTTCTTTATTAATTGATGGTAATTATAATGAAGATTTTTCGTACTTCCAGCCTCTTTGGGTTAAAAATGAAATACCAGATTTTTTTGTTGTGTTTAAAGTTCCTGGACCTTTAAGCTATTCTTACACAGAAAACCAAACTAAAATATCAGAGGGTACTTCTTACAAGGTTATCCAAGATTATTCATCGGATGGTGATTTTATTATACAATATGGGATTGATCCATACGGTAATCCAAAGAGTTATAAAAGTGGTGATATTTTTAAAGGGGTTTTAAATGTTGATTCGTATTCAATACTAAGTGGAAGTGGAAAAGTTGCTATATTTAATGAGTTAAATAACATCTCACTTGTTGATAATATTGATTCGACATTTAGAGAAAAAATTCTTCCGAATTGCAGGGTAATTAAAACATTTGACCTTAGGGAATCAACTAAAATTGGAAAGTATATAAGATCTATTTTTAATAATCCAGGGTTTTCCACATCACCATTAGAGATTAACTGGGGAAATGATTCATATAGCTATTTTAAAGGAGTTAGCTATTCAGAAGGGGTTTTTTCTAAAAAAGGAGAACAGCTAAGTTCGTTTTTATCCTCTTCTAAATCTGATCCAATGATAGATCTAGAAGATTATATCACTTCGGGGTTTTCAAGAAATGGTTTAATTTGTCCAAATCTTCTTAATCTAGAGTTTCTTTTTAATGATGAAGACTCTGATCTCTATACTATAAATAGGTATTTTGGTCTTTATGTTTCACGTAATGATGTTTCCGAATTACAGTTAAACGGTAATTTCTTTTTTAAGCACAAAAACGATGCGGGTAATTTAAATCTTCCAAAGCCATCCGTAAATAATGTTGGATACTATGACAATAATTTTTCTAATCCAATATCATCTTCTTGCGGGGTTAGACTTTACTACGAGGGTGCCAGCGGATATCTACCAGGATCTGATAATGTAAATGTTGAATATTCAGATAAACTTTTTTATTTAACAGATAAGTATGATAATTTTTACAGCTTAAAAAGAATTGAAAAATATTCGGAAGAACTGGCATCTGGTACTGACATCTCTTGCTATCAATATGGTCCTTATCGTCCAGAAACGGATTCATTTGGAACTACTGGATCTTTCCACTCTAATTCAAGCGGATCCCTGGTAATACATAACACTAAGACAGATCTTTTGAATTTTACCGGGAGTGATAAAAAAATTGCTACCGTTCCAGGTTCAAATGCTTCTAAAGCAGGAAACCCGTATTTTGAAGTTGAGTTTTTGAAGAATTGGGAATTCCCGGAGCATCTTACATTTAAAATATATTGGCCTAATGGGTCTATTAGGGAAGGTGGAAGAAAATATGATCTTGTTAAATCTGGAGATTTTTCAGCTGTTCTCATTTGGACTGGAGGATCTTATTATTCTAGTGGTACTTCGTACTACTTTAATGCTATCACCGGATCTACTACTGAAATAGCATCGGCATTTTCATCCTTAATAAGAAGTGTAGACACCTCAACTTGGGATTCTGCAAATAATTCAGCATCCTCTATTATTAGATCAAAATTCAGGGGCATACAAACGGATAAATCTTATTCTGTTAGTATCTTTGATAACTATGATGAATTTACTTCAAGATTTAAAGGATCATGGGATAGTACTTCTTCATACTCACAATCTGATATTGTTCTTTATAATGAGACCTATTATTCAGCTTTAAATAACATAGTAGCGTCTACTAGTCTAAGTCCATCACCTGATGATGATATTGATAACTGGGAAATCTATTACACCTTTTCAAAATCAGGATATGTTAAAATAAATGGGGCTGATGCTTCTCAGATATTCAAAAATGTTAATTTTATTGGCGGATCGGATACTAAAGAATGTAGAGTAGTTTTCAGCAACAAGTACTCAAACATAGTTAAACCAGGCTATTTCATAAACAGTTTAACAGGAACCTCTGAAATTTTAGAAGTGACTAAGTATGTTGACGAACCAATAATTGATCCATTGACTGGTCAAATAACGTCATTTAACAATTTTGATAGCCTCCTGGTTGCTAATCTTGCTAATCAATTTGCAACAGTTCAGTTAGGATCTGATGGATCGTTTAATGTGTATAGCTCAAATAAAAGCCATATAGGGGTATTTACATTCTTTGACGTCAAGGAATTTGATTTTGATTTCTGGAGTTCTGAGTATTCTTATACGCCAACCCCGGAAACATATAAGTATTATCAATTAGAAGTTAATAGAACTGGTGAGATTAAAGCTAATATACCTTATTTTGTAAAGAGTGGACAGATTCTGTATTCTGGCTCAATTTATAATACAGGAGATTTATTTTATGGTATAACAGGATCAACATCTTTTATTAATTCTGCTCCATCTTTGAATTCTTTGCCTGTTGTTTTTCCTGCTCAGTATTCTAACGTCACATATACTGGTAATATGAATTATTCTAATATTGACTATTATCAGGACTTTAATACGTTTGATGGGTTTATAGGGATTCAAAGTTTAGATCCTACCAGATTAAGTTCTTCCGCCTCTAAATTGGACGTTTTCAATAACGGTAAATTGAATACCGAATATGAGTATTTGTGGGAAAATTACACTATAGAAAGATCTAACATCTCCAGAATAGTTCCTTATATAAACAAATGGGGCTATTTTAATGGATACGATGCAAGAGGTAATCAATACAGGCTAAATTCAAGCCCAGCTTTCACACCACTTAATTTTTCTCCAAGCTTAGATAAAATATCTATAGATACTAGATATCTAACAATGGAGTGGTTTTTGTTGGAGCAACCTCCTAGAAACTTCCCCGTAGAAGATATGGGTGATCAAAAAAGTTATTTGTCAGGTAAAATAGATCTGGATAAAGCTAGAAGTGCAAATCCTGAAGATTCCCTTTATCTTTCTTCTTATTTTACGGTTGAGCCTGGTGATTATCCGCAAGAATATGTTAACGAAAAGAATTACACTAAGGAGCTTTTCTCTTCTTTTCAATATAATCCGGCATCTTCTTATTATGAAACAATCTTTAGAGGAATTAAGGTTGTTCTTAAAAAAAAGGTAGAAAATTATACCAACTCAACTAGTAAATATATTCCTAATTATAGAGGCTATGAAGATTATAAATTTTCAGCGATATTAAGAATAGTTAATGAGGACGATTCTATAATTCAAGCTCCAGTTTCCTACGAAGTTATTGAGAACGCCCAGCAAAAATTCGTTTTGTTTGTTTGCAATCTGATAATGAAAGACCAAAGGCTATTTCCTCTAGGATCTATCCAATCTGATGATTATATAATAGATTATACCACTTTATATTCTGCTAAGAATAAAACTAGTGTTACCCCACCTACTTTAATTACTACTGGATCAGGAGATGGCTGGACAGGAACTGATTTTTCTAGCGGATATACCCACGAGTATAACTCCTCCGCTGACCCTTTAATATCCGATGTTTTCTCCGCAGCCACTGGTGCTTTTTATAATCTGGTATACGAAATCTCCGGCGTAACTGCAGGTTCTGTGTCTATAGGATTTTGTGGAGTTAATATAGGCTCTGGTATAACAGCATCAGGAAATTCCGTTATAAAAGCTGCAGCAAATTCTGGATTAGAAGTAACCCCAACATTGGATTTCACGGGAGCATTCTCTGCATACCTAGAATATCCTATCACTACCGGATCTAAATTTACTTATATTGATGACGTCAAATTGAGCTCTGGGTTAGATCTATCACTAGCAGCGGGTAGTTTAGTTGATACGAATACCGGGGTGAATGGGAGAATAAACATAGCTAAAAATAACTCTTACGATACAGATCTAAGGGAAGAGATCCATCTTTTTTATGTACAGAATCCAATAGGAGCTACTGCACCAACAATCTTAGCAACTGGAATTGGTAGTTTTAGTGTACCCTCTATTTCTTGCACGTACCCTTGGCCTACTGGTATTGGTCCTTCCTATGTCAATTTTGGTCAGGTTTCAGAGGCTCAAAATTATATTTTCAACGTTCCTTTTTCAATATCTTCGCCAGTAATTGTCCCTGTTGGTTCTAATGTAATATATAAAGATGCACCGGTTTTTCAGGTGGGCGGAGGGGAAAAATATTTTAGCGGAATTCTAAACAGATGCACAGCAGCATACATTTCTCAAAAAATAAACAGCAGCTCTAGCTATATCACTTACACTTCTTATTTTTGGAATGATGTAGATTTAAGTACTGATTCTAAAAGTAATGGATTTGAGATCTATTTTGAACCGCCAACTAAAATAATAAAACCATTAGGTACAAGTTTTTCTAAATCATATACTGGTCCTCAAGATCTTAGGGGTACCTCCAAAGTAACAAATTACGTTTTAAATCCGGGTGATGGTAAATATTCTTCCATTTTAGTTAGATACTCTGGATTCTATGAGCCCATTTTTAGAAAGGTGATTCATTTTAACAAGGACAAGATCGATTCTATTTCAGAAGGAACACACTCCATAGATCTATCATATAGAAATTGCAATTTTGATTCTGGTAAATATTACTTTGGGGTTTCCAGAAATCTAAGCTATACCAAGGTTTCATTAGGAAATCCAATTTTGGCTTTATCTAGCTCCATACCAGAAGGACCTGTTTATCCTCTAGTAGGTCAAACCCCAATAGCAATTAGGGACTTTAATTTATTCTCATCTTCTTGGGATCCTGGATATTATAGGGGTTACACAAGTGCAACAACTTACCTCAAAATGGCAGGAACCAGATCTATGAAGGAGATAAAAACTTTCTTTGGCTCTAAAATAATGAAGACCCCAGACTCTATATCAGCCCCGAATTACATAACTTTGGAAATATCAAGAACTTCAGGCTCTACAAGCATATCTTCTTTAAATTCTATAATAAGCGGATTTATAAAACCAATTCAAAACATCACATCTTCAAATTCAGGGAAAGGCATAGGATCCGTTGGGCCATATCTTTCGGGGGTAGATTTCAATAAATTGGATTTAAGCATATTTCCTGAGAGTGAAATCTTTTGGCAGTATTTTAAAGACATAAATAAGTTAAAGGGAATCATTAGATTGGATAGAATTTTAAGAAGATTTCTGCTTAATTCTGGAATAAAAAACGTTTTTATTGATAATATAATATCAGAGTTCGGAGTAGGGGATCCAAATTCAATAAATGATGATATAAATTCCTATATAGATCTAAACGTTTCTCCAGCATTCCAGGGTGGATCTTTTAATCTATACGTAAAGAAAACTGCTAGTCAGGAAAATTTATCATCAATTAAAGAAGCCGTTAGAGGGGATTTGCTTCAGAGTGATTTGATTAATAACGGTTATATCTTAGATAATAACTATAGCCTAACTAGTATTAGTAGTTTAGTGTATGAATTTGAGTATCCTCTAGAAAAAAATTACAATTATTCAATCCAATTTGATTTAAGTATAATCAAGATATAAAATGCCAAAAACGAATATATTAGCTATAAATTATAATGACGATCAGAGCTCTATTATAAATAAGTTAAATAATAATTTTGATGAAACGTTGGAGCTTCATGGGGGATCTCAGGGAATTCAGGGTGAAACCGGTCCCGCTGGTCCTATAGGTGAGATTGGGCCAAAGGGACAAACAGGAAATTCTGGAGTCAGAGGGAGCAAGTGGTTAATCTCATCTTCAGCTCCAATAGGTGGTATTGATAATCCGATTATATTAAGTGACTATTGGGTTAATAGCAATGATGGTGAGATTAGCATTTTTACTGATTATGGCTGGACCCCTACTGGATATAATTTAAATTCGACTGGTGAGGTTTTTTCTATAGTGGAAAGTAGGTATAGAGATAATGCAAGTCCAGCTTCCGGATTGACCGGATCTTCTCTAATAATAAATCAGATAGATCCTAGCTTATATTCTTTTATTTTTTCAGACAGTAATCCAGAAGCAGGACCAACAAATCCGGATCTTTCCAAATTTGTGATATCCACTGATTCGTCAGTAAATTCAGGAGCACTTCTTGAGTTTTCTAAAACAAATCTAGAAACAGGTTCACCTTTAGATTATGGACAGCATCCAGTATTTAAATGGACTTCACCAGGCATTAATAATAGCTCATTGCTATGGGGAATTCCGGGAGGATCATTTTCTCTTGGAGCTTCTGGTGGAATTTCTTTCTCTTTTGATTCCTCTACTTTATCCTCAGGAAGAAGCATGTTTATTAATTATGGAGTCGGGGTTACTGGAACTTCCGGATTTAATGGGATCTATGCCACTGGAGGTATACAGATAAATTCGTCTAACTTCGTCATCGATTCTAAATTTTTGACTTACAATAAGGGATACTACAGTGGACCTAATTATGGAAGCTCACTTCAAATTAGGAATTCTTTTAATCTCAATTACCCTAATTCTGTTTCTGAAATTCCTGTACTAAGAATAAATGGATTACCTGGATCACTTCTTTCTGTAGAGAGAGAAAATGATTCATTGTCAGCATCTTCCCTCCAGAACTATGCTTTTTCTTTCAAATCTCAAAATGTAAACAAATCATATCTTGATTCTAGAGGCAAACTTTTGACTGGTGCTTCATATTCGCCTATAATTTTTCCAGGAAATCTCTCAGGAATAACAGCATCTGCCAGTGGTCCAACGGGAACAAATGAAGTTGTTTCGTGGTATTTATTATCTCAGCCATATACGGAAACACTCACAATCACACAGCAGAATGGGATTCTAGGTGTAGTTCCGGTTACTAGCGGGAATACTTTAGTTTTTACTCCGAATTTTCCAAATTTAGGAGGAGCTAAAGGATCTTATGTTGGGATTGGATTTTATTCAGGATCAGGAGGATGGAATGACACATATTCGTCAACAGGGCCTACTGCTAGCAGAAATTTCCTTCTCTCCGGGGAATCTGTTAGCTTTACTGCATATTGTGTATCTGATACTTATTCAGGGTATGGCTACCCTTCCAGCCCTTCCAGCTTTTCTGACACTTCAAACTATAATGGGTTTGGCTATATCGGATATGGAGGGACATCAGGAACTGTCAATAGAGTAGTTAATCTCCCATTCAAAGCTCAAGCAATGGATTTTACCATTTATAGGCCAGCTACGGGAGGGGGATTTACAGGGGGAATTGGTGTTTATTGGAGAGCTTATAGTACTGGAATAACCCCAGGAACAACTAGCACAGTAAATACAGGAGGATCAGGAGGCTTTTTTACTATACCTGATATATATTAAACAGTAAACCATTAAACCTAAATGTCAGATCTAAAGATATTAAAAATAGATAGAGGCGATTCTCAAAAAACTCTAATAGATAAGGTAAATTATAATTTTTCTAGTATCGTTTCTTTTGGAGGAGGACCTTATGGAAAAACTGGAAAAGCGGGGACTCAGGGGGATCAAGGTGGTATTGGACCAACTGGGTCTTATGGAGATCCGGGTGTAAGAGGTCAAACCTGGTTTGTTGGAGCCAACAATCCTACCAGTCCAATCCAGGGGGATCTGTGGTTAAATACAGGAAATTATAATACTGTCTATAAATATGAGAGTTCTTCCTGGAATTTATACGATCTAAATCTAAGAGCACAAGATGTTTTTAGAATCTATACTCCGATAGTATCCGGATTTTCTAATTCTGGGTATTTCAATTCTTCAGTAAATCCATTAAACTATACTCTTGTATTATCGGACTCCTCTTTTTCTCTTGCTGGAAACAGTCTAAATGCTTTTAACCCGCAGTCCAGTAAGGTTGTTATCTCTACGAATAGTCTGATAGCTCAAAGAAAAATTTTAGAATTCTCTAAATCAGATTCCGACTCATTAGCATTTTCTAAATCACCATCTTTTTATTGGGTGGTTGGACCAACAACAGGTAAGGAAACATGGGAAACTGGAACCCCTGCTACTAGTGGAAATTATGGATTGATCTTAAATTCTCCTGAAGGATTTCTAGTTAATAGTAAAAAATCATTTAACATAAATTCCTCTTCCAATTTTTATTCGTATTCAAATGGAATCTCTATAAACACGTCTTCAAATTCACCTATTGTGTTTAATTCTGGATCTTATTTTAGCCTTTCGCTTTCTGGTGGAGTTTTAAAATTATCATCTTCTAATCTATACGCATCATCATCTAATATATTAAACTATTCAGGAGCATTTCTTTATAATAATTTATACGATAACTCTAGAGACTCTAAAGCTTTTAGAATAAGTAGTTCAGGAAACACTTCAAATTTAATAGTTAATAATTCTCTGGCTCCAAGCAGAAATTCTACTCTTCTCCATATAAGGGACACCTATTACGGAAATGACGTTTTAAAATTATATTCAAATGGTGATCTTTACGCTTTAAGAAAATTTAATGCAATCCAAAATCCAGTATGGGTTAATAACGGGGGAACATCCTCAGTGGAGTTACCTGGAACTGGTGGGAGTCCGAGTCTGCCAAAAAGTACTGTATATTGGCTTAATGTTGTTCCTTCGGTAGCTAGTGGAGGAACTGGACCTTTTGAAAGCTGTCTTTTCTGTAGCTCTGGTACTGATTTTATAGTGGATCCTGCTAACTATGGACCTAATGTCAATCTTGGGATATCTTTATGGACACCAGCATATTCTTCAAATTCTATGGACTCTGTATCAAATGGAGGATGGCTTAATCTTTTAAATGATCTGGAATCGATAACTTTTACCGTTAGAATGAAAACTCCAGGAAGATATTTTAGATTCGTTGGGTTAAATACAAATACTGGATTAACCGGAGCGCCTGATGGAGCTGGACCTACTGGTCCTGCTGATACATATGGAAATTATCAAGTTCATATGCTTTCTGCAACAGGAGCTCCTGGTGCAACAAATATAGAATTCACAATACTTAATTTATCAAATGGAGTTGCTAGATCGCAAACTGATAGATGGTTTAAAGTCTACTATTCAGCTTACGGTGGTCTTTCTTCGGCTACTGGAAGTTCAGAATATAGCGTTTCGGGTGTTTTGTGTAAGAATGGAACAATAACTTATATTTAAAATAGATATGCACTTTAATACAAAATATATTTTTCAGGGGGATTCAGAGGATGAGATTGTCAGAAAGACCAATTATAATTTTGGTCAGATTATATCTTTTGCTTGTGGTGTGGACGGACATTTTGGACCCAAAGGATCAACCGGACAAATTGGGCCTTCCGGTAAGAAAGGGGCGGCCGGAATTTCCGGTCCAAGAGGATCTCTTTGGTTTAGACAAAATTTACAACCGGATTCCAATTTAATAAATCCTGGGGATCTATGGATAGACACCTCAACTTTATATGGAGCGGTTAATTCTTTAAGTGCTACCGGAGCCTGGAATCCTACTGGATACTCTGTTTTATTTTCTCCTTATTTTAAAACGTACGATGGTGTACTTGGACCTGGTCGTTTTTTTGATAAATATGCTATAGGTTTAAGCAATTCTGGTAAATTAATAGAGAGCGAGACAAGTTTGGTTTTTAGTGACAAAGATGTTTCTTTATTAGACTCTAATCCAAACAGAAGCAAATTAGTCATTTCAACTTTAGATCAATCTAGTAAACCTATATTATCTTTTATTAAGTCGAATAGAGTGGTGTCAGGTGGACCTTCTTTTTATTGGACCTCCCCAGGATCTTACTCTTTAACTTTTAAAACAGATTCAGACCTTTCAATAAACTCTCTCTTTTCAGCTAATTTATTTGCTCTAGGTCCTACTGGGAGTCCGAGTCTTTTAGCCAGTCCATCCCTAAGCTTTTCTGGAAATTCTATGTCATTTTCTCAGTTAAGCCCTACCGGGGGAATTTATTTTAGCGGGACTGGAGATTTTTCTTTATATTCAAACACCACAGTTGGATCAGGTTCAAATTTTGTAGTGAATTCCAATTTGATTTCAATCAGCTCCTCATATTTCAGTCTTTCTGCTTCATCCGCAGAATCCTCTTGGGTAGATATAAGCAGCACGGGGGGTACCCCAGGGGTTGGGTCTTATATTATGAATATTTCTAAAACCCCAACAACAAGTTTACCTAGCTCTACAGTTACTTCAGGAACATATCCAACTGTTTTAATTGATGCTAGTAAAAATAATTATGCACTAAATGTCTCACAGAAATTTACAGGTGGGGCTACCGCTTATACTATTTTTTCTTCTAGCCCCAGAAAATATGAGGTCTATTCAAATGCAGAGATCATAAACAAGCCTTTTGTTTCCCAAACGAAATTTGGTGCTATAAACCCCAGTGCTACCGGGGGAACCGGCGGACCTTATTTTTATCATGTTAAAAAGGTTTCAAGGGTTTATCAATTTTCTCCCCTTAGCTATCTGGGAACCATTGATTATTATAGCAAAGCAACTGCCCAATATGTATATTATGGACTTGACCTTTCCAATCCAAATTATTGGCTCGGTAATGATATTATAGTACTTAGTCAGCGTTTGGTATTTGGTGCGGTTTCAAACCCCTATATAAAAATACCAGGGTCTGAGATATTCTCTTACGGTGGATTCGAATCGAATAAAACTTATCGTATTATATTTGACGCTAACAACCCTTATTACACTTACTATAATACTCAAAGAAATACATATTCGATCGGAAGATTTAGAGGACTTATGTGGCAATCTTCCGCTGGGATATATCGTTTATCTTTTCCTTCTCGTATAGGTGTAGCAGGTTCTTATGGTGCTCATTATGTTGATATTACTTATGTGGACATTCCAGGATTAAGCCAGGGAAAAAGAGTTCTTTATAAATTATCTACCGGATCTGCTGGTTTTGCAATATTGGGCAATCAGCTTTTTGTAGAATAATGGGAATAAGAATAAAAAATAGACAATAAACAAAAAAGAGATAAATATGATAAATCTAACAAAAAAAGAAAAGAAAGAGATCCTCAGATTTTCTAGTAATTATATAAATCTTCACAATGAAATAGTGAAGGTAGAAAGTGAAATAAAAAACCTAGAAGAAAGATCATCTGAGCTTATCCAAGATCTCGAAGCTTGCAGAGAAGAGGAGTCAAGATTCATGGAAGCACTAAATAAAAAATATGGTGAAGGCCAAATAGATCCGATGAGTTTGTGTTGGAGCCAAAAAAAATTGATACAAAATGACTTATAAAAACGAAGAAGGAACCATTAAATTTCTATCTAGCAGGCTCTTCTTAATAATTGCTATAGCGATTTTAATTATGCTGCTGCTAAGACAGTGTAAAGCAACATCATCGGCAGAAGCTGAAGCAAAAAGGGAGCATAACAACTATTTAGCCGAAATGGATAGCGTTAGATTAATTTCAAAAAGTAAAGATAAAGTTGTATACGAAAAATCCGCATTTGAAAGAAAGGTTTCTGAATTAACACAGAAAGAAAAGGATCTAATACATCAGCTTGAACTTAAATCTAATGGAAAGGGAACAACACCAAAAACTGTTATTCAAACGGTTACCCAATATGTTGACACTTTTAGAAATATTGCAAGTAGTGTAGTCGAGGATACTAGCGGAGGGACATCTTTGACCTTTAAATACGAACCAAAATTGCCGGGTAATAATAAATTCTCTCTTACTGGTAAAACCCCTTATGTTATAGAATTTACAAGAAATCAAAAGGACACTGCAGAAGTTTTTGCTAAACTTAATCCAGGAAATACCGAGGTGTCCATGTCGCAGAATATTGATCTAGTAACTGGAATTTATAGGGATCCTAAATCAAAAAGACTTATGACTCGTGTTAGTACAACATATCCTAATATGACTTTCAGTAGCATAAACTCTTTTGATATAACCGATAATCCAGATACCAGAGATATTATGAAGAAAGCTAGAAAAGAATGGGGCGTAGGATTTACCATTGGATATGGAATAGCAGGTTCTTCAACAGGAATAAAAACAGGACTTATACTCGGTATTGGTCTTCATTATACGCCAAAGTGGCTTCAATTCTGAAAATAATTAAAACTGAATGTCTTATAGCACAACCTCTAAATTTGTTCAACTTACTCCGTATTTACTTATGGAGTACATGTATGCTTCTACACCCACGCCAGAGGCTCACTTCACCAATACCGGAACAGATGTAGTTGGGTATGATAAATTGGTGAATGGATTTAGAGGAAATTCTATCCAGATATTTAACCCTAAAACAAACTTTTCTATAACTCAGAATTCACCACAGAATAGTGTGGTTAAGATATCTGAAAATTCTTTCGTTACCCTTGATTCGAATTTAATTATTCCGTTTAATGATTACTCTGAAAATTTAACTAAATCGGATAATCTGCCGGTTAATTTCCAGTACAATCTTAGTGTTGTTTATGATAGCATTAGATACCATTTAAGAGCTGGATATGTGCTTCAAAATATAGATGGTATCATACTAGGTGTTGAGTATCAAGATGCTAATACAGACTATGTTACGATGTCTCAGATCCTTTTAAAGAAGGGAACTGAGCAAGATTATGTGCTCAATCCGAATCCAGTTACAATTGGAGCTGATATTTATGACAAGTATTTTGAAATAAAAATACCATCTCTTAAGAGCATGAATGACACTTATCTGTCAACTGCTCCAGCTTTTCAACCACAATCACTTGGAGCTTTATTAAGTGGCAGCGGTAATGGTTTTTATTATGGAGCTCCAATGAGAATATCTGTTTGGCAGGTACAGAGCACGGATAGTTATGATGGATATGCTAGATACAACTGTGCTCGTGCTGCTCTTTTATCCCTCGAGGAGCAAGATCCATTTGGGAATATTGGTGCTGTTATACAAGAGTCTGATAAAGGTCAATTCTTCGAGTACTTTGCTACAGATAGCGATGGCTTTATAGAGGATTTTATACTCTTCCAGAATTCAATAGGAAACAGCTACTATATAAATCATCAGATAGAAGTTTTAGAACAAATAGGAGCAGCTCTTATAGAGACATCTAAATTTGATTCGGTTCAAACCACAGCCTATGATAGTCCTAGCTATTATAGACCAATAGTTAGAAATGCTGCCTATTCATCTGCTTTTGTTCTAAGGTACACAATGTCTTTAGTTAATAGCAAGGATCAAACCAGAACAGTTAGAGTTGCAACCTACACCTCCGACGATCCTGCAAAATGGGGGATGACAATAACACCTATACAGTTAAGTAAATATCCTCAGATCCAAAAAATTTACAATAGAATATTCAGTCAACCTCAGATAAAACTTGGCGGATCTAATACACCGCAAAGTAAAGAGGTTTATAAATTTACCAATGTTTTCATCCAGCAATACTACGTTACTGCCTCTATGAGTAATCTAGCTCTTCAGGATGGTGTTCTCACCGAAGATTCAAGTTCTTCTCAGAATCTAGCTTTAGGGAATGGAAAATTGACTATATCCATTTCACCTTTTGATAATTATTACAAATTTAAATTTCTTAAGGGTGGAACAGATGGAGATGCAGTTGCAATGGATTTAAGTAGTTCCCCTTATTATATTTCTTTTATAGATGATAGTGGGAAAAAGAGCTATATACCATCACTTTCAGATACCACTATAGCAGTTCCTTCTATGGGGGAGCTGGCTTTTAAAGTTGATGAATCTAATTCTGCTAAAATTATTCAATTTTCAGATGATAGATTTTTTATTACCAGCGGAGGAGGAAATTCAACAGGAGCAACTGCAGGAACAAATCTAATGGGAGTTGCGGGTGCGACAGGAGCGAGCGTATCGTCCGCGGTAGCGCAGAGTTCGAGCGCCAGCGTAATGTATTGGGGTTACTGGAAAGAGCACGGGGATTCAGATCCTGAGGTAACAACTAACGCTATTAAAGAAGCTAACTCTTTAGCCAATCCACAATTAATAACTATTAAACAGACAGGAACTAGTTCTAATAAAGGAGCAACTGGATCCTCACAGACAGGAAGCTCCGGAGATATAATGTACCTAAGTGAAAATCCAACCGATTTTACGGAGGTTTCAAATAGCGCGGGATCAACAATAACGATTAAACAATCTGCAACACAGACCCAAACAGGGAAGGCTCCTGATCCTATAGTTATTTACGAAAAAATTGGAACTGGAGTTAATTCGGCAGGAATGATTGAACCGATAGTGGTTAAACCCCCTAAACCCATTATACAAACAATAAAACCAGCATACGTTCCTCCCACAGTAACAGCATACACCAAAGGTGGAAGTGTAACTGCTATACCAAATGAAGAAGTTTAATAGATGATACTAAATCCCAGATTAAATAGTTTTTATTTCAATTTTCCTAAAGGATTCTTTAGTGAAAGAGTTGTTTCCAAATATGAGAAATATATTAAAAAACAACCTATTCCATTTGATAGCGTTCAGCAATACGTAAACAGCACTATACAGTCAATAGGTGTCCCTGGGATGGCTATAGATTCAGTTGAGCAGATAAGACAATTTGGGAAGAGAATTAGCTACAAAAGCTCAACACCTATACAGGATCTTTTCTCAAAGGATTTCACCATAAATTTTAAAAACACTGATGGTTTTATCAATTATTTCATAATGCTAGATACCGTGTTGGACTTTTTGAACTTTGAAAATCCACAGGTCAGAATCCCAGCTCTTCCGCTTAGAATAATGGACAATGAGGGTAATGTAGTAGTTTCAGTGACCTTTTTAGAGGTTATCTTCTCAAGCTTTTCTAATATGGATCTAAATTATTCTAATAATAATGCCACACCTCAATCCTTTAGTGTTGGGTTTAAATGTAACTATATAGACATAGTTCTTGAATCCAAATAAGATATATAGAATAAATAAAAACTAAAAACATGAGAACTTTTAGCGAAAAAATAAACGAAATGAAGTACTCCCAGCCTTTTGGGGATCAAAAAGTACAGATGAAAAATCTTTTGGTTGCTGCAGCAGGTAATGACCAAAGAGTTTTGAATGATATAGTGGAGTGCATGACGGAAGAGCAAATGAAAAAGTGTTTCGAAAAACTTTCTAAAACTTACGGATACGTTGGCGAATATGGCCAAATAGTAAATCCCTCAATGTAATGAATAAAATGGAACATCTCAGGGAATTTGATTTTTTTTCTATGGGTAAACAGCAATCACCTGACGAAAATAAGCTCGGGCTTTTTATAAGAAATAATTATAGTAGAATAGCTTCGACATTTAGTCATATAGGGGAAGGTCTTAATATAGATGATATTGAGGCTCAGACTGATCTCATGTTTATTGTTAGCTATAGCCCACCCCATGAGGAGATGCCATCCAGAATTTCTTATCTTGTAGATGCCATAACAGAAAGAATGAAATCTCTTATAGGTGACCCAATGTTATCTTGGAGATTTGGCCATGACGATCCTTTTACAATCAGATTTATACTGAGTAAACCCCTTTAAATGTTAAGCACTTATCAAAATACAGTAGGCATAGATTTCTCCATAAATTCTCCGGCTTTTTGCTGTTTTAAGGATGGAAAATACATTTGGGGATCTTTAACAAGATCTGATAGATCTGCAGAGTCACATTTAAAAAATTCAAAGAAGCCTTTTTCTGTTCTTGATTCTGAAGATGATTTTAATATTTATTTTCTTGATAAAAAAGAACTTCCTGAAGACTACACAGGAAGGGAAAGAATTAAGATAGTTTATTTCTTAGATATAGTAGAATCCTTCTGGAGCAGCATATTAGAAGTTATGGGAGACTGTGAATTTTCAGTGGCAATGGAAGGACTTAGCTTTTCATCAAACGGAAATTCTTTAATCGACATTTCGATGGCTACTGCTCTTCTAAGAGAAAAGATAATTAATAGGGTAGGCGTTGAAAATTTTTATGTTTTTTCTCCCACCGCTATTAAAAAATATGCCCTTAAGGGGAATGCAAAGAAAGATGAACTTTATGAGACTCTTTGCAATTTAAAAGACACTGAAACAAATTTAGAGAAATTTACTAGTATATTAGAAGTCAATAAATCTGAGTGGATAACACCAGCTAAGGCTATAAATAAACCTATTGACGACATTGTGGACGCAACCTGGATAAACTTGTATTTAAAAAATCAATTAAAAGAAATTAATGGAAAACTTGAAGCAAAACTTGAACCAATTCTCAACTAACACCTCCTCTACCCAATCCCGCACTAACAATCAAGATCATCCCAGATCTACGGAGGAAATCGAATCATCAGTATTCTCAACGTCTTTTTGCAAAAAAGAAATATCCAAAAGGGTAAGTTGCAATTCCTGTGCTATGTCCAAGAGTTTAGAACACATTGATTGAACAAAAATATAACTTAGTAAATAATAAAGGAAACAAAAGTAAAACAAAAAGTAAAAAAACAAAAGTAAATTTTATGAGTTTAGACATTTTCAACCTCGACGCAGACTCTTTAGTAACTAAGAGCGCATCAAACAAATCAGGAGATTTAGAATTTTACAAACCTTATCCAGAAGACGGAAAGGACGGAGTTTACAAATCTTTAATTAGATTTATTCCAAATCCAATCAATCCGGCTAAATCAAAAATCCACAAGTACTACGTTTACTTAAAGGATCCAGTTTCTGGAAACAGTTTTTCTGCTGACTGTCCTTCAACAGTTGGTAAGAAGTCAATTTTAAAAGATCTTTTCTGGAAGCTTAAGAATTCTCATTCTGCAGCTGATCAGGAGCTTGCTAAGCAGTTTTCTAGGAAAGAGGATTACTATTCATTGGTTCAAATCGTTCAGGACAAAAACAAGCCAGAACTAGAAGGAAAGATTATGATCTTCAAATTTGGTAAAAAGTTGAACGATCTTATTGAAGCACAACTTCAACCAGAGTATGGAGAAAAGTGTAATCCTTTCGATCTTTTTGAAGGAAGAGAATTTGCAGTTCATACTAGAAAAGTAGGCGAGTGGAACAACTACGATCTTTGCTCTTTCGTCGGAGAAAGAACCCCGATTAAAATCAGCGGTACTCAGATGAAGAAATCCCAAGATGACATGAACACAATTTTGGAGTATCTTAAATCTGCTCCCCAAAACTTATCATCTTTTGATTATAAAGATTGGGATGATGAATTAACCGAAAAGGTTATGAGTGTTATTAGAAACACAGTTCCAGAAGCTAGAATCGTTAACGAAATAGTTGGATCAGTTTCAAATTCTTCTAGCTCATACAGCGAGCCTGCTAAAAGAGAAAGCTCGCCAAGTTCTGAAATTTATTCAGACGTGGTAAGCAACACTAAAGCACCATCAGCTCCGAAAAAAGAGGAATCTACAAAAGGCTCTTCATTATCTTCATTAGAAGATCTTTACAGCGATCTTTAATAAACAAACACCTAATGGGACAGTTCCAAGGACTGTCCCTTTTTTAATTTTTTATGGATTTATCTAGAATAGAAGAGTTAGTTAATTCAGTCCTTTCTAAGGAATTCCCTGGAGATCCTGCTAGGCAAAGGGTTTACAAAGGAGGTAATAGACTGAATTTTTGCTGTCCTTACTGTGGGGATTCTGTAAAAGATCCTAAGAAGAAAAGGGGGAACTTTTATTTAGATACCCTATCTTATAAATGTTATAATGGCGGATGTGGTATATTCAAAGATTCACTTAACTTCTTTAAAGATTTTCACGTCCAAAATAAATTAAGTGGAGAGGAGCGTGAGGAGATTAGAAAAATAATAGAGGAAAATCACGCAAGGAGAAAACCAATCTACGGAAAAATTGATATTGGGGTTTTCTTTGAGAATGATATAAATGAAATTGTTATACCTAGGGATTTCTTTATGAAGACTTTGGGACTTCAAGATGTAAAGGATTCAAAGATTTCCAACTATATCCAAAGAAGATGTCAGCCTCTAGATTCAAGATTTGCCTGGGATTCTAAAAGGGAGAAGCTATACCTTTTTAATCTAACCCCAGACAATAAAATTCTTGGTCTTCAAGTTAGAAACATGGAATCGGTTAAGGGGGGATCTAAATATTTAACATACAAACTCAGTGGAATATATGAGAAAATACTTAGACAAACAAATCCTGAAATTTTAGAGAAAGCTAGAGAGGTCGATCCTATCTCAAATGTTTTTGGAATAGGATTTTTAGATTTCAATAGCATTATTACTATATTTGAAGGCCCTATGGATTCTTGGTTGTGGGGCAATTCAACTGGACTCTGCTCTCTTGAGAACAGATTTCCATTTGACCTAGACAATAAAAGATATTGGTACGATTGGGACAAAGCAGGAATCCAAAAATCAATGGATCTTCTTTCAAAGGGTGAGACTGTTTTTAATTGGGGAAAATTTTTAGAAGAGAATGATATAACTAAAAACAGAAAATGGGATTTAAATGACCTGGTAATTCATTTGAGATTTACTGGCAAAAAGATAAAAAGATTCGATAACTATTTTACAAACGAGATACTTGACCTTAGATATTTTATTAATTGACGATCCAAATTCAGGAATGGATAGAACTGGGGAATGGGAATCCCAGCTAGATCATAGATCTGGTCCTAAACTTAAATTCCCAGTAAAGATCAGAGAGGAATCATTTGGAAGTGTTGATGTTTCTTTTGATGATCCCAATGTTTCAAATCCAGTTAAAAAGAAAGGCGAAATCGAAAAGAAACCAAAAGTGGTAGAAATAGGTAAGAAGAAAAGAGATAACAAATCAAAACTATTCTAATGTCGGAAGAAAAAAAAGACTTTAATAAAATATTTGAAGACGAAAGGCTTGAATGGAAAGAAAAGATCCAAGGTATCGCATTAAATCTGAAGAGCATTCAAACAGTTGCTAAAGCCCAGATAGATCTTTTCAGTCAAAGACAAATTCTTTTAGAATATAGCTACAAGCTAGCTTCTATAATTGCAAAGCTCAATTCAAAATATAATGCTGACAAGGCAAAGAAGATGAAGGAGTACTCTGAAAAAAGCGATGTCAGATACGGATCGAACGAAAAGATGCTTTTAATCGAAGGGGATCTAACCGAGATTTCTGAAAAAATAGATCTTGTTGAGAATCATAGAAAATTCATAGATCAAACCGTGCAGACGGTTGATCATATGCTATATGGTATACGCCAAAGAATATCATTAGAGGAATATCTAAGAGGTGGATCTATTAAATAGACGGACTTTTATTCCATATAAAAGATATATAATATAAAAATTATATACAGTGGATAATTATTATGTTTATGTTTATTTAGATCCAAGAAAACCTGGAAATTGGGCTTACGGGAAGTATATCTTTGAATATGAGCCTTTTTATGTAGGGAAGGGTAGGAATTTTAGAAGCAGAATACATTTACAGAAAGTTAAACGCGGGAAATATTCGAATCTTCCTAAGTATCATATAATTAAAAAAATACTGGATTGCGGATTGGAGCCGGTAATAATTAAATATAGTGAGAATCTTAATGAGAAAGATTCATTTTCCATAGAGAATGAAATGATAGTGACAATAGGTAGATTTGATTTAAAAAATGGACCTTTAAGAAATCTTAGTAATGGTGGGGAGGGAAATGGAAATAGATTCTTTACGGAGGAGCATAGAAAAAATCTGGGGCTTTCCAAAAAAGGTATTCTTACTGAAAACCAATCAAAACATTTAAAAAAAATTCATGAATCAATGAAGGGTAACAAAAGAACCCTTGGATTCAAATTTTCTCAAGATAGTATAAATAAAATGATAAAATCTAGAAGTAAGCCTGTTATTCAAATGGATATGTCCGGAGCTTTTATTAATGAGTTTGAATCAATTAAAGAGGCACAAGAAAAAACTGGGGTTTGCTCTATTTCTAAAATTTTAAACGGAAGGGGTAAAAGTGCAGGTGGATTTTTATGGTCTTATAAAAATAAAGAATAATTAATGCTTAAATTTCAAGTTTCAGAAGATCAACAGTGGATGGTTCTTATAGAATCTCCAGATGAGATCGAGAAGAAACAAATAGAAATATCGCTGACGAAGAAGATCCACAACTTCTATTTCCACCCTCTAGTCAAAAAGAAAATTTGGGATGGAAGTGTTTGCTTTGTTGATAAAAAGGGACCTTTTATGAGAGTCCCTATTGGTCTTTGGAGAGAGCTAATGCAAATTGGAGAAGACTACAAAATAAAGATAGAGATAGAAGGTTTAGATGATCTTATTCTGAAAGATTTAACCCTTGATGACTTTACCCTATGGGTAAATGAATTTTTTTCTGACTCTAAAATGGAGCCACGTGATTATCAGATAGAGACAGCCTGGAAATTGATCAAATATAGATACTCTGTTTCTGAAGTTGCTACATCGTCAGGAAAAACCCTAATCTCCTTTATGATCTTTGCTTATCTTAAAAGTAAAGGACTTATACGTAAGTTTATGATGGTTGCCCCTAATAACAATCTAGTTATTCAGGGAACGGAAGACTTTGATGATTATGGGTTGGAAAAGCTTGGGGTTAAGATCCAACAGATAGGTGGGGGAAATAAGCTTAGACAAGGATGTGACCTAATTATAGGAACCTTCCAATCTTTAGTAAAACAGGATCCAGAGTTTTTTGAAGAGGTTGATGCAGTTTTTGTGGATGAAGCCCATCACACCAATTCAATGTCAATTAAGAAGATCATGTCTAATTGTATGCACTCTAGGTGGAGATATGGACTTACTGGAACCCTAACAAAAAGGGGAACCGCCGATTATCTAACAATTCAGCAATTTCTAGGTCCTTTAATGGTCGAGATCCCGCCAAGCTTTCTTTTTGATAATAATTATGCTACCCCAGTTTCAATTAAAATAGTGATGCTAGATTGGTTGGATCAGGAGTACAAAGATAAATTAGCAGAACTGAAGACGAATCACAACAACCTTGAGGGGAATGATGTTTACAACATAGAGAGAAAGCTTGTTATTGAAAGCAAGAAGAGACTTAATTATGTTGTTGATTTTATCACAAAAACTTCCAAGAACTCTTTGGTTCTCTTCCAATCAGTAAAGGATGAGTACGGAAAGCAGATCTGGAATCTTATAAGGGAAAAAACTAGCGATAAAGAGGTGTTTTACGTGGATGGCGACACCGACGAGAGTTTAAGAGAAGAATATAAGGGTCGAATGGCAGCGGGCGGTAATAAGATCCTAATAGCCACATACGGCACATTTGCTACTGGTATATCAATTAACAATATTCATAATATATTTCTGGTTGAATCATATAAGAGCGAGGTCCTAATTAAGCAGAGCCTAGGAAGAGGGATGAGAAAGATGGAGGGTAAGGAGAAAGTTAACGTAATAGACTTTGTAGATGACTTCAGTAGTAGCAAATATCAAAACTATTTAGTTAAACATGGGGAGGTCAGACTCCAGATTTACAAAAAAGAGGGGTTTGAGTATAAAATTTTTAAAGTTAAACTCTAGCCAGGGGATATATATAGAAAAATAGAAGTTCCCAATGAGAATTAAAAAATTCGAGGCTTTTTCTGAATCCATTAGTGAATCTAGCAGGTATTATTCAAGAGGGAGATCTTCAGAATATGCACCATCTGATAAAGGAAAAACCAAATTTAGCAGATGGATGAGGGGAATGTCATCTGGTCTTAGAAGTGACATTGAATATAGAAAGGGAGATTCTTATCAAAATAGTGGGGAAGATCCTGTTAACATAGCAAAAAATGTTTTTTCTTTATTTGGTAGATTGATATTCAGTGCTGGTGCTGCCGTAGCTGATTTCTTCTCAACTGGGGATAATAAAGACACATTTGCTAAGATGTCTAAAGATAGAGTGGAGCAGAAGAAAGATGATGTTTTAGATAGCTGGGAAGCTAAAAACATTAAAGGAAAAAATGTAACCCAAAAGGATGCCCAAGATTTCTACACCTCTGGTGTTTTAAAAGGGAAAGGTTATTTTGGCAAGGGATACGACCCGGAAAATCCTAAGAATGGAGACGAAAGAGTTTACAGCGACTATTTAAGTGGAGCTATGGAAAGATATTATGACAGATTAAGGCCCTATGAAAAGTAAGATTTTAAATTTTTCTGGATTCTCTAAAATCTTCGAGGGCGGTGCTGCTATAAAAAGCTCAAGAAGAATTAGAGAGGCTGAATTTTCTTTAACAATGGAAAACATTAAAAATATATTATTCCCTCTATTAGAGATAGATCCAAATTCAGAAGGAACCAATTATGTTGTTATTGGAAGTATAGGGAAGAAAGAAAATCCAGACGATACGTCTGGTGACCTTGATATTGGGTATAATGGAAATTGGTTTTCCCAAAAAGAGGGGATTGGATATAAGGAATGTGCTAAGAGAGTTTTTGATATACTCGATGCTGAGCTAGAGGAATCTCTTGGATTTAAACCGGAGATCAGATTAATGTCAGGACTTAATATAGTTAGTTTAGGCTGGCCAATAGAAGGAGATCCAGGTAAAGGTGAGGTTCAGTTAGATCTTATTCCTTTATCAGATATGACATGGTCTAAGTTTATCTACTATTCTCCTGATTACAAAAAGGGTGAAAGCAAATATAAATCTGCTCACCGTAACTGGTTATTAGCAGCTATATTATCAGCTAGAGCCGAAGTTATAAACACAGATGATGAAGGTCAGGTTATGGATTACGAAACACCAGTACTGATTTTAAGTGATGGACTATTCTGGCACACTAAATCATACAGAGGAAAGATTAAAGCAAGACTTAAAAATGCAGCTAAAATTCCGGGTAGTGAAAGATTCGTAACTAATAATCCCCAGGAGTTTATAGATTTCGCATTAGGTCAGGGATACTCTCAGAATGACGTTAAAACATTTGAGGATGTGTTTAAGATTATCACATCGCCTAATTTTGAATTGAGAGATCAGCTTCCTCACATCAAAACTAAATTTTTGGAATATCTAACTAGAGTTGGATTACCAGTTCCGAGTGAAATAAATACAATATAAAGTAATAAAGTTTTAAAATAAAATTATGTCAGGAATCGTTCATTTATATGATCTCTATAACAAGAAGGGCAAGGAATTCGTAGATAAGCTTTTGAACTCATACGTGACTGTGAATGAGAAGATGGATGGTTCTGCATTTATTTTTGAAAGAGATATTGAAACTGGTAAATTTCTTTTTTACAAAAGGGATCAAAGAAATCCAATTACACTCGTTGATAGAACTCTTATGAAATATTACGAGAAGCCTATAAACTATATCGAGTCTCTTCCTCCTCACGTAATTCAAAAGATCCCTAGAGGATGGAGATTTGGCTTAGAGTATTTTTCAAGTAATAATCCAGTTGAAATTGTTTACGATAGGGTTCCTAAAAACAATCTTATCCTTTCCTATGTTCACAGAAAAGATTTAAGTGGAAATGCACAGGGTACTATACAAGATAAAGAGAAGCTTGATACTTGGGCAGATCTTATTGGTGTTGAAAGACCTCCGATAATTTTCCAGGGAGAACTTGATGAAAATCAAAAATCTCAGATTATGAATTTTCTTCAAACCCCATTTGAAGACCTTGTGAATGAATATAAAACTAGAAGCTTTGTTGCATTCATAATTGGGGTTCTTAATCCTGAGCTTAAAACTACTGCTTTAAACCACGATTTAGAAAAACCTATCGAAGGTATAGTATTTAGATTTGGTAAGGATGTTGAAGAAGGCGAACCAGTTTTATCTAAGATGGTAAATCCGGTTTTCACTGAGCTAGCTAAATCTAAGGCCAAGAAGAAAAGAGAGGATAAGCCGAGTGATTTCTTAGGTATAGCTATATTAGACGTTATGAATTTCATCTTAGAGAATGGTGTAGATTCATTCTCAATGGACGGTGAAACTGAAGACGAAAGATATGTTTCTTTTATGTCTGATGTTTTTTCTAAATTTCTTGACGAGTATTCTTCTAAATATAAAAATGCAGATTTCCAAGAACCGGAGTATCTTAAGAGAGATGACTTTAGGTTAAACAAGGGAATGATCAAAGACAAACGTGTTTTAAAGTATGTTGATCTTGATGAATCATTTGAATCCCTATTTAAGCTGATTCTTAATTCTTTCAGAAAGATAAAAAAGAGACCAGGTGGAATAATCACACAATCGATTATGGATCAATTCAATTCTCTAGTTTCTCAGTTGGAGAAAAGAATATCAGGAAAGAAAGAGAAGAATGTTTCAGAGTCTGTTTCTTTACCTTCATTTTTAGACTTTAAAAAGAGTCTGGGAAGAAGAAAGATAGATTATTTAACTGTCGAGAGTGAAGATGTTAGTGAGGTCGAAAACGAGGAAGATGGAGAATTCTATTCATATAATGAATTTATTTCAGCTATTGAAAAAATAGACACATCAAGAAAACCTAAACTCACTGAAGATTCTAAGAAGGATGAGAAGAAGGAAGATAAAGAGGAAAAGAAAGAGCTTGAACCGGTAAATGTTATTCTTGGAAGATTTCAGCCTTTCCATAATGGTCATTTAAAAATGGCTACCTTTATGAAGGAGAAAAACAATCTCCCTTGTATAATAGCAGTAGTTCACCCAGGGCACAGTAAGTCTAAAAAATCTCCATTTAGTTTGGATTTAGTTAGAAAATATATGGAGAGTTTAGTCAGAGAGAAAGAGAGTTTAATAAAAGGTTTTTATATAGTAAACAGAGGATTATTAGGAATTGCTTATGGTGCAGCTAAAGAACATGGATTTATTATAAAAGCTATAGGTGCAGGCGATGATAGAGTTGATGACTATAAAAAACAAGAAGAGTATCTCAAAAAGCACGGAAGTGATTTCCCACAAGAAATAAAAATCATAGAAACTCCAAGATCTGCATCCTCTACTGACGTGAGAGAGAAGTTGAAAAATGAGGATTTTCTGGGATTTAAAAAAATGGTTCCTGCTTCTGTTGCATCTTTCTATCAGTCTTTCGTTACTGCATTAAATGATGTTGAACTTAAAGAATCTGATGAATTAAAAAAACCAAGCGCTGAAAGTCTAACAGAAGGGGAAAAACCAAAAAGAAGAGCACTAAAAAAATCTAAAAATAATAAACAAGAGGATGAAAATATTAAGATTTAATGAATTCAATTCAGGTCTTTATGAATCTGATGGATTTGGAACTTCGCCATTTTTACTAAAAAAAGTTAGTGATGTTTACCACTACTTCTTTAATATAGAGAGCGAAGATGAGAAAGGCCATATGGGATATCATTTAACCATAGGAAAATATTCAGATAAAGAAATGATCACAGGTGCTAAAAATTCATATTGCGTTTTAGCTCTAAATCAAATCTCTCCGGAAATTATAGAGGATCTTGCAATTGACAAAGAGGAGATTCCTGATCAGCATGATGAAAAATTCGAAGCTTCAGGCGGTGAAGTTTCTAGACTTATGGAAATTTGTTCTAAATGTATTTTGAATTATTTGGAATTGAATCCAAAGGTGAGTAGAATCTACGATGAAATCCAACAAAATCTTTCTTTCCAAGGTAAAGGAACCTATATTGAATATATGAAATCTATAGTTATTTCATATCTAGGTGAAAATTGGAGAGTTCAAGAGGGATCTACAAAAAATTCGGTGTTAATTAGCAGATAGGAAACAAAGGGTTTTTTGACACATATAATATAGATTAAAAAAAACAATTAATTATGGAAACGTTTGAAAAAATGCAGGCTCTGCTGGAGAGCTTAAAACCAGACATCACTAAGGTTTTTGAAAAAGGTAATTCTTCAGCAGGAACCAGGGTTAGACAAGCCATGCAAGATCTTAAGAAAATGGCTCAAGATTTAAGAGTTGAAGTTCAAGATGCTAAAAAGAAAGTAAATTAATAAACCTTTAAAACCTAAATTAAATGAGTTACTACTTAGTAAAAGTAAATTTCGAGACTGGTGATGTTAAACAAAACGGAGATCCGGTTTTCAAAAAGATCGAATTCCTTGTATCGGGAGAATCTGTCATAGAGGTGGAAACCAAAGTGGCCAAGTATCTTGATGGTACAGTGGGTGGATTTGAGACCACTAACATCTCAAAAACAAAAATAGAGGCTGTCATCAGCAACGAAGATGTCCAAAACTAAAAGTGCAGAAATTGGATCATATGCACCACCACAATCCCCAATTGCTATCCAACCAGGGGATACCGGATTTAAAACAGTAGGAAAAGCCTACAATAGATTCGTCTGGACTTTCAATGATTGGCATAAAAATAAGAAGAAAATTATAGATCCCGATAAAAACTGGGGTCTTTCTTCTAAACCTATTAGCGATTCTGAATGGAAAAAAAAGAAAAAAGACCTATATCTTTAGGTCTTTTTTTATGATATATACAAGAAAGAAAACTATGCCAGCAGTTACAAAATCACAACAGAGACTAATGGGACTTGCCTACGGTATAAAAACCGGGGATATTCAACCATCTGATCTTAATCCAAAATATAGGGATGAGATCGTTGCTTTGTCTAAAAAGATGACAAAGAAGCAGCTGAAGGATTTTGCTTCTACAAAGCATAAGGGATTGGTTGATGAAAAACAGATCAAAGATTTGCCAATGAGCTTGGAACCAATTCCATCAAAGACCATGCCTATTTTTAAACCCCATGGTCCTGGAAAAATAGTTCCATTTTTAGACCCGGATTCTAAGCAAAGAAGAAAGGGAAAGAAGAATCTTCAAAATTTAAAAGACTACAGAGACTGGTCTTCCAATAGATAATTATGAGCGTAATAGGAGGATATATCAAAAATTTAGGAATGGGCAACAGAAACGTGCAAAGTCACAATTCTGTAGAGGGACTTATTAGATCCACACTTGGATCCCGTTTCATCGAAAATTCGGCACCTAAGCAAATCCCAGCACCTGCACCAGAACCAATACAGGAAAAACGGGAAATCCCTGTTCACCCTTCTATAGATTCTACTTTAGAAAATATAAATGAGGTTCTAAAAGAAACGAAGTCTCAAGACATTTCTGAGAGGATCCCTCAAAAGAAAAAACCACAGGCTCCTCCAATCAAGAAAAAGAAACCTATTAGCGAGACTAGAAAACTTAGTCCTTTCCAGGAAGCTCTTCTTATGGAAAGTGAATCTGAATTTTCTTCAATCCCCGCTAAATCTTCAGTTAATGAAGGACCCAGGGAAACTCCAAGATATGAAGAAAGCGAACCAGTTCGCAATACAACAAGATATGATGAGCCTGAATCTTTAGGCCCAATTATAAGAAGAAAAGAGTATATTTTTCATAGAGATTCTGATGAAACATTTGAATGTAAAGTTAACATCGAAGGGGGAAGTCAGGAAAGCAACAAAGCTAGATTATTTTTAAAGACAGATGTTTGGAACTTAACATTTGATGGTTCTATAAGAAAAGATGGAACTTGTCAAGTTCCATTAAAGAAATTAACTGTGCTTCCAGAAGGAACAACAGGAACAGCTTTTTTAGAAATAATAGTAGATGATGTTGTTTTTATCCCCTGGGAAAGTCCATTCAGAGTCGGTACTTACAAAAGGGTTTCAATTCAATCACCATCTTTAAGCAGAAGATAAGATGTCAGGTAATAATCCAAATTATAACCTCACCGACCAAAAGATCTCATTCACATTTCAGAACGTTTTACAGACTGATGGATTTGGTAATTTTTACAATGGTCTGGGCGATGAGATAACGATTTCCGGCGGAGGTGGAGGTGGCACGGGTCCTACTGGACCAATAGGTCCAACTGGCCCTGCAGGAGGTCCTATAGGTCCTACAGGAGCTACTGGATCAACTGGATCAACTGGATCAACAGGATCAACAGGATCAACAGGTTCTACCGGATCAACTGGATCAACTGGAGCTACAGGAGCTACCGGAACTGCAGGATCAACAGGAGCTACCGGAACTGCAGGATCAACTGGAGCTACTGGATCAACTGGATCAACTGGATCAACTGGAGCTACAGGATCAACTGGATCAACTGGATCAACTGGAGCTACTGGATCAACTGGATCAACTGGATCAACTGGAGCTACAGGAGCTACAGGAGCTACCGGAACTGCAGGATCAACTGGAGCTACTGGATCAACAGGGGAGACAGGACCACAAGGTCCTGGATTTGATACAATCTCTAATCCAGGTGCAACCCGGATTTTAACATCCGATGGGACTACTAATGCTGCCAATGCAGAGGCCAATATGACATTTGACGGCACTCTTCTGGAGATTGGTGCTGCTGGCGGAACATCGGGGGATATAGTCAATGTGATTGGAGCTTCTGGAACTGTGTTTACATTAACTGGAGATACAGGGACTAATGGGAATATCCTCTCTGTTGGCCAAATACAAGGCAATCCTGCATTTGCAGTTAATTCTAATGGGACATATTATATTAATACTATTACATCACTTGTTAATACTGCTATTTCCCCGTCTCTACTAATAGGTTTTGATATATCTTCTGGAAATTATCATGCGGCTTATTTTGACTATCATATAGATGATGAAATGTCAAGTTTTAGAGCAGGAACAGTGATGGCTGCTTGGAATGCGGCAGGAGACGTAAGGTGGACTGACACATCCACGCCGGATGCAGCAGGAACAACAGGAACGTCTGAAGTTTCTTTTACTGTGGTAAATAACGGTGGCACTGGCATTTCATTATATTCGAATGTAACAGGTACCAGTGATTGGATAATAAAAATTGGAGCAAGACTTATATGAGTGTAAACATTGCAGGCAGCGCTAATCTTACTGGCAGAGTTACCGTTGGGGCTAACCAAATAGATCCTATAACGGATGGGCTAATCTTATACCTTGATGCAGGAAACCCCTATTCATGGACTGATTCTTCTATTACCACACATGAGTGGTATGATTTAAGCGGACGGGGAAGAAACACTGCTTTTAACGTTTCAGCTGGGATGGACACTTGGGGTTACGCGGACAATGGAAAGAAAAGTATTGGGGCTTTAACATTTGAAGGAGATCGGCCAGCCCCTATTACTGGCGTCGAGTTTCCAAACACAAGTTATAGCAAATGTGTTTGGGTTAATTTTAATAGTATAGGTTATAACTCAGGACCTAACTATGGCCAATCTTTCATACAAGACATTCTTAGTGGTACTATTACAAATGCAGGATCCCCACATAGGCTATGGTATGATGGCGCAAACATATGGGCAAATAATAACGGAGGAGGAGGTGTTAAAACAGATAGAGATAAAAATCATCCAATACTTCCTGGCACGTGGTATTTTGTTTGCGTTACCTGGTCTGTAGATGCTGGATGGAGTCTTTATATAGATGGTATTTTAGAGGCATCTAATTATGATGATACCACCCCTCTATACGGCACTGAAAATGATCAAATAGTTAAAATAGGTGATTTTCTAGAGGTTTTTGAAAATCACAACTACATGTACGGAATGATGTCTATAGCAATGATGTATAACAGAGTATTGTCAGCGCAAGAAGTAGCCTACATGTACAGTAAGTTTGCTGTGAGATATAAAAAAAATAATCCTCTATTTGTTGGACAGTCTTACGGTGGCGGTACTATCATAACGATAAATAATCTCCAAAATGGTCATGCCGATGGAATAGTTGATTTAGGCTGGTCTTCCGATGCTGGTAATATGGACTGGACACAGCCAGAAGCTCCTTTGATAGAATTGGGTACATCTAATGACATAACAGCAGGTAAGAGTAATACCGATACTATTATTGCATACTCATCAGGATATCCTAACTATGAAGCAACTGCTGCATGGGCTGCTAGAGCTTATGGAAACCTTGCAGGATATCCGGATGCATTTTTGCCAACTCTTTCTTATCACACTTATATAAGTGACCATAAAGATTTTTTTAATAAAAGGCTAGATGCAATTGGTGATGCGTATAATCCATATTATTATTACTGGACTTCAAGCGAAACAAATGGAGGGGAAGAACCTAACCCTAATGGAGCATGGAGAGTTTATTACCACTACGACGATATGGTGCCAAGCTTAGAATCGAAAAATAGTCAGTATGGTATTAGAATAGCAGCAAACTTTAATATATAAAGGGCAAAGGTTCTCTTTTGGACAGTGAAAAAAGAAACTCATAAATGGCAAACGAATTTGTAGTCCGCAAAGGACTAATATCTCTAGGAGGTATCACAGTACCACACAGAACACTATCAGGTGATTACACCTTAACTGCAGATGATTGCGCGGTTGAGTTGGATAATGGAGGATTTATAGTTACCCTTCCGGATCTTGAACCCATAGATGGAAAAATCTATATCATTAAGAATAGTAGCAACTCTGACATCTACATAGAAACTGTTTTTGGCCAGTCTATTGACCAGTATTCCTCTCCATTTACACTGTCCGCTGAAGGCTCTGTAATTCTACAAAGTGATGGGACCTCCAATTGGATTATAGTGGCTTCGAAAGGTTCTTCTGGATCTGGATCTGTCGGAGCTACAGGTGCTACCGGTCCAACAGGTGCTACTGGCTCTGCTGGAGCTACAGGATCAACAGGAGCTACAGGACCAACTGGATCTGTCGGATCCGCAGGAACGACAGGAGCTACTGGAAGAACAGGAGCTACAGGTTCTACTGGAGCTACTGGGACTACCGGATCAACTGGGTCAACAGGTTCTACCGGAGCTACAGGAGCAACCGGTTCTACTGGATCAACTGGCTCAACAGGAGCTACTGGGCCGCAAGGTAATGATGGTATTTCGATTTCTTATTACAAATATAATGCAAAAACCAATTCTCAGGCGCCACCACCTGCCAACTCGCAAATTATATGGAACAATGCTACTCAAATAAATTCTACTCAATTATATGTCTCACACTTAACAAGGGATAATATAGATATAGATGTGTTTTTGGCTTTAATAAGTAATAATGATGTTTTAATTATACAAGATGAGAATAATTCTAACAATTATCAGAAATGGAAAGTTAACGGAACTCCGACTATTATACTAAATAATTACGTTTCAATACCAGCTACCTATGTAACCGGTGGCTATTCATTTTCTAATGGACATGACATAATACTTGTACCATTATCTATTGGTATACAAGGTCCTACCGGTTCTACCGGGGATACTGGATCTACTGGATCAACTGGTTCTACCGGAGCTACAGGAGCAACCGGTTCTACTGGATCAACTGGCTCAACAGGTGCTACTGGCTCAACAGGTGCTACTGGATCTACAGGTGCTACTGGATCTGGTTCAACAGGAGCAACCGGTGCTACTGGACCAACAGGATCTACCGGCTCAACAGGAGCAACTGGATCAACTGGATCTACTGGATCAACTGGTTCTACCGGAGCTACTGGCGCTACCGGAACAGGAGTAACCGGATCAACTGGTTCGACCGGAGCTACGGGTGCTACTGGTTCAGGAACAACAGGTGCCACTGGATCAACTGGTGCTACCGGATCAACAGGGGCTACTGGCTCAACTGGAGTTACCGGTCCAACTGGAGCAGCAGGAGCTTACACTGTCGTTAGCGCATCAACCACTTATAATGCAAGTTCAACTACAGGAATTTTAATAATAAAATGCAATACCACATCTGGGGGATTTACGGTAAATCTTCCAACTGCAGTTGGAAACACCTCTACCTTTGTGATCAAAAAGACGGCAGGAACACCAACAGTTGTTGTTGACGGTTATCTGTCAGAAACAATAGATGGAGGAGCAACAGCAGGAATAGTTAGAATTTATGAATCAATCACTTTAGTTTCTGATAACTCAAATTGGTTAGTAATATAATCAAATATATAAATCATGGCATACAATCCAAATAATCCCAACGGTCAAACATCTAGTGCAAATTCAGCACCGGTAGTCATAGCTAACGATCAATCAGCTATCACAGTTACAGGAACTGTGTCTGCCAATATATCAGGATCAATAAGTAATACATCCTTTGCCTCTACTCAATCTGGCTCCTGGACTGTTGGTCTGAGCGCTGGAACAAATGCTATTGGATCTATTACAAACACTTCTTTTATAGCATCCCAAGCCACAGCAGCCAACTTGAATGCCACAGTGGTTCAAAGTACTGCTACAAACCTTAAAACGCAGGCTGAGAATTATCAAGGCGGTACAGCAGTAGGTTCCACTAATCCTTTATATGTAGCATTAGCTTCTTCGGCTACTGGTGGAGATAGTACATTTCACTTCGTCTCTGCAACTGGAACTAATGCTCAACTTATAGTATCAGGGCAAAGAAAAGTAACAGGATGGTACATATACAATTCTAATGCTTCATCTAGAAAAGTAAACTTCTACAATTCTGCTGCAAATCCACCGGTATTAAATACAACAGCATTGCATTCAGCTATAGTTATTCCAGGTCTTGCTGCAACTAACGTAAGTTTTCCTAATGGTATAGACTTTAGTAACGGAATAGGAATCTCCACAGTTACTGATTTGACAGATACTGGTACTACATCAGTTGGTATTAATGATCTTATTATTAACATTTATTATAAATAAATCAATCAATATGCAAATTACACCTACAAGTTATGTTCAACTTCCTTTAACACAATTAGTTGATCAATTAGAAATAATAGTAAATCCATTTTCACTATTTCCTACTGAAATTACGATTCTTTGGACAGTGAGTGGTAATGGCATTTCTAAAGAGGGAACCATGGTCTTGCCCCAATCGGTTATCGATCAATGGGGGGTAGATGATACCGTTGTGAAAGACTATGTGCTTCAACAATTAAATCTTACTGAAGCTATAGTATAATGGCAACTAAGACTTGGATATACGCAGGTGCTACAGGAGCTAACTGGGGAACAGCTGCAAACTGGTCTCCTGCTGCTGTGCCTCTTGCTGCTGATGATGTTATATTCAATAACACATATAATGGTAACTGCACTATATCAGTTAATGCTACATGTAAAAGCCTTGTAATGACAGGGTATACCGGAACTCTATCCGGAACCACTTTTACATTAGCGATTAATGGGGCCGATGTAAGCCTTCAGTCTTTGGTGTTTTCCCCAGGGATGACTCTTACCTATAATGGTACAATCACTTTTGCAGGAACCAGTGTAACGGGGAATATCTACACTAGCGGAAAGATTATTCAAGGGAACGTTACCTTTAGCGGATCAGGATCTAACTGGTACACCAATGATGATTTTATAACCCTATCGACTTCAACATTAACCCTAACCCAAGGAAACCTTCAGCCATACTATGGATTTTCTGTTGGTTTATTTGTATCAACCGGATCTCTTGTTAGGAGTTTATTTGGAAATGGACAAACATTTTCCATTACCGGAATTGGTACAATCTGGAATGTTACTGGTACTAACTGTTCATTAACTAATTTCACATACTATGAGTTTAATGATGCAACATCGTCAGCTAAGACCATAACACAAACCCTAGCTGTAGCATCAATTCCCCAAAATGGTATGTACATAACAGGAAGCGGAACTGGATCTTATACAATAACAGGTAACCTCTACTATTTTTCCATTTTAAACACGGGTGGAGCTAGTGTTAGTTTTGGTGTTAGTAATTTTTATTATTTACTTTTTACTGATGTATATCCAGGACCGGGTGTAGTAAATTCCAATGTTAATCTAAATAGTGCTGCAAATGCTGTCACCTTTAGCACCGATGCCGGGGCTTTAACTCTCAGCACAGCTATGACCATAACAGCATCCCCTCCTATAACCATATCTAATCCGGGAACAGCTGGTTATGTTTATTTTACGTTTAACGGTAAAACCCTAACAGGAAATATAACAATAAGCCAACCTGGCACGCCCAGTTTTGGACTTATTGTGAATGACACTTTTTATTTATCAGGAACCTTAACTTTAACTGCTGGATATTTTTCTCCTCAAACCACATCCTTTATAGGTAACGTGTCGACGTCAGGCACAGCAGTTAGAACATTTGGAAATGGCTCTGATCTATATTTAACTGGATCTGGTACACTAATAACAGCAACAACAACTACAAATTTAAACTGGGGTATAGCTTCGATATACGTCTGGGGCGGACAAGTAGCATCTAGAACCCTGACATTCAATACTGTGGTTTATCCAGGAAGCGGATATTGTGAACTTGGGGGAACTGGAGCGGGAGCAATAACACTTGCTGTGGCTACTACCGGGGATCCTAGAGTTTATGTAACAAATACAGGGGGAGCTACAGTTTCTTTCACTACCGGTAATATGGCTGAACTCATATTCAGTGGAGGAACAAATGTAGTTTTAAATAATGCAGCTGGTAATACTTTAACTATAGATGGCGATCTTACTTTTGTCTCTACAATGGCAACCCCAATAGCTACGCCTTCATTTACATTTAGAGGATCAGGATATGCATTAGCAAGTAACTCAAGGATAACCCTTGCAGGCAAAAGTCTTGTTACAGGAACAGTTACATTAAATGACACACTAAGTTCATCTGGTGCTCTTACTGGAACTTTCACTTTTGTTGATGTGTTTACCACTAATGCTACGGTAACAATAACCAGTTGTGGGTCGACTAATTTTAATGCAAACTCTACAATTAATGCATCCCAACTTATCTTAACAGCAGGAACATTGAATTTTGGTAGCTATACTCATAATATATTTGTATTTAGTTCTAGTACTTCTAGTGCTAGAACAATAAATTTTGGAACATCGACAGTTAATATTACGGGGAGTGGGCAAACAATTTGGAACACCGGGACAACAACAGGATTAACTATATCGGGCACAAATCCTACTATTAACCTTACTTACTCAGGAAGTGCAGCAACTAGAACGATATCTAGTGGTCTTGTAGCAGAAGCTAATGCCATAAATGTTAATGTAACTAACGGTTCTGATACTGTAGCCATATCTACTGCAAACTATAAAACAGTAAACTTCACAGGATTTTCAGGAATTATTAGTTTAAGTAGTGCTTCTTTTTATGGGGATCTTACCCTATCTTCAACAGCAACATCAGTATCAGGAGGATTATTAACTTTTTTAGGAACATCCGTTACGCAAACAATAACATCTAACGGGTTAACTATAACTCTTGGCACAGGTATCATTATAAATTCTGCTACCACGACTGTTCAAAATTCAGGGACATTAACTATAACAGGAACTTTAACTGTAACATTGGGAACTTTAAGTGTAAATGCTAATTTATCTATAGGCTCATCAAGTGCATTTACACTTACAGCAGGAACAATTAATGTTAATAACGGGGCTAATATAACATGCGGATCGTTTGCATCATCAGTTGCTAATACGAGAACTATTAATATGGGATGGGGAACATGGACACTTACAGGTACAGGTACAATTTGGAATGTTTTAGCAACAAGTCTTACTTTCAATGCTCAGCAAAGTAGAATAGTAATGACTAACACCTCAGTCACAGCTTGCACATTTGCAGGAGGTGGATTAACCTATTATACAGTAGAACTTGCAAAAGGATCTTCCACAGCTGCAACAACTATATCCGGTAATAATACATTTGCAAACTTTATAGATAATACATCTACAGCAGCTCATACAATAACTTTTGCATCTTCAAGTACACAAAGTTTTTATAAATTTAATGTTAGAGGAAGTGCTGGAAATTTAATAACTATGAATAGACCAGCTGCACCAACTCCAATATTAGCAAAAATTGGAAAAGGAATAGTTTGTTATTGTGATTATATCACTTTAGGTGTTTTAACACCAAGTCCTGCAACAAACACCTGGTATATAGGAGCTAATAGTTCAATAGGATCAAGCACAGGATTTATAGCTACAGCTGCACCTAGTTCACAATCTCTTTTGGGAGCAGGTGGTGTTGGATAAAATTTTTTAATAGATGTCAGAAAAGATATACCTACCATGGAGTGATCCTAGAGTTTACTGGAGCGGGGGACCACCAGGAACTATAGACTTCGTTTGGAGCGAAGTTTATATTCTCGTTGAGATTGGTAATGCGGTAGGAGGTGCTGGTGGATTTATCCCTGACGAGGAGCCTTGGAAGTGGTTAGAAAACAAGGTAGATCGCAAAGTTGTTGACCAGTTCAGGAAAATCGTTATTAGAGTTAACGATCTAGAGAAAACAAAAGAGGTCAACAAAGAAATAAAGGTTACTGCTCACCATATCAAGAGCACATTAAATCAGTTTGGAATCAATGTTAATATAGAGATGAAACCTCTCAGACAGAATAGGGACGAGATTGCTGTTGATCTTTCTAGACCGTCTGGAATAGCTAAAAAGAACATCAAAGTTAGTGTTGATGTTAAATCATCTCCTTTTGAATAATTCGATATATAAAATCGATGATATATCCTCAAAATCCCCGTGTTGGACAAGTTTTTATAAACCGTGAAACCGGACAAGATGTTATCTGGGTTTGGAATGGTTATCAGTGGGATTTTACTGCTGGTAGTGGTGGAGGCGGTGCAACTGGACCAATCGGTGCAACTGGCTCAGCCGGTGCAACTGGTCCTACCGGATCCCCTGGTGTTGGGTCTATTGGCTACTATGGATCTTTTTATGACACCACCACACAAACAAATGTAAAAGGTTCTACTGGAGCGAATGTGATGACCTTTAACACCACTGCGGGGGCGAATGGGGTTTCCGTTCTAACAGCTACAGGGGGTACAGGGGCCACAGCTTCCAGAATAACCCTAGCCAATCCGGGAACATATAATATACAATTCTCCGCACAATTCGATAAAACTGATTCCGGTGATGATGTTGCAGATATCTGGCTTTCCGCAAATGGACAAAATGTTCCTTATACAAATAGTCAGATAACACTATCTGGAAATGACGCTAAAGCCATACCCGCATGGAATTTTTTCTATAGCTCCACTGGACCTAACGAATATCTAGAATTATATTGGCACAGCGATGATGCCAATATGAGGATATTAGCAAAAGTACCACAGACAGGTCCACCAGCAATTCCGGCTATTCCGTCTATTATATTAACAGTTCAACAGGTTATGTACATTCAGATTGGACCAACTGGGACAGGAGCTACTGGAGCTACTGGATCTACAGGTCCTACTGGATCTAATGGCTCTACAGGATCAACCGGAACAGCAGGTTCTACCGGGGCTACGGGAGCAACTGGATCATCGGGAGCAACTGGATCAACAGGTGCTACTGGCTCTACCGGATCAACTGGTCCTGCAGGTTCAGGAAAGTACTATGTTCAAGGAGCTTCCTCTGCGCCAACTGGTTCAACCTCTGGTGAAAGATGGTATGATCTTTCAAGCGGCGTAGAATATGTTTGGATAGATGACGGGAACAGTTCTCAATGGGTTAATCCAGTAAGTGCTGGTCCAGTTGGACCAATTGGATCTACAGGGGCAATTGGAGCCACCGGACCAAAAGGTGCCTCTGGAACCGTAGGCGGATCTGGAGCAACTGGATACTTAGCTAGATGGAAATCCTCGGTAGATTTAGATAACTCCGTAATCTATGATAATGGAATTCAAGCTGCTATAGGAACTACTGGACCTTCCAGCTTCTTTGATGTTATAGGGGGTACAGGAACTACTGGGACTTATCTTAACCCTGGATATGCTGGTCCTACTGCATATAAAGGGTTTGTTTCTAAAATACAAAACACTAGAGATACTGGCAATAATGAGGGAGTTTTATTACTGGTAAATCAGAATGGCGGAGTAGGCGGAACCTTTATAAGGGGTGTAAATAATCAATTAAATGAAATAAGATTTCAGATAGATGGACTAGGTGGATTTAACACTCTTGCGGGGGGTACTTTTGGTGGATCACTTAGAGCCAATTCCCTTTATTGGAACACTGATACTGATGGCTGGATAGGTGACGCTGGTATTGATGGAACTTTTGTGGTAAACACTAACGGCACAGAGAGACTAAGAATAAACCCATCTGGAAATGTACTTATAGGAACAACAACTGATTCTGGCTATAAATTAAATGTAAACGGTAAATTATCTGTTTCAGATACCTCAGACCCTATTAAAATAACTGGTCTTACTGGTGCAACCTCAGATGCTAAAATATTAACAATTGGCTCAAGTGGGATAGTTCACACCTATTTGTTATCGGATATATCAGCGGCATTAAGCACATTTTATAAATTTAGTTCTAACACTTATCAATCTTCTTCAGGTATAGTTGTGTATTCTTCATCGGCTATATCTTCAGCTGCTTTTTCAGCAGGTGACACCCTAAACATACAGACTTTGGTTACAACAACAACAGTTTCATCAAATACACAAGGTGTTGAAACTCTGTATTTTATCAATTCAATACCTGGAGCGACCGCCGGTGGAACCCAGATAGCTAAATATGGGGGAAACTTTGGGAATGCCTATTACCCTATGAATAGGGTTTACTGGATAGTTGGGGGCTTACTTTATGGTAGAGATTTTACAACTTCCACTGCAAATAGTCAAAATACTTCAAACAGGATAAGCTCTGTCTCAATACCAGCAACTCAATTTTATATAACGGTTCAAATTACAACTTATAACCCAGATCTAGCTTGTTTGAGTTCTTTTTTGATAACTAAAAACACTTAATTTGATAATTGAAATAAAATCACTTACAATAAAACAAATATGATATGAAAACAATTCAAGCAGTACCGGTCTGGAAAAATGGGGAAATTAAAAATGCAGAGGTTCTAAACGCTGTTGTCATAAATGACAATCTAAAAACATCTGCGTCATTTTATTATCAGTTATTAACTATGGAATTATCCTCACTAGTTGACGGTAATCTAAACATGGAAGGCCAAGCATATGTCGATTACGGAACTAATGACTACGCATGGGATTGGGTTGCTGCACAACTTAATTTAACAATTACAGGTGACTATGTTCCGCCAATGCCAACTCCAGATCCGACCCCAACGTCTGATCCAGTTCCGGATCCAACTCCAGATCCAGAGCCAATATCAGATCCTAATAATCCATAAAAAGATAGTGATAAATAAGAGATAATGCCAAATATAAATTTCCCATATCCCGCCACGGCAGGCCAAACCTACACTTATAATGGTGTAACATGGACGTATAATGGGTATGCCTGGAGCTCTACTACAAATCTCTCTCTGCAATATGTAACGGACGTGGGTAATACCACTACTAATGATTTGATCGTAAATGGAACTGGAACATTCACATCTTTAAAAAGCAATAACTTTTTATATGGAGCTGGGGACAGATATAAAATGAGTCTTGCACAGACATACACAAACATTTATAGCGAGCCGAATAGCTCAATATATTTAGGTGATGTTAATAGATATGCAAATTTTGTCTTCTATCCAAGTACTGGATCACTATTAATAACCACCAATCAGGACAGTGATAATGCTATAAATGCATCATATTCTCTCCAAATTAAAAACGGAAGCTCTGAATTATTTAATGTTGGAAAGAATGGAAGTGTCGCTATAGGTGCTACCGCTAGCTCAGCAGGAAGACTTCAGATAACTAACACCTCCGCTATGGACGGTGGCCAGTTAGGAAACGAGCTTCTATCTTCAGCAGGCTGGACTTCAACAGGATGGACACCTGTATATCCAACATTTACCCATAATACAGGTAATACCAGCGTACTGTCAAACACGGTATCAGCAACAAGTGGTAACTATTATCAAGTTGTCTGTACGATTACTAACAGAACTGCTGGAAGTATCAGGGTAGTTTTCGGTGGTGTTGATATTAACCAGGGTGATATCACCAAAACTCTATATTCAGGATTTAGAGCAACCACAAGTACTGCATTGACAGTAACTCCAACAAACAGTTTTGATGGAACCGTTTCGCTCTCCATAAAGCGGGTAACCGCAGGAACCGCTACCGTTACAATGATTGATAGCGGGGGAACATCATCTAATGAAATAAGGGCTTTTGGAGGTGCATCTGGATCTAATACCAATTTTGCAATGGGCCTTTATGCCGGGCAAAGGCTTGTCAATGGAACTTATAACACTTTTATAGGATACCAAGCTGGGGCTAACACAATTTCAACAGACGGTAATCTTGGTATAGGGTATCAAGCATTAAACAGCAACACTCTCGGAACATTAAATACTGCTATAGGTCAAAGCGCATTAAATTCTAACACCTATGGTTTTGGTAATATGGCTCTTGGGTTTGCTTCTTTAGGTTCTAATACAACAGGGAATGGTAATTTTGGTCTAGGCTATGCAACTTTTAGTAATCTAACAAGCGGAGGATCAAATATTGCAATCGGAACTAATACTGGCCGCTACGCTAGTAACGGAATAACCACTCTTACAAGTGCAGACAACAGTATACTGATAGGAACTAATGTTTATCCAGAAGCTGTGGGTCAAACGGGTCAAATAGTTATAGGCTATGGCGCAACAGGATATGGATCCTTCACAACCACTATAGGAAGTACAGGTACTATAAAAACAATACTTCGCGGAAATGTACTTATAGGAACAACTACCGACACTGGCCAGAATCTACAAGTTACTGGCACATTTAAAACAACAGGGACAAACACTTTAACGGATCTTGGAGGAACTGGAACAAGAGTAGTGGCAACTGATAATACTGGTAAACTTAGTGTAGCATATGGGTATAATTTTTCAGGAAGTATTACATCAACTGGAACAACAGCAACAGTTAATTTATTAACAATAACAATACCAGCAAATTCCTTAACAGATTATTTAAACGTACGTAGTATAATGTTTGAACAATCAGGTACAACATTAGCTGGAGTACAAGTAAAAATATGGACAGGAACTACAAATGTATTTGGAAGTGCAACACAAATCTCAAATTATTCTTTTGGTGCAGGTGGTAATTTATTTGCTCAGATTTCAAGGTCATATTCCCTCCAATCAGGTTTATTGATAGGATATCCGCAAACCACAAATAGCGCAACTGGTACTGGTGCATCCCAAGCAGCAATATTATCAATATCTTTTAATACAGCGATAACTAATTATTTGTTTATATCTTTCCAATTATCCGATGCAACAGATACTGTAACATTAAGAAACGTAAACATTACCTACTAATTTCGAAGGTGATCTCCATAATTAGCTAATGCTCTTGAAAATCATGAGGGTTTGTAATTTAATGGATCATACGGATCTGAGCAGAGATATATACACTGTGAAGAATCTTTTAAGCTTTAAAAATTACAATCCAGAGGGTGAATATAAAGTCGAGACCCGTAGGGAGTTAAATCTTGATGCTATCAGAAACACCCCAGAATACATGAAGATTATAAGACTTGGATTCAAAGATGACACTTCACATCAGCAGGAACTTAATAATACCATTAAATTCGTAAGAACAACAAAGAAGCAAAAGGAGAGAGGACATGATGATGTTTTTTACACCGTTCATCCATCGGGAACAGTTAGGAGATATAATCCTATAAGAAGTGAAGAAACTCCAGAAGGAAACGGAAATGATATTAAGAAATTTAAACCTTTTAAAACCGCTAACGATTACAGAAAAGGTCTTAGATACCTTTACGAGTACCTTATTAGAAAACAACAAAAAGGAGATTTTAGATAGCATGTGTGACTGTAATGAAAGAAAAAGTGATATTGTTTATCTTGACCACTACAAGAAGGAGGTGAGCCAGATAGATAATAAGTGGATTCTTGACAATCAAAATCGAAAACTTCTGGTTAACTCTCCGATCCATGATATATACGGAGACATTATTGGCTATGTGGCTAAGAACGAAAGTGGAAACACAATCAGGATATTCAGAAAGAATGTTAAACAAATATTAGATTAAATATGTTTTACCCATCAGGAAAAGTTCCAAACGGAAAATTAGTTATCTGTCTAGATGATTCAAGACCAGAAATAGATGCAGTAACAGAAGACTGTAACGAGGATTGCATGCTAGAGTGCATTAGAGAATGGCTTGACGAAACAGAGTGTTGCGCAGAATCTTGGCAGCTTAAAGAGTACCTTAAAGAGAAAGGACTTGACGAGGATCTTGTTAATGAAGATATGGCAGGGGGGGCAGCAGCTGGATCACCAGCTCCTGGACTTGCAACTCTAGGAAATACCCCAGGTATGGGTAACGTGCAAGCTCCTATGAATGGAGGAACTAATGCCGGATTTTATAATAACTCTCTTAATGGATCTGGTGATAAATTTCCAAGTCTCTCTGCAGGAACGCCATCAGCTAGATCTAAACAGACTAAATCTAAGATAGTTAAGAACTACCTTGATTTTATGAAGAGAAAGAGAAGAAAATAAATAATCCAATCCCTATAAAAACAAAGCCCGTGACATACGGGCTTTTTTGTTGCTCTCGTTTCGCCATTATGTCGATCATAATATGCTATTTTGTCTATAAATCCCCATTGGCAAAGAATTTGAACTATCTATTTGCCAAAGAAAAGAAATCTTTTCAAGGTAATTCAATAAAACTAAAAAATAAATTTTAAAAACAATGGCAAAAGTAATCGGAATTGATCTTGGCACAACCAACTCTTGCGTTTCCACAATGGAAGCAAACGCACCAGTAGTTATTGTGAACCAAGAAGGAAAAAGAACAACCCCAAGTATTGTGAGTTTCAAAAACGGGGAAATTAAAATTGGAGATCCAGCCAAAAGACAGGCGGTAACCAATCCAGAGAACACAATCTCATCTGTTAAGAGATTTATCGGATCTAAGTACAGCGAGGTTAAAAACGAGGCCAAAAAGATGCCTTACAAAGTGAGGAAGTCTTCTGATGGTGAAAAGGTGGTGGTTGACACCAATGGAAGATCTTATATCCCACAAGAGATCTCCGCTATGGTTTTGCAGAACCTTAAAAAGACTGCAGAAGAGTATTTAGGTGAAGAAGTTAAACAAGCTGTTATCACCGTTCCAGCTTATTTCAATGACAGTCAAAGACAAGCCACCAAGGAAGCTGGAGAAATTGCCGGATTGGAGGTTTTAAGGATCATTAACGAGCCTACAGCAGCAGCCCTAGCTTATGGTCTTGATAAAGGAGAAAAGGACTTAAAAGTGGCTGTATACGATTTAGGTGGTGGTACTTTTGATATCTCTATTCTTGAAATTGGTAATGGGGTATTTGAAGTGCTTTCAACCAATGGTGATACCCACTTAGGTGGAGATAATTTTGATGAGAAAATTATCGATTGGATAGTTGAAGCTTTCAAAGAGGAAAGTGGAATTGATGCCTCTAAAGATTCTATGGCTTACCAAAGAATCAGAGAAGCTGCAGAGAAAGCTAAAGTTGAGTTATCAGCTTCTGCTGAAACTGAAATAAACCTTCCATACTTAAGTGCTGGTGCAGAAGGTCCAAAACACTTTGTAAAGAAAATTACCAGAGCTCAGTTCGAGTCAATGTGCGATGATTTAATTCAGAAAACATTGAAACCTTGTACTAAAGCTTTAGCTGATGCTAAATTAAAAGCATCTGATATTGACGAAGTTATCCTAGTTGGTGGTTCAACAAGAATCCCCAAAGTCCAAGAGGAAGTGGAGAAGCTATTTGGCAAAAAGCCATCCAAGAATGTTAATCCCGACGAGGTAGTGGCAATGGGCGCTGCTATTCAGGGAGCGGTTTTAGCCGGAGACATTAAAGATGTCTTGCTATTAGATGTGACCCCACTTTCACTTGGTATCGAAACTATGGGTGGGGTATTCACCAAGTTGATCGAATCCAACTCAACTATCCCTTTAACCAAGAGCGAAGTTTTTAGCACAGCTTCAGATGGTCAGCCAGCCGTAGACATTCACGTTCTTCAGGGGGAAAGACCAATGGCAGCAGATAATAGAACCCTTGGTAAATTCCAGCTTACTGATATCCCACCAGCACCAAGAGGGGTTCCTAAAATCGAAGTAACCTTTGATATTGATGCTAATGGTATCATTAACGTGTCAGCTAAGGATCAAGGAACAGGAAAACAACAAAAGATCAAAATTGAATCTGGATCTAAACTTAGTGACGATGAAATCCAAAAAATGAAAGACGAGGCTAAAAACAACGAAAAGACAGATCAGGATAGATTGAAGAAAGTTAAAATTACAAACGATTCTGATTCTATGATCTTCCAGGCAGAGAAAATGGCTAAGGATCTTGACGAGAAGCTAACTGATGAGGAGAAGACAGAAATCTCTACTCAGATTGAAGAGCTTAAAAAAGTAAAGGAAGAAGGGGATGTAGAAGCCATTGAAGCTAAAATGAATGAAGTGGCTCAGAAACTTTCTGAAATCTCAAGCAGAATTTACAGCCAAGCTCAGGAAACCCCAGAACAACCTTCAGCAGATACTAATGTTGAAGATGTCGTTTTCGAAGAATCTGAGTCTAAATAAGAACCAAATTCTAAATTTACAATAAAGCCGGGTAACCCCGGCTTTTTTTGTTCCGAGATTTTACCATATCTTTACCGCCTAAATTGAAAAATTGAAAAGAGAAATTCTTATACAAGAGGAGTATTTAGACGATCCTTGGAAAATGCTGGTTTGTTGTGTCCTTCTGAATCAAACAAATAACAAACAGGTAAGGCCGATTTTAAGCTCCGTATTTAGACTTATTCCAAATCCCGAATCAGCTATAACGTGTAACCCAGAAAGCTTGGCAGCGGTCATAAAAACAACCGGATTTCAAAATGTAAAAGCCTCCCGGATAATTAACCTTAGCCGGAAATGGCTAGAAGGATTTGATGATATAAAGGATCTCCCAGGAATTGGACAGTATGGGAAGGATTCTTGGGAGATCTTTATTAATAAGGATTTATCAATTCAAACTCGCGACAAGAAGCTATTTGCTTACCTCAGCTTTTTTAAGTAGATAAGCTCTCTCCAATCTAGTCATTCCTATTCCAGCTCCAAATCTAGGGAAGAATTCAAATGATAAAAATTCCTCTAATTCCTTTTCAACTCTCTCTTTCCCAAATAATTCGAATAGCTTAGCACAATAATTTCCATTCTCTATAGTGTAGAACATTTCCCTCATTTTATTAACGTCACAGCTACGTTCTGCACTTCCTATGGTTTCCTGTCCATATAGGATAACGTCTATTTTGTTGAATACCCCATTTGCTAGGTGTTTCATATTCCAAAATGGATTTGTTCTAATTGGAAAATTCTGTAGTGATACAACAGATCCAATTTCATTCCACATTTTAGTTTCGTGCTCAGCCTCAAGAATAGACGTATCATACTCCTGGCATAACCTTTCATAGTCAACAGCATTTGGTTTATCAAATCCTAAGTGAACTAATAGCTCCCTCTCTAAGTTATCCAGATCAATTATATTACCCTTACTTTCAAATTCAAACATAGGAAAGATTAGGTCATGTCTTCCTTGAATTGGATTTTTTTCCTGTCTGTATGAAGTTGTTAAACAAAATACACCAGGCCATTCCGGATTCTTTAGAAGCTCATACTCTAGCCACATTTGTCCAGTTTGGGGTAAAGGCCAAACCTCACCTTGATAGTTGAAGGTAGCTATAGAATGTGGATTCTCGCATGCCGCCAGGATTGATAAACGTGATTGCGTTGGTACTTCTTTGTAACCTTTTGCTAGAAAGAACTCCCTCATTTTCTGCACTAGTTCGTTGTAGATTTCTGTGTTTTTCATTTTTTGTTTTTTTTTTATTTTAAGTTGGATTTAAACCTCAAAAAAAATCCCTTCTAAAAGAAGGGAAATTAAAATAATATAGGAAATAGAAATGTTCTATTTATTGCTTTCTTGTGCGTTCGATTTTGTGATTTGCTATACATCTCTATTTTTATGATTTTAGTATATATTCCAGCTTGGGATTACAACCACTCTTTTGTTAACATCTTTCACCTTCTTCTTAGGTGCGATTAACTGTACAAATTCTTCAAATAGTTTTATTCTTCTCACGCTTCGTCAATTATTTTTAAGCATACGTCCTCAACAAATTCTTTCATGTCTATCACATCAATCGTATCTACAGAATCTGTCATTTTGTGACAATTAAATAACATGCTATAGTCAAGATAATCCCCGTCTTTATTGATTATCGGTGTTTCTTTATTTGTTATTGGTAGTGGATTTATTACTGTTGAATCTATACCATACTTTTTAAAGATAACAGAGTCATTGAATGGAACTTTAACTATAGGGCATTCAAATCTGTTTGCTATCCATTGGGTAAGATTAGTTCCCATTGCTCCAACAAAGAAGTTTGTACCTCCTCTGCCTGTCAGTTCTAGGTTTAGAATCCATTTACATTTGAATTCTCCTCCCTTTATTCTTTGAGACAATCTATCTGAACCTATTCCACCAACCTCTTCGCCATCTAAAATAACCACATTCACGTTGGGTCTTTTTTTCTTAATAGCTAGAGCGTTTATAACTGAGCAAGAATTATCGTTAGCGTTATCAGAGTTTGGATTCACTATATCGTGGTGAGCAACCACAAATTTATCAGAGCTTCCGGTAAGCATAATGTTAAAGAAATTATTTCTCTCCTTAACCACCTGTCCCACTATATCTTTTAATTCCTCTGTATATTTGTCAACAATGTCACCGTACTCATCACCAAGCATGTCCATCATATCAGGCTCTATGAATTTTGGATCCTCGTCTACCCCCTTGTCACTTAGAAAATCTTCGGCTTCTTTGCTAAATTCAAAATATAGACTTCTAACCGCTTTAACCTTCTCTGGATCAAGATCCGTTTTTGTTCTAAGAATTTCAGGTGCGTCCATAATTAAATAATCAAAAACTTCCTCATCAGTTCCCCAAATGTCCAATTCTGCACTAAGCCCCATTTCTTTACATAAATCAAGAATATATTGAACTCTGGGGGTAGGATCAACCCCATTTTTGTAGCAGACCCCTTTATTTTTAACTTTACAGAATTCGTATATTTTATGGTACATTACTTTTCTTTTTTAGAAGATTTTGTTTGGAATGAATCTTTAAGGTATCTTGTAATATCAGATCCAGATCTTTTTTTGCCTTTTAAGAATTTATTGAATTCCTCTGACTTACCCTCTTTATCCAAAAAATCGTGGAAATAATTTGCCTCATACATTGCATCAACAATTTCTGGCATACTTGGGTTTGCTGGGGTGTAATTCCTAGAATTTACCCTTACTTCAGTACTTTGTGCCGGAACATCAACGCTTCCTGGAGAGTCTAACCATTCATTTAAGAAGTCTGTGAAATTTTTTGCCATATTCTAATAAAAATCTTATAGGTTATATATCTAATCCCGGAACTTAACCCGTGATAACCATTATAACAATCAAACATCCTTAGAATGATCGTAGACATAGAGAATCAAGGCAAATCTTTAAAAGTTTCACATTTCACCAAAGACGGAGATCTAGCATTCATAACAGTACCTATCCCAGAATCAGAAAGATTTGTTTGGGAGAAGTGCACCCCCAGTAATTCGTCTAAAGATAGAGAGTGGAAAACTTGGACGGGTGAACCTGTGAAGAAAGTGAAAACTGAAAGATATGACAAATATAGAATAGCTCAGATTTTAGAGGAAGCCCCAAAAGAACTAACCGCTCCACTTTGGGAATTCCAAACACCTAAAAAATATTTTGTCGATATTGAGGTTGAGATTACAGAGGAGATGGCAGCAGCTTTGGATACTGCTAATGCAAAGAATAGGATCCTATCTATAGGTATTGCAACAGATAAATGCAAGCTTATCCTTTTAGGACTAGACCCTTTGACCCCTGAACAGCAAGCAAGCATCTACAAGAAGCTCAACACATACTTCGAAAAAACTGGTGATGAGTGGTCATTTAAATATAAACAATTCGAAACTGAGTATGATCTAGTTTACACGTTTTTTAAAGATCTGGGTCCTAAAATGCCTTTAATTACTGGATGGAACTGGTTAGGATATGACTGGCCTTATTTGCTAAACAGAGCTAAAAAATTAGGCATAGATCCAAAAATCATTTCACCCGGAGGATATCTTCTAGGAAAGGAACAGCTACCCGCGCATCTACTAATGGTCGATTACCTGGAGATCTATAAAAAATGGGACAGAGTTATTAAAATCAAAGAAAGTAACCGATTAGATTATGTTGCAAATAAAGCTATAGGTCTTAAAAAAATAGAATACAACGGAACACTTAGAGATCTTTACCAATCCAATTTTGAAGATTTCATTTACTATAACGCAGTTGACTGTGCTCTTGTTCACTATATCGATCAAAAGCTCAAAACCATGCAGACCTTCTTCAAGATAGCTCAAATCGCAGGTGTGGAGATAAATAGATCCCTTTCTCCAGTTTGGTCAACAGAGATCATGATGTTGAGAAAATTCTTAGAACGAAAGCAGATTTTCGTTCAAGAAAAAAAGGATGAGGTTCATGTTAAATTTGCAGGTGGATATGTAAAAGAGCCAATAACCGGACTTCATGAATGGATTGCTTGTTATGACTTTGCTTCGCTCTATCCCAATACCATGGTTCAATGGGGCATTTCTCCAGAGTCATATAAAGGTAAGGATCCGGTTAACCCTAAAGAGGAATGGACACGAACAGCCTCGGGTGCTTATTTTGGATCAGACGAGGAAAATCCTATTATCAGAACAATAATCAAGGATCTCTACTCGAAAAGGAGAAAAACAAAAGATCGAATGCTTGCCCTTCAGATCGAAATAGATCAGTTACAAAGAAGTATAGAAAATAAATAATTAATAAATAGGGCCCTCCAAATGCTTTTGATATATAAAAAGAGCCCACTAAAAAACAACAAATATGGCAAACAAAGACAATTCTTGCGCAAATCTATTGATTGAAGACCTTTGGTCTGATGCTACAGAAGCTTCGACTTTAGGTGAAAAGATTGATACCCTAGGGGATATTCTTAATCTACAAGCAGAAACTCAGAAGAACGTTTACGGTTACGACTTCGAGAACATGAGTCTTAGAGAAGTTATGAACTTCTGGCACATGAACGAGCACGCTTTAATAGATGAAATCTATGAGGCTACTGATGCACTGGGAGGCATCAAAGATGGTAACGGAAATGCTATCTGGAAGAAATGGAAATCTGCATACTCCAGCTACGATTCTTTGAAATTCTCGGATCTTTCTGAGACTGATAAGATTGAGTGTAAATTTGAAATTGTTGATATGTTGCATTTCTTTATGAACTATGCAGCATCAATTGGAATGACCTCACAGGAAATGTATAATATGTACATGAGCAAGAATGAAGAAAATAGAAACCGTCAAAAAAATAACTACTAAAATTTTTAAATCGAAATGTCAGAAAATTTATACCCACTACCAGAACCAATTTTAAAAGATAACCCAAATCGTTTTGTTATATTTCCTATAGAGCATCACGACATTTGGAAAATGTACAAACAGCAAGAAGCTTGTATTTGGACAGCAGAAGAGATTGACCTAGCTCAAGATCTAAATGACTGGAGAAACAAGCTTAATGACGACGAAAGACATTTCGTTAAGAATGTTCTAGCTTTCTTTGCTGCTTCAGATGGAATTGTAAATGAGAATCTAGCAGAGAATTTTGTATCTGAAGTACAGTACACAGAAGCTAAATTTTTCTATGGATTTCAGATCATGATGGAGAATATTCACTCGGAAACATATTCACTTCTAATTGACACATATATTCAGGATCCTGCAGAGAAGGACAGACTTTTCAGAGCTATTGAAACCATCGATGCGGTTAAGAAAAAAGCAGAATGGGCATTAAAGTGGATAGATTCCCCAAATTTCCAAGAAAGACTAATTGCATTTGCTGCAGTTGAAGGTATATTCTTTAGTGGATCTTTCTGTTCAATCTTTTGGCTGAAGAAAAGAGGACTTATGCCGGGTTTAACTTTCTCTAATGAGCTGATCTCAAGAGACGAAGGAATGCACTGCGATTTTGCTGTAATGCTACATAACAACCACTTGGCTAACAGAGTTCCTGAACACAAGATCAAGGAGATTATCATGAGTGCCTTAGAAATAGAGAAAGAGTTTATTACAGAGTCTCTTCCTGTTAAATTGATAGGTATGAATTCAGATCTAATGAAACAATATCTCGAATTTGTTGCCGATAGACTTCTAGTTGATTTGGGATGCTCTAAGGTTTACAATTCAGAAAATCCTTTTGACTTCATGGTCAATATTGCTCTACAAGGAAAAGTTAATTTCTTCGAAAAAAGAAACCCAGACTACCAGAAATCTGGAGTTATGAACTCGAATCATAATGACGGGTTCGTAATGGATGAGGATTTCTAAGAATCAAAAATAAATTTTAAAAATAACCATAAGGTAAAATGCAAGTAGTAAAGAGAGATGGCTCTAGAGAGCCCGTTAAGTTTGAAAAAATTTCCAATAGGATTAGAAGAATGACATATGATCTGAATACAGATTATATTGATTCGACTGAAATAGCACAGAAAGTTATTGCTGGAATATATGATGGGATTACTACAGAGGAGCTAGACAATCTAGCAGCTGAGACAGCGGCTTCGCTGATTCCTAAACATCCTGGTCATTCCATTCTGGCTTCAAGGATAGCAGTTTCTAGACTTCACAAAACAAATAAGAAGAAATTTTCGGAAACCATTAAAGATCTTTATGAGTATATCGATCCAGAGACTAATCAACCAGCAGGTTTGATTAATGACGAGACCTATAATTCAGTAATAAAGCACAAGCAAAAATTTGATGGTGCTATTATTCATGAGAGAGATTTTAATTTTGAATACTTTGGGTTCAAAACATTAGAGAAGAGTTATCTTCTAAAAATGAATGGTAAACCAGCGGAGAACCCACAACACATGTATATGAGAGTGGCTGTGGGAATTTGGGGTGATGATGTAAAAAATGCTATTAAAACTTATGAGCTTTTATCTAATCATCAGATGACTCATGCAACACCCACATTATTCAACGCTGGAACTAAAAAACCCCAATTATCTTCTTGTTTCTTGTTAATGATGTCTGATGATTCAATTTCAGGAATTTATAAAACTTTATCTGATGTTGCTACCATTTCACAGAATGCTGGGGGTATAGGTTTAGCTATTCATAATGTTAGAAGTACCGGATCTTATATAAAAGGAACAAATGGAACATCTAATGGAATAGTTCCTATGTTAAAAGTCTTCAATGAAACTGCAAGATACGTTGATCAAGGCGGGGGAAAGAGAAAAGGATCTTTTGCAATCTACCTTGAACCTTGGCATTCTGATATAGAAGATTACCTAGATTTAAGAAAGAATACAGGTAAAGAGGAATTAAGAGCCAGAGATCTTTTCTTGGCTTTATGGGTTCCTGATTTATTTATGAAAAGAGTTAAGGAAGATTCTGATTGGTCTTTATTCTCACCGTCTGATGCAGAAGGTCTTTGGGAAAAGTATGGCGAAGAATTCGAGAAAGCATACGAAGGATTTGAAGCTTCAGGGAAAGCTAGAAAAGTTATAAAAGCAAGAGATCTTTGGAGCAAGATTTTGGAATCACAGGTTGAAACTGGAACTCCTTATATGCTTTACAAAGATGCTGCTAATAGAAAATCAAATCAGAAGAATTTAGGAACAATTAAAAGTTCAAATCTGTGCACTGAGATTTTAGAGTACACAGATAAAGATGAGCAAGCAGTATGTAATCTAGCCTCTATTCCTGTTAATAAATTTTTGAAATCTACTGATGCAAGAACTTCCAAAATAATTAGAGGAAAATGTGAAGTTGATCATAAGTCTCTTTATGATGTTGCTTATCAAACAGCAATAAATCTAAATCGTGTAATTGACGTAAACTACTATCCAACACCAGAAACTAAAAAATCAAACTTTAGACACAGACCAATTGGAATAGGGATTCAAGGTTTAGCAGATCTGTTTGCAATGATGCGTCTTCCATTCACTTCTCCGGAAGCAAGAAAGGTTAACGAGGATGTTTTCGAAACCATCTACTTTGCATCTATGACTGCTTCAATGGATTTAGCTAAAAGGGATGGAGCATATGAAACCTTCCCTGGATCACCTTTAAGTCAAGGTCAATTCCAATTCAACCTTTGGGGATTTGAAGATAATCAATTATCAGGAAGATGGGACTGGGATAAATTAAGAAAAGATGTTATGAAGAACGGTGTTAGAAATTCACTACTTCTTGCTCCAATGCCAACAGCATCAACAGCTCAGATCATGGGCAACAATGAGGCTTTTGAACCATTTACTTCAAATCTCTACACAAGAAGAACACTTAGTGGGGAATTTATATTGATAAACAAACACTTGGTTGCTGATCTTATCTCTCTGGGTCTTTGGAATGAGGATATTAAGAATTTAATTATACTTCATAAAGGATCAGTTCAAAAGATTCCACAAATTCCAGAAAATATCAGAGAAGTCTACAAAACAGTTTGGGAGATTAAACAGAAGGATATAATTGAAATGTCAGCCGATAGAGGTAAATTTATTTGCCAATCGCAATCACTAAATTTATTCATTGAGGGAGTGAATTCAGCTAAATTGACATCTGCGCACTTCTATGCATGGGAGCTTGGACTTAAAACAGGCATGTACTACTTGAGAACTAAATCTGCTGTAGATGCTATGGCAGGTCTAGGGATAGATATGGAGAAAACAAAAAAGGCACTTAGACTTTCTGAGGAAAAGAAAGAAATTACACCAGTAAGTGAGGCAAAGGTAGAATTGGAAGGAATGACCAGTGAGGAGTTAAGTAAAGCTGCGGAAGAGGTTGCTTCAGGCATAATGTGTAGTCTAGATAATCCAGATGATTGTGTACTATGTAGCTCATAAATAAAATACTAAAAATGGCAAAGATTAAAAAGCTTTCAGAATTTGAAATTAACGAATCTTCGGATCAGGGTGAAATAATGATCGTCCTTGGAGCTCCTGGTTCAGGTAAGGGAACTTTATCGAAAGAATTAAAAAAGACCTACGGATTTTCACACATCTCAACGGGTGATATTATCAGAAACTCCGACGATCCGGAATTAAAGAAAATTATCGAAGGTGGGAATTTAATTCCTGACGATATGATGGTTAAAATACTTAGAAAAGAACTTAAATCTCTAGACGTTTCTAAAGGAATTATTCTCGACGGATTTCCAAGAACAATTAAACAAGCTAGAAGATTAGACACAATGTTAGGCAGAATGGGATTGGGTCTGAATCATGCTTTTTATCTGGATCTGCCAAATGAGATAGCAAAGGATAGAATTAAGGCTAGAGCTAAAGAGGAGAACAGAAAAGATGATTCTAGTGACGAGATAGTAAATCAAAGATTCAAAGAATATGAGGAGAAAACTTTACCTCTAGTTGACTTCTATGAAAAGTGCAGAAAGTTGGTTAAGGTAGAGGCAGAGAGCGGTAAAGATGAAGTTCTAGCTGCTGTTGTTAAAAAACTTGGATTAAAGAAATCTTAATAGAATGAATAGTGCGGCTGACGATTTTGTAAATAGTTTGAAGAGTAAAATTTTAGATTCCAAAATTCATGAGGAGTTTAAAAAGAATATCCTTAAAGATTGCGTTGATTATCTAGTTTCAGTTTTTAAAAATACAGATTTAAATCTGAGATCAATTAGCCAATTTGAGAGTAGAGATTTTTGCTTCTTGCTAGATGTATTATGTTCTAACAATCCCCACGAATCAATAAAGAATTGTTTATCCCTTAATGAGATAAAATACAAGTCAAAAGAATTAACAGAAAGCAAATTTGCGGTTTGGGTAGATCTTGAAAACAGATTGGTTAGTTCAGGAAACCCACATAATATTTTTTTCATCGACGTTTATTCAAAGAAGGACAATCTTTATAAACTTAGGATCTCCACGCTAGAATCACCTATTAAGTACTATTTATTAGATAAAAGCTATCACGAATTCTCATTCTGGGTTTTTGATGATGAATTTGATGCCTATAAAATTTCACTAAGGGGAAAGGATCGTAACAAGAAAAAACAGAATATTGACACGGAGGATGGGAAATACCAGATCCATGTTCATCTTAACGATATAGGGGAAATGATTTTTTTTGAATTAAATAAAAAAAAGAGAAAGAAAAACAAACAATAGCTGTATAACACTTAAAAGTAATATAAAATGAGCAAAAAGAATCAAAAGAAATCTATCCCAATGGGTATTCCTAAGCCTATTGTAAAGATGCAGGAATTGAAGCAAACAATTGAGCTTTGCTTGGTTATGATAGTTAAGGATGAGGAGGACACTATCGAAAAATGTCTTTCAGCAGTTGCTCCGTATATTTCATATTGGGTAATTGTCGACACCGGATCTAAGGATAAGACCAAAGAGGTTATTAATTCAACAATGGAAAAACTTGGAATTCCTGGTGAACTTCACGAGCGTCCATGGGTAAATTTCGAAGTTAACAGAACAGAGAGTCTTGAGTTGGCTAAGGGTAAATGTGATTACAGATGGATTATAGATGCCGATGACACTTTCATTGCAGAAATGCCAGGAAGAAATCCTTTTGCTGGTTTGGATAAGACCCCAGATGCTTACCAGATCATGTACAGATTAGGGGCTCTTCAATACCATCGTGTTCAGGTAGTTAGATCTGATGTTGATTGGTGTTATAAAGGGGTTCTTCATGAATATCTACATACAGATAAGCAAAACCTAATCCAGGGCACAATTCCGCATTCTCACGTTATTGCGGACATCTCGCCTCTTAAGAGAGCATCGAGTCTTCAAGAGAAATACTCTAATGACGCTAAAATTCTAGAAGAGGCTTTAGAAAAAGAACCCGATAATGCCAGATACGTTTTCTATCTAGCTCAAAGTTATAGAGATTCTGAGCAATATGAGAAGTCGATAGAAGCTTATGTTAAAAGAGCTGAGATGGGTGGCTGGGAAGAAGAAGTCTACTATTCGATGTACATGGAGGCTAAAATAAAGGAGAGATTAAACTATCCAATCGATGAGGTTGTTAATCTTTACTCAAAGGCATGGGAATACAGACCATCGAGATTGGAGTGTGCATTCCACGTTATGAGAAAGTTAAGAGAACAGAAAAGATTCTTGATCGCTTTTGCCTATGGAGACGTAGCTATTAAAACTAGAGGAACATCAGATATTCTTTTCGTTGAACCTGAGATCTGGCAATGGAGACTTCTTGATGAGTACTCATTGGCTGCACATTATATTGGAAACCCAGAGATTGCTTTAGAAAAAACTACTGCCATCGTTAAATCTGAATTTTTCAACGGTATTCCAGATTTTGAAAGGGATAGGCTTAAAAAGAACCTAGAATTCTATCAAGCTGCAGCTAAAGAGAAAGCTAAACAAGTGGAGCAAGCCAAAAAAGCTCAGAATCCAGCGATATATAATGGAAAAAGATAATTAGCATGAAACACCTTCTGGAATTTGAATCATATGAATCTAGCTTAAACGAAGCCAAAGTGCCAGTTTACAACGAAGCACATTACAGAGGCCATGATTCAAAGCCTGAAATGAGTGTGCCTACTGAAGATCTAACCGAAATTATCAACATTTTCTTAGGATCTCAGGCTAGTGGCGAGATTGAAATGGTTGTTGTTGAGACTATATTACCTAGTCAAGGTAAAAATGCTCCAGAGTATATTAAAAGAGAAGCGGAAAGAGAAAGAGAAAGAATGGCTAAAAGAAAATATGCCATCTATGGAAGCAGAACAGAAAGAGACGACAGACCAGAAGATGATTATACGGATGCTATCAATATTTTCACCGACGTAGAATTTGTAGTGACTGGGGTTGGCCAAAAAGACGGAGCTGAATGCGTTTTCGCCATCCCCAGATCATTTTATATTAAAACTAAGAGACAACCTGAACTAGCTTCTGATTACACTATCTGCATTCTACCAGAGCAGATAGAACAGGTTACTTACGTTCCTACCAAATAGGAATCCCTATTTTTCTTTAATTTTATTTTTTCTTCGAGAAATTTTCTTACATTTGCTTTGTATAACTAAAGCACAGTGATTTATGTGGTCATTGATCCTGTGTTTAATAAACCATAAAGATGAAAGGTAAATTACATAAAACTAAAAACGGCTGGACAGTTCAATATGAGGATTACCTGAGGGTATTCCCATTTCCACAAACCGTTTCAAAAGAGATTCCGTTACATCCTTATTTAGAACCAAACTATGAACTCGGTAGAGATATGGATGGTGAAGAAGTAGAATTTGAGATAGAAGATTTTTGGGAAACTGGATTGGAAGAGCCCATTAGAGTTGCCAACACTGACATTCAAATAGATGAAACTGGTTATCCCCTTATAGATGGAACTTTAAAAATTTGCAATGAAATTATTGAGAAGAGGGAATTAAAAGAGAAATACGATCTGGCGGAAAGCTTATGGGAAGGATGCGATGGATGTGATGAGAGCGATAAGAACTTCTGGATGAAAGGATTCGTTTCTGGACTAAATTATTATGATGCACAGATTCCTGACGAATATATAAAAAAGGCTGCCTCGGAATATTCTTCTAGTTTCATGAATAAAGGGGTTGCAGAAACGAGCTTTATCAGAGCATGTTATTGGTGTCAAGAGTACCTTAAAAAATAGAATGATAAAAAATGAGAAAATTAAAGTTTATACTAAACGATCTAAAATTTTTCAAGGCTTTATTTAGCCCATTTAAGCCTTTCGGGTTAAAATTCTACGCGGGGAAGATTGCTATTGGTACTCCTTACTTCTTTCCAAGAAGATGGAGAAAGCTCAATGAAGATGAGGTTAGAGAAAAGGCTCAGGGAATGTTAGACAAGCAAATAAAAGCTGTGGCTGTTAATCCCAACGTTCCCCAGTTAACACTCGATCAATGGATTGAGAAATCTAGAGGCTTTATGAAAGCAGTTCCAAAAAAAGTGGGATTTGACTTTGTTAGATTAGGATGGAAAACTAAATGGAGTGATAATGACTTTAGATTTGAATGGTCTCCCTTAATCTCATTTGTATTTTTTAAATGGCAAGTAGCAGTAACGGTTAATGCACCTGAACCCCATTATTGGGAATGCTGGTTGTACTATGAATATGCTACAGACAAAACTAAATCAAGAAAAGAAAGAGTGGCTCAATGCAGAGAAGAGTTTCCTCAAACTTGGACTGCCCACCGTGGTGATGAAAGTGAAGAGACCATTGACTACTACAATCTTGTGATTAAACCAAAATATTTAACACCTAAAAAATAAAAGATGATAAACAACTTCGATCTAATTAGACCACTCCTGGATTTCTCAGATTCGGACACCTATTATTTTCTTGAAATCCTGAAGAGGAGAAAGGATAATCCTGGGCTTGCTAAAGATATGGTTGTTATTGATGACCTTTTTATTTATAACCTAGCACACTTTGATGCCATAATGGATTCTATTATCCAAACGTGTGATACTAATAATGCAAGAGCTTACTTCAGAATAAACAAAAGAAGTGCAAAGAAGACAGCATTTCAAATGCTAAAGCGAGTAACTGATATTATTATGTCTGAAGATTACAAGGCGGTTAGATTTGCCTTTAGCTCGGTCTCAGGTGAGTTTCATGGTGACGATGATAAGAAGTGGATTGTTGACATTGACTGGAAAGACTTCGAAGGACGTAAAGCATTTTTAGGAGTTATGCATCAAAGGATAAAGGATCTTCAGGAAGAGACCGGCAGAGAACCTATGATGGAAATGATTCCAACCAAGAATGGTTATCATTTAATTACGAGACCGTTTAACATTCAAAGAATGACCCAGTTTCTTGCAGACAACAAAGCAAAAGTGGACATCCATAAAGATAATCCTACTATTTTATACATGCCTTAAAAAATTAAAAATGCAAAATGTAAACAGCTGCTGCTATGTAGCAAAAATAGATGTAATTGAAAACATTCCGGGTGCAGATAAAATAGAACAAGCCCGCATCGGTGGATGGAATTGCATCATACAGAAGGGGGAATATAATGTTGGGGATTTGGTTGTTGTTGCAACCACCGATGCGGTTATACCCCAAGATTTATCCGATGATATGAACGTAACCAACTATCTCCGCAGGGGACAGAGGGTTAAAACGGTAAAGTTAAGAGGTGTGTATAGTGAGTGTTTGATAATACCTTTAAAGTTTATTTCTTATAAAGGAACCCCTAACGAATATTACGAGGGTAGAGATATGATGAAGGAGTTAAACATCTTCAAGTATGAACCCCCGGTTAAACAAATAACCCTTGGTTCAGGTAGAAAAATAAGATATCAAGATAATCCAAATTTCCTTGTGTATTACAAGTTTCCTAATATGAAGAATGTTACTGGAATGTTCACTGAGGAAGATCTGGTTCAAATTACTAGAAAGATACATGGTACAAACGCAAGATATGGTATAGTAAGAAAAACAAAATTGTCTCTATTAGACAAGATAAAGCTAGCACTTGCAAGAAAGATAAAGCCTGATTGGAAATGGTCTGAATATGAGTTTGTTGTTGGTTCGCATAATGTTGAGAAGGGATCAGACTCACAAGGATTCTACGATACGAATGTATGGTATGAGATTGCTGACAAATACAAGATCAAAGAGAAATTATGGAAGTTTGTTAAGGAGAAAATGTCGGATGAAGTAGGTTCGGGAGTTGTTTTATATGGCGAAATTTACGGTAAAGGAATTCAGAAAGGATATGATTACGGGTTAGATGATATTAAATTTTGTGGATTTGATGTTATGTGGGACGGAGAATATTTATCAACTCTTCTTGCAAAGATGGTTATAGAAAATGATTTGGAACTATCTCATGCGGATATACTTTATGTTGGTAAGTGGTCACAAGAGATTCAAGACAAGTTTGTATTTAATAACTTTATAAATGGGACAAAAGTACCACACGAGGGTGTTGTAGTGAAGCATGTACACGGTGTACGTAATAAGATTGCCAAGGTGATCAATCCAGATTATCTAATCTACGGAGAGAAACATGATATTGGAGATTCCCACTAATTTTTTTACCCCGAGAAATCTCCCTACATTTGCAAAGATTAAAAAGAAGTTTTTATGTTAAATATAAAGTTGGAGCCTGGACAAAAGTTATTCTTCACCTCTGATACTCATTATAATCATAAGAATATATGTAGAGGAGTAACTAACTGGAGACGTCAGGATGGCTCTATTCCAATCGATCAGACTAGGGACTTTCAGAATCTAGAGCATATGAATTCTGTTATTGTTGATAATATCAACAAGACAGTAGGCCAAGATGATATACTGATTCATTTGGGTGATTGGTCATTTGGTGGATTTGATTCAATCAAAGAATTTAGAGATAGAATTATCTGTAAGAACATACATTTAATTCTCGGAAATCACGATCACCATATCGAAAATAACAGAGGAGATGTTCAGAGCTTATTTTCAAGCGTAAGTCAATACACCATATTATCTGTTGAGATTGAAAATAAGATGGCTGCTAAATCGAAATTCGAGTTTGTATTAATGCACTATCCTCTTACTAGCTGGCATGATATGAGCAAAGGCAGATTTCATTTATTTGGTCACGTACATTTACCTGCCAATAAGAAACTGATGGGGGGTAGATCAATGGATGTTGGATGTGATGGTAACAATTTAACTCCTTATCCTTTAGGTGAGGTGGTTAGAATGCTATCTGGGCGTCCAGTTCAAGCAAACGTTTTACCATTCGATCATCATGAAGAAAGATTAAAAGGAGAACAATAAAATGAAAACACTAATACTATTAAGAGGATTACCGGGTGCAGGTAAATCAACACTAGCCAAAGCAATAGAAGGCACACATCTTGAAGCAGATATGTACTTCATGGAGAATGGAACTTATCACTTTGATCCTGCTGGGCTAAAAGACGCTCACGAATGGTGTCTACACAGCACCGAAACTGCGATGAGAAGAGGCGAGGACAAGATTGTTGTCTCTAATACATTCACCCAAGAGTGGGAGATGGAAAACTATATTAAACTTGGGGGGAAGTATAATTTCAGGGTACATTCCATCATAGTAGAGAATAGACACGAAGGAGTAAATGTTCACGGATGTCCAGACGATAAGATAGAACAAATGAAAAATAGATTTCAAATAAAGTTATGATAACAGCAAAAGAAAAAGCACAAGAATTATACAGAGACTCATATACTAGATGGTGCTATGAGCTATCGCACGAGAAGAATGTATTAACAGCTAAATCTATATGCAAGTACGTTTGCGATAATGTACTAAGTTATATGGGTGCAGATAGAGGTTACGAGTTCTGGTCTGAAGTAAGGAATATAATTATAACATCTTCTCATGAAGATCTTTACAACAAATCAAAAAATCAAGAAGATGAAGGGAAAATTGCATAAAACAGAAACAGGATGGGTGGTAGTTGAAGACCCATTTTATGATTTTACAGGAATGCCATGTGTAGGTGGAACGTATCCAATACACCCGGACTACGTAAAGGTTTATCTCTTAGATGAAGATGCCGAGGATGGTGAAGTGGAGTTTGAGATAAAATACTATTGGACAGATGAAATGCAGCAACCAATAGAGGTTGCTAAACTCGTTAGAAGCAATACAAAACAGATACTCACAGAGATAATGGGGGAAGATTCTAAAGATGCTCCAAAAGAAGATAGTGATTATCCTACAACAACAACGGACTTAATAGATGGTGCAATATGGTCATTACCTTTTGATGAAAGAATTAAATGTTGGGATTTAATAGAAAAGTTAGTAGAAGAAGAAAAAAAATCTCTATACACAGAAGAGCAAGTTAGATTGGCAATCAGAAAATCTCGCGTAACTAATACGGAAAATGTTATGGGAAATGGATTGAAGCTACACGCATACACAGATGATGAAATTGTAGAATTAATTTCAGAACCTAAAAAAGATTAATTATGATAGTTATTTTAGGAATGATTGGAATAATAATATTTATAGGTCTTATGAGTATATCTTATAACTTAATAGAAATTAATAAAACATTAGAAAAAATAAAAGATAAACTATGACACAAAAAAAAGACATAAACTATTGGAAGAATAATTGTGAAGAAGATTATATGACTACACCTATTAGTGTGTTAAGATATATTTCTGAACTTGAAAAACTTGTTACATATCCCAAACAAGAAATATCAGATGAAGAAATAGAGAAAGGTGCAAAAGAAATTCATATAAAAGAAATGTGTGAGTTTGCAGAATTTGTAGCTACTTATCCTGATAAAAACAAAAATGTAAATGGTGATATGTTACATGCTAAATCAAAGTATGATGGAGCTGAGAGAACGATAGATTTATTAAATATATTTAAAAAAAATAAAAATAAGGGCTAAAAAAAGATTAATTATGAAAACATTTGGACTATTCCTAATTGTATGGTTAGCATCTATTCTTATATCATTTAATGTATGGAAAGGTGCTACAATAGAAGAAATGCTTAAAATGTTATTAGCTACACAAATAGCTTATATAATGTATAAATTAACTAAAGAAGAATTAAAAGACTAAACTTATGACATCAGTAACTTGGCTATTAGAAGAACTTAAAAAGGTTCATCATCCTACAGAAGCAATGATTATATATGCTAATAAATTACACAAGCAAGAAATAGTAAATGCTTTTAGTGCAGGTGCAGAAGATGGGTTTGATGGATTGGGTGATTCAGATGTAGAATTGTATTATGAAACATTGGCTAATGGTAAAGATTGGTCGAAAGTTACACTTAAAATGAGAGATTTGTTTAAACAAAATACAACAAATGAAGATTGGGAAAACAGTAGTGGATTTTATCAAAAAACTAAAAAAGATTAATTATGAAAGGAATATTAACTAAAACAGAAAAGGGATGGGTGGTAAACTATAACTATTCTATTAATAAGAATGATTGGGAAACACTTCCCTTACACCCTGACTTTATAGAACTAATGGATACTTGCTTCACTTCTAAATTTACACAAGATGTAGAGTTTGAGATAGTTAATATAGTTTCTAATAAAAATACTTTATCTGATGATGATAATGTGTTGATGGGAATTTATGCCAAACTAATTAAATCTGGCCATATTTCTGACATCAGCAAAATGGTAGAACTTCCCCAACAAGAAACTCTATATACAGAGGAACAAGTTAGGGATGCAATAAATATGGCAGATAAATATGGTTATTTACTTGTTTCTGAAAAAACAGAAATCATCCAATCACTTAAACAACCTAAAAAAGATTAATTATGAATTACAATTTACAAGGAGAAACAATCAAACTAAATACATTAGTATCACCTCCAGAATATGTGGGAGGATATAGAATAGGTAAATCAACCACTGGATATATTCAATTCAATTTAACATATAAACCAAATTGGTTCCATAGACAATTTATGAGAATATTATTGGGTTGGTATTGGTTTGATCAAAAATAAAAAAGTTATGACATCAATACAATGGTTTGTTACTCAACTTTATAAAAACTTTGAAATTAAAGGGGATGTTTTTATAATGGATGAATTAGTTGAACAAGCTAAAGAAATGCACAAGCAAGAGATAATTAATACTTGGTATAATGGATATATCAATCAATCTCCAATGGTTGATGAAGAAAATTGTGGAGAACAATTCTATAAAGAAACATTTAAAAAAGATTAACTGTGGCAATAGATTTAAAAAAATTAGAAGAAAAAATTGATAAAGCTTTATCTGAAGAAACCGATGAATCTTTAAGTAATTGGCTAGAAAATAAAAGAAAAATGAAAACTGTAGTAATAGGAGATGTTCACGGTAGATCAGTTTGGAAATTGATCTATGAATTAGAGAAGCCCGATAGAATGATATTCATAGGAGATTATTTTGATTCGTTTGACATATCAGGAAATGATCAGCTTAATAACTTTCAGGATATACTTAAATTCAAAGAGAGCGGGATATGTGAGGTCATTCTTTTAATAGGGAATCACGATCACCACTATTTTCCTGAAGTTGGCGATACAGGAACAAGTGGATACCAACACTTATTAGCTCCATCTATAAGTTACATAATAGGTGAAAATAAAAAACACCTCCAAATGGCATACCAGATGGGACAGTTCCTATTCACACACGCAGGGGTGAGCAGTGACTTTATGGATAGTGCTTTTGGAAAGGATGTATGGAAGACCGAAACTTTAGCTACGGACCTAAACGAACTTCATAGATATAAACCAAAATCTTTTACGTTTGGTGCTTACTGTGACCAAACTAGAATTACCGATCCTTACGGAGATGATATACGGCAATCCCCTATTTGGATTAGGCCTAGATCTTTGATGAAGGCTAACAGAGACACACTGAGGAAAGATGTTATCCAGATCGTTGGTCACACACAGGTTGAAAGAGTTGATAAGAAGGGAGGGGCTACTGGTGGAAGATATTGGTTTATAGACTGCTTAGGCACTAGTGGGGAATATCTTATTATCAATGACGAAGAAATATCATTCGGAAAAATCTAATTAGCATGCAAAAAGAATTTATCCCTTACGAACAAGCATTAGCTCTTAAAGAACTTGGGTTTGGTGAACAATGTTTTGCCTGGTATAACATAAATGTGGAATTGTTATCAGATGTCATTATTGGTTATGAAGACAAAGATTTTTTTTATACCCCACAAGACATGGATAAAATAGGAGAATGTATTGCACCAACATTCTCACAAGCATTTAGGTGGTTTAGAGAACACTATTTGTTATTTTCGTCGATAAATGCTGACCAAACGATGGAGCCAAAGTTCTGTTACTCTATATCTAGATATGAGTCAACTCAGTTTTTTGAAGGCTGGGAGAATATAGTTTACAACTCTGATTTATACTATACCTATGAAGAAGCAGAGCTTGCTTGTCTAAAGAAACTTATTGAAATATTAAAAAATCAATAATGGAAAAAGAATTCATTTCTTACGAACAAGCCTTACAACTTAAAGAACTCGGCTTTGATGAACCTTGTATGGCTGCTTATGTGCTAGGTCAGTTTTACTTTAAAGGTGATAATTTTGTTTATGGCTCAAAAGATATTCCGAATATTAATGCACCGATTTACCAACAAGCCTTTAGATGGTTTAGAGAGAATTGTGGTATGATCTCATATGTAAAGCTCTATGCCGGTGACACTTACGACTACGTTATAAGGTACCCAGACCTTCGTATAGAGCATTTTAGCCATGGTGCATTCAAGAATTATGATGATGCCACTATAGCTTGTTTAAACCGCCTAATAGACACCGCAAATAGGGAGAGAAGATATATAGAATAAATTAAAAAACTAAATGGAAACGCGTCTATTATCCTTTTCTGAGTTTGATCCCCTTTATGAATCTGAAGAATTCCTATTGGAGGGAAGCAAGATGGCAATTGTAGCTAAACCTAAAGATCTATTAGTTGATCCCAACACTTATAAAATCCCAGGAGGGCCAAAATCTGTTTTCGATGTGTTTGATCTATTGGGAGCAGGTAAGATAAAAGAGGATGTTATAAAGGGACAGGGTTTACCGAAACCTAAAATATACGAGAACCCAAATTTCTACGATCTCTTTCAAGCCGGAATGGTTATTACCTTAAAACCAAAAGGCAGCGCAAATTTTCCATATGTTGTACTAATTCCTAAGGCTGGGGTAAAAACAAAAATAGAAGCACTAAAAAAAGAAGGACTTCTTAATGGTGGATTTAGCTTTTTAGAGCATGCAGCTGCTGCCGACGGAAAGGCTTTGGTTTACACGTTATCCGGAGCTTGGGTAGTTCAGAAAGAGGTAGCGAAAATGATGCTTCAAGCAGCAACTATTATTAGTGGATTCTCGGGGTCTTCTAATTCTTCGACTATTTCAGTAGAGCCTAATACAATTTATGCGGTAGCACAGATTGGGAAATGGATCACAACAAAAGGCATAAGCATATGGAAAACACCCAAGGTTAAAAATGATATAGACGTCGTTAAAAATTTCGTAAAGTTAACTGCCACCTCAGTTAAGGATTCAGGATCTATTAAATTAAAAAAAGAGTGCATAACATCACTTTTTTGGAATCACCTTAAATCTGGATTGGAATTAAAGCTTTTAATCGGTGTGTCTGCACTTTTCCCTTTATATGGTGTTTATAGGATATTCAAATGGGCAAAAAAACCAGACCCTAAAAACACTGGAGAAATAAAGAGTTCTATAATAGAAAAAATAGGAATTAAAGGATTAAGTGAGATCAAAAGTAAATATGAAATAGGCAAGAAAGAAATCGTTAAAAGGGCAGATCAGATTAAAAAAGACCTAGATTCTTATCTCTCCACTATTCAGGAACAAAAAACACCATTAGATAAAGGGATCATAGAAAGGACAAAGGAGAAATGGAAAGGAATTAAAAGATCTTACGAAAATGCTAAGTTTTGGTTTGGACTAGCCTGGAAGCTTGCTAAATTTATAGCGAAGGATCCGGAAGAAGAGAAGGTTAAGAATAACAGAAAGACCAAAAAGATCAAAAAGAAATAGTATAAATCCGGGTAACCCCGGATTTTTTATTGGAATCTTTTTTGGTGTCTCAGATATAAAATAAAAAAGAAGCGATGACAAATAAGGTTAATAAGTCAATAGAGGTACTTACGGACTTTGAGCACATTATTAAAAGACCAACAATCTATGTTGGTAGTGTTAAGAAAACTGAGGAGATGGTTCCTATAGTTGAGGATGGTGTGATAAAGGGATTTATGAAAGAACATTCTGTTGGAATGTACAAGCTGTTTGATGAGGTGTTTTCAAATTGTGTAGACGAAGCTAAAAGAATGTCTTCCGCGATGAAGGAAATTGTAGTTGAGATCAGCACCAAGACAAATACTGTAACTATATCAGATACCGGTGACGGATTTACTAATGGATCTTCTATTAATAAGAAGAGTGGATTAAGTAATATCGAGACTGCAGTATCTATGCTTAGAGCAGGATCTAATTTCGATAATGACAATATTAGTGAATCTATTGTTGGTACTAATGGTATGGGTGTGAGCTTGGTGAATGCTCTCTCTGAGAAATTTGACATTTCAACAGCTAATGAGACTGAGGTTTATTATCAATGTTGGAATAGGTTCAAAGCATCGACACCACAGATTTCTAAAAGATTAAAATCAACACCCAAAGGAACTGCGGTTAGTTTTATTCCTCGAGCTGATGTTTTTGATAACATGCAATGGGATTACAAAACAATCAGAACCTACCTTCTCCTTAGAAAGAAAGTTTTGGAGACGGAGAAAAAAACATGCAACCTAAAGGTGAAGATGGTTTGGGACAGCAAGTCGGAATATATTGTTGATGAGTTAAAACCAAATTGGTCTGCTGACACACCAATTGGGGAAATTATGATATGGGAAAAGAAGGGTGATTCTTCTTCGTTCTCCTTTGTTAATAGCGCACTGTGTACCGGAATTCATCAAAAGATAATCCTAGATAGAATTAACGCAAAGCTCGAAGATTCTTTGGGACACCATTTTTATGACACGTTGATTATTCTAAATCTTCCTCCGGGTATGGTCAGATTTGGAGATCAGAACAAAACTAAATTTGTTTCAAAGAGGGAAGAGGTTGAGCCAACTATTGCAAAAAATTTCGATTCGATTCTGGAAAAGTTCTTTAAAAGTGAGACCTTTAAAAAAATAAAGAAACTCGTAGACGATCGTAAGAAAGAGTCAGAACTTAAAAAAATAAGAAAGGATAAGAAGTCAATTAGAATTAGACACTCCAACAAATACTTTCCTCCAACTTCTTCAAAGGCAGAAAATCTATTTATCGTGGAAGGACTAAGTGCTATGGGATCTATCCTACAAAAAAGAGATCCTAGGAAGGACGGTGTTTATGCTCTGAAAGGTAAAATAAAAAATGCTAGAACTCTGTCAGACCTGGCAGAGAATAAAGAGATCTTAGAACTTATGCAAATTCTAAATTTAGATCCAGAGGGTCAAGATCTAATTTGTCCATTCGAAAGAATTGTTATATCAACAGATCAGGATCCAGATGGTGCACATATTACATCGCTCCTGATTAATCTTTTCTATATTTGGTTTCCTTGGACTGTTAAACAGGGAAGGGTTCAATTCTTAGAAACACCTCTTGTTACCACCGGGGACAAATCTAAAAAGTATTACTACTCATTAGAAGAGTTTAAAAAGAATGCAGGTAAATCAGATAAGACAAATGTTAGGTATCTAAAAGGACTAGGATCTTTATCCCTGGATGATTGGGATCATGTCATGAAGAATAAAAGAATCATAACAGTTATAGAGGACAAGAAAACTAAATACCATTTGGAAATGGCCTTCGGTAAATCATCAGAGGAAAGAAAGAAATGGCTTAATAGAGAGGTTTAATTTTTTAATCCCGAGAGGTTCTTTTATATTTACATTATGAATAGAAGATATGGTTACTGCTGTATAAATTTATCTCTCTCCAAAGAGAAAGTGTCAACTAATCGTGGAATGGTCAGAAAAACTTTTGATCAAAAAGGACTCGATTACGTTTCAGATCTTGCCTTGCTTAATGTCAAGGATCTCAAAAGAATAATTCAATGGAATTCAGATAACGGAATCAGAATGTATAGAATGTCATCTGATATATTTCCTTGGTGCTCTGAATATGAAATACCAGATCTTAAAGATTTTGCAGAGATCCACTCAATCCTAAAGGAGGCTGGTGATTTAGCTAAATCAACAGATCAAAGAATCACTTTCCACCCTTCACCTTATGGTGTTTTAGCTTCAGATCGTCCTGATGTTGTTACAAAGGCTATCAAAGAAATATCACAGCATGGTGAAATAATGGACTTAATGGGCTTGGATAGAACCCACTTCTACCCAATCAACATTCACGTCAACACAACAAAGCCAACCAAGGAGGAAGCTGCTCAAAGATTCTGCGATAATTTTCATCTTCTTTCAGATAGTGCCAAATCTAGACTTGTTTTAGAAGTGGATGACAAAAAGTCACAGTATAATGCCCAAGATCTTTTTGATCTAGTTCACAGTAAAATAGGAATTCCTTTAACTTTCGATTATCTCCACAACAAATGCAACCCACATCCGGATTTAACCGAGGAGCAAGCCTTAAAACTTTGCTTATCTACGTGGAAAAACGGGATTCCTGCTATAACACACTACTCAGACTCCCGAAAAATATTTGAAGATGAATCGGTTAAGGAGGTTGCACACTCAGATTGGATCTGGGAAACCCCTGAAACTTATGGCATGGTTTTTGATATAGAATTTGAGGTGAAGCAGAAAGATTTAGCACTTTTAAGATACATAAATTCTAAAAAAATAATATAACAAATGGAAGACATCACATTAAATCAATTCGAAGAAACCCTACTAACAGAAGGTAGCAACAATGACATTAAGTATAGCATCGACAGGGATCTAGAAGGTGCAGTTAGATATGACTTTTTACAAGAGACCTATGGTAAGGATAGAGTTGATGAGGTTCTAAGAGATAACGGTAAAGGATTTTTAGAACTTGGAGACACTGAATACTACGCATTGATATTGGAAACACTGTCAACAATCTAAGTAAGTATTAAAAAAATCACTAAACGAAATTGAACAGACATAATTTTTTTCATCCTAACGGAGGTCAAGAACATCCACAGTTTAATCTGCTCAAATCCCATATAGAAAGAGCAGTTCAGGATCTATTCTTAGAATCCCTAAGAACACAGTCTCCTGAACTTCTTTATGTTTTTTCTACCGAGGAACAAATAGACGCATTCATTAAAAGAATCCTATCATACTGGGAGGAATTAGAGAAATATGAAATTTGTCAGGAAGTGGTAAAAATTTCCAAGGAGTTTAAAGAGAAATGGTCAAACCGGGATATGTCAGAAACCTCTGTTGGGCTGATTAGAGTAAGAGATCTTTTTAGGACAAAAGAATAAAAATTAAAATGATGAAAGATTACTATTCCATACTAGGGGTCAATAAAGGATCTTCCCCTGAAGAAATAAAGAAAGCTTACAGAAATTTAGCTAAAGAGTATCACCCAGACAAAAACGCAAACAATCCTTCTGCGGAAGCAAAGTTTAAAGAGATATCTGAGGCTTATGAAACTTTATCAGATCCGGATAAAAAAACTAAATACGATAACCCTAATCCGTTCGGTGGATCTTTTGGTGGAGGATTCGGTGGATTTGATCCGTTTGGAGGATTCCAAGATCTTTTCGGTGGTGCTAGAAATCAGGGAAAGCAAATCAATAAGGGAAAGAATATCAACACAATGGTCACTCTCACTTTAGAGGAGATGATGACTGGGGCTAATAAGAAAATAAGGATCTGGAGGAGAGTACCGTGTACACCATGTAGTGGAAGCGGAGCAGAAAAAGGGGAAATGCTACCTTGTACGAATTGCGGAGGATCTGGCAGAATAGCCAAAAAGATCATGCATCCATTTGGAGAAATGGTAACTCAGGAAACGTGTAGACCTTGCCAAGGACAGGGGAGTACAGCTAAAAAAGTTTGTGGAGCCTGTCAGGGATCTGGGACTGAGAGAAAAATGGAGGAGCTTGATATAAATATACCAAAGGGATCCGTCTCAGGTGTATCTTTTTTAATGGCAGGAAAGGGTGATTGGACTAAAGCACCATGTAACCCTGGTGATCTTGTTATTGGTGTTGAAGAGTATGCTCATATTACATATAAAAGAGATGGACTGAATTTAATTTGCGAAAAGGAAATAACCTTTAAAGAGGCTTGCCTTGGAACAGAAGTTGAATTTGATAATTTGAAAGGGTCTTCATTCAGAATAAAGGTTCCAGCAGGAACCAGTCCAGGTAAAATATTCAGATTGCAAGGAAAGGGTATTCCTGAATTTAGTGGATTTGGGCAGGGAGACATTATGGTAAAAATCAATTTGAAAATACCAACTGAATTAACAAAAGAGCAAGAGAAAGCTTTAGAAATTTTTTAATATATGACACAGATAAATCTAATATTTCTATTTTTTGGCTGGTGTGTTACCAGCATCTTAGTCAACGGATCTATTTTTGATAAGTTCAGAAACTATCTGATTGTTACTTCCCCTTTCTTCGGAAAACTTTTCTCTTGTGTTATGTGTCTTAGCGTCTGGATAGGTGCAGCATTATTTTGGCCTCTGTTATATAACGGGTATGCGAGCTACGTATTTCAAGAGCCAATCCCTCATTGGTTTAGCTATTTAATGTTTCCATTCTTACAAAGTGGTGTCTCTGTTATTATAGAATCTGTTATTATCTTTTTTGTAAAAGGAGCATCCAAGAAGAACTTTTAGTTAATTTTTTCATAGAACTTTTAAAATCAAATAATGGCT